ATACAAAAAAAGTTAGAAGAAAAATTTAACGATGATTATCTCGACTATTTCTTGACAGTACAAGATTGGTCAGAAGAAGACCAGAAATCTTTCTGCATAACGGGCGGCTCTTTCGTAAGAAAGTATCACGATTTGCCAGAAAAAGATTTAGACGTGTTCATCAGCGATGCAAACGCCTATAAAGAATTGACTAGTTGCTTTGAAAAGCATTATCAGTTTATCCAAAAGAATAAAAGTTGCAAACAGTTTACTACAAATTCAAATCTGAAAATAGAACTCATCTATAGACCTAAAGAAATAGATAAAGTGATAGACACTTTTGATTTTACGGTAGTGAGACTCGGCGCTCAAATAGATTCTGATGGTTTTAAGATACAAGAGTATTCAAATACCGCCTTAGAAGACATACACAATAAAACTGTAAGATTTACAGGAAAGTTATTATTTTCTGGTAAAAACTATGCCAATAATACCTTAACAAGATTTATGAAATATAAAAATATGAATTTTAATATTGCGCATAATACATTTGAAGACATTGCCGAAAAGATTCATAAATTATTTAATGAATCTGACATTGATGGCGAAGAGATAGGACAAGAATCGTTTTATAACGATGAAGGGGAGCCGGTGAAGACACCAGCTACGACACTAAGAGATATGTTATTAAGAAATAATAATGACGAAGGAATTGATTTCTAATGTATAAAAATAATGAACCGTTTTTGATTGACATGGACCGGAATAGTTGCGGACATCTTACCATATTGGTTTGGTAAATACAATTCTTTATCGGGCGAATTAATTGATTGGAATATCTTTCCACAATGGGAAGTAGAATCCCTAGTCAAAGATTCAGCTCTTCTTCAGTGGATTTTAGAGAAACCAGACTTCTTTTATCATTTAGAGCCATTGCCAGACGTGGTTGAATACTTTCAAAAATTGTTAGACGAAGACTACCAATTGGTTTTTTTAACGCAGCTTCCAAGAAATAGTGAATTTGCGGCTAGAGACAAAAGAAACTGGGTTAAAAAATATTTTCCTAAATTCGATACAAGAAATATGATTTTTACTCATAGAAAAGAACTTGTAAGAGGTGCGTTGCTTTTGGATGATAATCCTACTCATTTAATAAACTGGAAAGCTATGAACCCAGACAAAAGAACTATAACAATTGACTACAGTTATAATAGAGAACAAACAGTTGATTATAGGCTAAACAAACAAACCGCATGGAAAGATTTTTATAATTATATCAAGCAAACTACATAGTTATATATTAGATGGATTTATATGGGAACAACAAGAGAAAGAGACATTGTAGTCAAAAACCTTCTTAAAACGGTCTTAAATCGTTCGTACTCGTCCATCCCTATCCTCGGTATGTCTGCAAGAGATTTGCGGTCTAAAGTCCAATTACGTGCTTTTGAGATACAAAGAAACTGACATATTCCTATACGAACCAAGATTTGAACTAAAAAATGGACAAATTAGCTTTTATTCGTATGCATCTATTAGAAAATTCTATAAATTTAATAAAGAAGAGAGCTATGAAATCTTTTCGTATCTAGTATTATCAAATCTTTTGAGATATTTCAACAATCCAGATAATGATAAGACATTTGTTGAGCAAGGGGCGATGAGTTAGTGCAGAAACGCGAACGTCAAGAAGTAATTTTCAGAGTATCTAAAACGGACTACGCCAAAGCAAAACTGAAATTGATTGAAGAGCATTTAACTCTTCAAAAATTAATGGAAGTATTGTTTAGTGAGTGGCTTAAAGATAATAAGTCAATTAAAGAATGTATAAAGCCATATGCAAATGCAGTATATGACAAAAAGAGAAAAGAGCTTGACCCTCTTGAACTTGATGAAATCAGAAGATTACTAGATGAAGAAATTTCGCCATTAAGAGACCAGACTATACGAAGCATAGTCAAGGAGCATTTAAATGAAGAATAAATTTTATGTATTTTTTATAGATGATGTGAATTTACAACATCAATTAGATAGTTTAACTGAGTCCCTTCAAGAAGGCGAAGAAGTAGCAACTATAGAAACAAGAATGAATAAGTTAATTGTACTGACAAAAATATATCCAAAAAATCAAATTAAAAATCTCTTGCTTGAAGAGAGAAAAAAGTAGTATGTTGGACGCATACATCATACAGAAGATATTGGACGATAAAAAGAAAAAAGAACAAGAGCAAGACGATAATAGACCTAGAGTATATATTGACGTATTTGATATACCTTTAGAAGAGAGAATTAAAGAAACAAACTTAGACGAAGAATCAAAAGTAATAGTAATTCAATTATAGGAGAAATTAATGGTAGAAAAAGACGATACGAAGAAAACATTAGACACGCAACCAGCACCAAAATCAAATAACTATGATTGTATTTGGGATTTGGTAATGGGAGATATGCAATCTCGTGATAAGTTGGGTCTTCAAAAGTATAAAACTCGTCTTCAGCCATTTAATGGAAGAAATTCTGTAAAAGACGCTTATGAAGAAGCGCTAGATTTAGTCGTTTATTTAAAACAGCTTCAATTTGAAAAAGATACCTTGCTTGACCTGTTAAAAAAGTTTTCAAAGCCCCCAGCTTCTTTAACTCAGGCCGAAGAAAATTCTTATGAAGCGTACACTATGCTGCACGAACTTGGCGAGCTTTAGTCTTGGCTTGACTTTTTAGAGAGCGTCGTGTATGATTTGCTGGTATGCAATTATCACGATATGTCATAAGAAATATAACATCGTCACAATTAAGAGATATAGCTGACAACTGCAATAGGGCCGCTTTCTCCGTAAGTCCTGCATCGCAAGATGTTTGGGATGTTATTGTCTGTCTAAAGCCAGATGAATTTATTAGATTTAAACAGTTAGGTTTTATTTTATTAAAAACGATAGGATAAAAGAAAGAGGATAAATGTTATTAAATGCCAAGATTGACCCATCAATAAAGATTAGAAAAATTGAAGAATTAATTAGCATTCCTAAAAAAATCACAGTAAATAATTTTAATGAGAAGGCGGCGTTTGATTTTCAAAAAGAATTTGAAGAAGCTAATGCAACCGAACAAGAAATCATCCCTATCATTATAGATTCTTATGGCGGCACATGTTATGCGTTGCTTTCTATGATAGACACTCTAAAATCTTCCAAAAAGAAAATTGCTACCATTGTTATAGGTAAAGCAATGTCTTGCGGTTCGTTTTTGTTGGCGTGCGGCGACGAAGGTTTAAGATTTGCTGCGCCTAATTCAACTATTATGGTTCATGACGTTTCAACTAGTATGGTTGGAAAAACAGAAGAAATAAAGTCTGGTGCTGTAGAAGCTGAAAGATTAAGCAATCTGTTATTTTCAATGATGGCAAAAAATTGCGCCAAAGATGATAAGTATTTCTTTAATTTACTAGACGAACATAAACACGCAGATATCTATTTAACGCCAGAACAAGCAAAAAAGCACAATATAATTAATCACATAAGAGTTCCTGAATTTTCCGTAGAAATTCAGTCTAAAATTAAATTCTTTTAAGAAGTCTACTTGACTTTCATATTAATTTCTGGTAGTCTGATGTACTTATGAACAAACATCTTGTATGTATGGTGGGTCTGCCAGGCTGTGGCAAAACGACGCGCGCCCTAAGAGATTTTCCTGATTATACTCGCATCAGCCAAGATGAACAAGGCGCTCATCATTTTAATCTTTTTAAACAAGCAATAGATAAGTCGCAAAATGTTATTGTCGATAGGTGCAATCACACCAAAGACCAACGCTCTAAATATCTAGATTATGCAAAAGCTAGTGGTTATAAAACAACCTTATTAGTTATGCAGGGTTCTTCTATTGATGATTTGATTAGGGCCATTGGTAGAAGAGAAGACCATCCTACAATTAAAAAAGATGCAGATAACATTCTTGATATCTTGGCAACCTTTAAGCTTCAATATCAAAGACCAAGAAACAATGAAGCTGATGAAGTTTGGTTTAATGGATTAGATAAAATCTTTTGTTTAGATATGGTTGAAGATTGCGAATGGTCACGCGTATTTGTCGTTGGTGACCTTCATGGCATGTACGACGAATTAACTGAACTTCTAAAGAAGGCCGGCTACAAAGAAAGTGAAGACGTTTTATTATTTGCTGGAGATTTAATTGATAGAGGGCCAAAGATAGCTCATTGCATTGATTACAAAGGCAAATACGGAACAGATTCAAGCCTTTCAGTAATGGGTAACCATGATTATAAATTTTTAAGATATCTTCTTGGAAGAAATGTCAATACCAAATCTATCAAAGAAACGATAGAACAAACTAAACATTTAAATCAAGAAGTTCTTAAGAAATACTTTTTAAGTATGCCTTTTATGATTAGATTTAGAGATGACTCATATATTTGTCATGCTGGCGTTGATGCTAGATACGGTATTCAAAATCAATCTAAAGATGCTCTTATGTACACTAGAGAACTTACAATGAATGGTAGTACACGCCCATGGTATAAATTTTGGGAAGAATATGACAGAAAAGAAGAGATATTTTTTGGACATGAAGTATTAGATAAAATAGATGTTGCTAAGAATTGTTATGCAATGGATGGCGGCGCATGTTTTGGTTTAGAGCTAAGAGTCGCTGTCTGTAATACTGACGGAACAAAAGAATTTTATACGCAAAAAGCAACAAGAACTTATGCCGACCACCATCTTGAAAAAGAAGCAGATAAGAAAGAATCAAAAGCCAATATGTTAGAAAAATACGAAGAAAAAGTTAAACTGAAGCTTCTTAATAAAAAAGAATATAAAAACTTAGTTCTATACAACTATAGCCCTAAATGCGTTTATGAAAAGGCATGGGACGAAACTACAAGAAAAGCCAGAGGTATTGTCTTTGATAAAGACACTGGCGAATTAGTTGGTTGGTCTTTTGATAAATTTTTCAATGTTAATGAAATGGAAGAGACTCAGGTCTGTAATCTTCCTCTTAAAGATGGCTATGATGTCTATGAAAAAGTTGATGGCTCATTAGTAAATCTATATTATAATGATACTCAGCCTGAATGGATATTTTCTACGCGTGGCTCATTTGAAAGCGAACAAGCAAAGAAAGCAAAAGCAATTCTTGCAAAGACTTTTGAAGATTATAACGCTAAAGAAGCTGATAAAGACTTTCACTTAAATGAAGATGATATCTGCAAAGATTATTCATATTCTTTTGAGGTTATTTATCCAAGTAATAGAATGAACGATGGCGCTAGACTTGTAATAGATTATGGAAATGTTGAATGTCTAGTTGGATTAGCAATATACAATAAACACGACAAAGTAAAATTACCATACAACGAAGCAAAGCAAGAATTTGAAAGATTGGGTTTTCGCGCGGCGAAAAAATTTGAAAAGACTCTGGAAGAAGTCATTCAACTTCAAAAGACTCTGGATTGTCAACACGAAGGTTTTGTTCTTGTATTTACAAATGGTCTTATGGTTAAATTTAAGACCGAAGAGTATATTAGAATGAACAAGATTCTCAATTCCATCAATCTCAAGTCAGTTTGGGAAGTTATGGAGAATGGACTAGTTCCTGAAAAATATATGATGAGTATTCCCGAAGAAATTCGAGAAGAAGTGGAAGGCTTCAAGAAAGAACTTGAATTAGCGCACACAAGAGTATATATTGATGCCGTCGATGAACAAAAACATCAATTGCCTCCTGTTAAAGCCGGAGAAGAGTACAATAAGACCGTAGGATTATTTTTGCGTGATAATGCCTACAAATTCAGACATTTTAGACTTATTTTTCCGTTTTTAAATAAACAAGAAGATGTCGTACATAAATTAATTAAAGATATAATTAAACCAAAGATGGGTGAATAAATGAAAAAATTAGATTGGTTTGAATTTACGTATAATGTTCGTAGGTGGTTTGGGAGAACGCAACCATTTAAAGCAATTAAAGAGGCCCATTGGTGGATTAAATATCGTACTACTCATAAGTATAATGAAATTAAAGTTACTAGTCTTAAACCGGGCTATTACGACGCAGACCATGTATTGACTCATGCCATCTTTGATTTATTGGTGCAATTTATTGAATTTGAGCAAGCCTGGCAATATTTTTGTTGTAACAAAGAAGAGCTTGCAAAAGTTCCATGGTATATGACAGAAATTCAATACTGCAAAAAGCACGGCAGAGAGTTAGGTTTAGAAGCTCTTGAAAAAGATATTGAATTAAGAATGGATTTGGATGATAATGGTTGCCAAACCCAAGGCGACTTGCAAATTAATCATGAAATGACTCAAGGTTGGTGTTCCAAAGAAATGAAAGAAGTATATCTCTGGTATAAAGATATATATTTGAAACATGACCAAGAAAAAAGATTTTGGGCAATACACAATAGAAAAATATCAATTGCAGAAAGATTGGCTTTAGAAAAATTTTATACAGACGAAGAAACTGAAATGCTTATTAGAGTAATTAAAGTTAGACAGGCGCTATGGACTTAATATGAAAACATCTTATGAATGGGCCTGCGAAGCGATAGAGGCTTCAAAAGATAAAGTTTCGAGTGTTACGAACGTTATTAATGAAGTGCGCGAAGAGATGCGCCAAGAATTAGAAGATTGTCTCGCTGATACAGCAGACAGCATGAAACGTAAAGAACAAGACGTTATGTGTATTGCGATTATGATTGTTCGCGAATGGAATAAAACAAAATGAAACTATCAAAAGAGTGGGCTGAAGAAATATATGATGCATTTGAGGCCATTTGGCTCAACGATGATATACCTGAAGAAAAATATTCATTATTAAATAATATTGATACTTTAACTCAAGGCATTAAAGACGTTCGCAAAGAATTAATTGAAGAATTAATTAAAGCACTAGAAGAAAAAATTGACAATACTTTTTGTGAAGAAGGATATGAAAGTGCCTTTGGGCGCGGCCATGAAAAAGGCTTGCTTTCCGCTAAAGAAATTATAGAAGCGCGCTTACCAAAATAGTTGACAAAAATAATGCACTGTGTTATAATTATAGATGCGGGTATATGTTAGTGGTAGACGGAAAAACTTCCGATTTTTTTGCGGGCGTTCGATTCGCCCTACCCGCTCCAAAAAATATACGAATCTTAAGGAGATTTTAAATGAGAACAAAGAAAGTAGCAAAAAGAAGAGTAGTAAGAGCGCCACCTGTCAAAAAGGCAAAAAAGCCAGCAATTACAAAGAATTACCTTATGATGGTACTTGATGAGAGTTCGTCAATGGAAACTATTCGTGACCAGGCAATTAGCGCCTTTAATGAACAAGTTAAGGCCGTCAAAGCCACTTCGGGCAAAATCGAAGTAGTAGTTGACTTGGTAAAGTTTTCCTCAGAAGTGTCAGTTGTATTTCAAAATGAAAAGCTAGATACTGTCAAGGATTTGGATAGAAATACATATACGCCAAATTCAATGACTGCAATGTATGATGGTGTTGGCAAGGCAATTGAATTATTGAAGGCTAGACCTGACATTAATGACCCAGGCGTAACCGTATTGATGTTAATTATATCAGACGGTGCAGAGAATTGTTCTAGAGCGTGGTCTTCCGCGAGAGTAGCAGACGAACTGAGGGCTTTACAGGCAACCGGAAAGGCAACTGTAACTTACGCCGGAGCAAATCAAGATTTGGCCCACATTTCTCAAACTCTTAATATTCCATATGGAAATACTTCAGTATTCGTAGCGTCTGCGGCTGGTATGAGTGCAAATAACGTATTAAGAGCGCAATCCACTTCGCAATTATACGCCAATTATACTTTGGGTGAAACCTCGGTCCAAAGTTTTTATACCCCTCCAAAATCATAGTTCTTGACTTTCGCTGTAGTTTTTGCTATGGTAATCATATAATAAGGTGAAAAAATGAAAAAGATATTATCTGCATTTGTATTGATGTTGAGTTGCGCTACAGTTAGACAACCTGTTAAAGTAGTTGCTTTGACTGACTGTTTTAATGATGGACAATTGGCAAAAGCCAAAGCTTGCGCAATTAGTAATTGTGGTACAATAGAAGACCGCTGCACTAGATTGACTTGTGTTGTTGCGTGTATTGATGCAACGCTAAAATCAATTCCTGGGTGCGAAAAGTTCATTCCAAAAGAACCAATAGAGTGTCAGTAGATAGAAAATGCATATGTGATGAGCATACTAAATGCTTAAAGCATAGAGCAGAGCAAGACGCAAACTTAGCAAAAAATATGCAAATCCTAAAAGAATTTAGCGATTGGCTAAATGAATTTCTTAAAGAAAGCGAAAATCGTGAACGCTAAAAAAGAATCTCGCAAACAACGAAATCAACGCCTCCGCAAAGCTTCCAAAACATGGGAAGACTTTATTAAAAATACCAAAGAAGGTCAAGATATGTATAAGGCTGCTCAAGAAATGGGCCAAATACAACTAGATTATGTTTTTGAGAAAAAAGTATGATACAAAATATTTTATGCTTCTTTGAATTTCATAATTTTCATCCATGGAGCAGTAATCAGGATAGAAAAGTTCAATCAAATATTAGTGGGGAAATCTTTGATGCAATTATTCAAGATAGATATTGTAAAAATTGCAATAAGTATAAATGGAGAAGAATATGATTGACTGGAAAAAGATTTTAACCAATAGTTGGATGAATAACGCTGATGTATTGGCCCAAATAGGACATTCCCTTGCCGGCTACGCTCTGATGCTCACGGTAGCATACTTCAGTAATACAAGCTTTTTATGGCTTGGTATATTTGCTAGTGCTTTAACTACTTATGCGGCAATTAAAGAGTTTTGGTACGATGCTAACTATGAAATTCCAAAACAAACCAATTTAGATAATATTACAGATTTTAGTTTTTATTGTGTTGGACTTGTAGTAGGATTTGGCGTAGCAATGATTAAGTTAATAAAATGAAAACTAAATGGACTACAGAAAAGCCTACCGAACCAGGCTGGTACTATGTGTATTATAATCATAAAGGTTGGCCTCCTAAAATAGAAATATTTGAAGTAGAATCTACAGGCTATCCTAAACCTTATGATTTATGTATTGGAAAAGGACAGAATGGCGAAATGTGCATCAAAGATACAGATGCTTATACGCATTGGTCTAAAATAGAATTACCGGAGCCACCAAAATGAAAGAACATATTCAAGGTAAGGCAGTTTTTACATATTATAAAAATGGCAATCTGTATTATCTTACGGAGAGCGGACTATTATTTCCTGTGCCAATCGCAGATACCAATGAAGCGACTTTTATGGCAGTTGATAAGGGAATATTTTTTATGCGCTGGATTAGAAAACATTTAGAAATGTTAGAAAAGGCAAAAAACGAGTGAAGTATATAGTAATCGATTGCGAAATGGCGCAACCAAGCAAAGCGCTAATACAATTAGCAGGCGTGTGCATTGATTTAACGTCAGAAAAGACACTTGCTGTATTTGACCAATTTGCAAATCCAAATGAACCATTGACTGAGTTTATTACTGAATTGACTGGCATTAAACAACATGAAGTAGATGGCGCTCAACAATGTTCAGAAGTATTGACTAATTTTTGGAAATGGACTGATGACATGGGTTGTAAGAATATTTGCTCATGGGGTACTGACCATTTTTACATAATCGAAGAGTCAAAAAAAAATCAAGTTAGATATCCAGACAAAATGAGATTTCTTAACTTGAAGGAAATGGCAACTCTTCTAAGAACTGCATTTTCTCAATCTAAGCAGACAGGTGGTCTTAAAAAGACTATGGAATTGTTTGATATTAAGTTCGAAGGTAGAGCACATAATGCATTGATAGACGCGCAAAATACTGCGTCTCTTATGTTGTTTTTTAGGAACTCTTTTAAAAAGTTCTTAAAGATTGAAGAGGTGATGAAATGAATATGTTAATAATTGGCGATATCGCTGGACAGTATGTTTCTTTAATGAAACTTATTGCTAAGTGCCCCAAGGTCGATTTAATATTGGCCGTGGGTGACCTTTGTGATAGAGGTCCAGATTCCGCTCGCGTTATTGAATATTTCATGAAAACGCCCAATGCCGAAGCGCTTATGGGTAATCATGACGCTATGATGTGGGAAAGCTGTGGCGGAACTGATGCTAATAGTTCGCGCGACGTAATGGATTGTTGGTTGCACAACGGTGGTGGATACACGTTAAAATCCTATGCAACATTAGAAAATCCAGACGCTTTTGATGTTCCTGCTGAAGTTGTTGAATGGCTAGGCAAGCGCCCACTTTATTGGGAAGATGAAGAGCTATTTGTTTCTCATGCGCCTATTACATCTCTTAAGAATATTCCAAAAGATAGATTTTCAAGAGAGTGGAAACATATAGGAATTGACGACTATTCATTTATATGGAATCGTATGATGCCACGCAAACCACAAGATAAGTTTATGGTTCATGGTCACAATTGGCAAATGAGAGAATATAAGGGTGGAGACGGCAAAGTTTTTGGAATGTGCATTGATAGCTCTTCCAAACAAGAATTAGTTGCCTTACATTGGCAGGGCAAAGATAATTATAAAATATACACGGAGCCATACGCCGAAGAAAAGGAATTTTAAAATGAAAAAAGAACTACAAGACGAAATTTATAGAAAATATCCATTACTTTATTCCAACAAAGATAAAAGTATGAGAGAGAGCTGCATGCATTGGGGTCTGGAAGTAGATGACGGTTGGTATCAACTTATAGACGAATTGTCTTCAAAGCTGGAAGGTTTAATACTGAAGCAGCTTGCTGAGCTTGAGGATAAGAATGTTCATGCTAGAGCTTCACAAGTAAAAGAGAAGTATGCCACGTTGCGTTTCTATATGGATTATAGCACCGACGAAATGGAAGAATTAATTACCAAAGCGGAACATTTGTCTGCTAAGGTTTGTGAATCATGTGGTAAGGAAGGCGTCTTGCGCTCACGTGGCTCGTGGTTCATAACTTCATGCGAAGCCTGCTGTACGGGCCGTAGAGAAGGTTTTACGCCCGTAAAAGGAATGGTAGATGGGGACGAAGAATAAATGGAAGAACCAGACAATACAGAACTGGCACTTAGAATAGAATTGGTAAAATTAATAGTAGAAATAATTCAATATGTAAACCATGCGCCTATCCAAGACGAAGATATGGATATCCTAAACTTCCTTAAAAAAGACTTACTTAATTTGTTAGATTACAATGCACGAAGAGAAGAGGCGTCATGAATAGCCTAACCTGCGATAATTGTCGGCATTGAATTTGAGCGTTCTACCTCCCAAATTAGTGCTGCACGCATTAATAAAACTGTAAATGTATTCTGTCGGAAGCTCGTGCTCGGCGAGCTTCAATAATAAAAATAAGACTCGCGGTACCGCTCGCGTATCCAAGTTTGAACTATACCTTCAGTCTCGTATCAAAGAAGAATGGCCAAACCTACAGGTTTCCTTCAGCGATAAACAAGCATTGCAGGGCGCAGGTGAAGTTGATTTCTGGTTTCCTACGCTCAATCTTGCTTTGGAAATTCAAGGTATAACGCATTACGAGCCAGTTTTTGGACAAGACAAGCTACTTAATGAACAAAAAAATGACCAAGCTAAACGCGACAAAGCGAAGGAATTGCGGAATATTTTTAAAAGAAATAAATATTTCAAAAGTAAAATCTTTTAAAAAATCTTTACCATTTTATTTAGCTATGTCGGAAGCCTTAGATACAATTAAACAATTTTTGAAAAAGTAAATCCTCTACAGTGTTTTCCTTTTCCTTGTTCTCTAAATTGAAGATACTTTGATAAGTTTGGTTGAGGAATGTTCATTTTTCTTGCGGCTTCGTGTATGCTTTCAAATACAATTCCGAGTTTCATTGCATTTAATTTTTATTTTATTTTTCTTTGTATTTTGAATTTTCTTTTTTGAATCCTCTGAGTGATGTTTTCCTTTCATTGGATTTGTTAACAGTCCTTTCGCGAACATTTCTTTTTTTGTTTGAGATATATTTTCACAATGTTCTTTTGTTTTTTTTGTTCCCTTAAGAGCATTGGATATCTTTTTGGCGGTTATTGGATTTTTAGAAGGAGGATTTTTTCTCATATGTTGAGAATTTCCGCCAATCGTAGAATTATATCCTTCTTTATGAGAGTTGTATTTTTCTATCCATTCGCATTCTTTTATATCTAATAAATTTTCATCAATATTATCTTCTATAATTTCCCATCTAAAGTTATCGATTCCATATTTTGTTATGGCTCTATAAAATTTTAGATGATGCGTTCTTTGTTTTTTAGAATCGTACTTATGATATTTTATTCTTTTTTCAAGAGTTCTTGAAGTTTGTCCAATATAAATTTTTCCATTTGGACTTGTTGCTTTGTAAATTAATCCAGACATATAATAATTACTATAGTCTAGTTGAAATAGATATATTATTTAAATAATAGGCTTGAAATGTTTATCTAGATAGGCGTCGATGTTTTTTCTAGGGTCTATTTGTCTTGTAAATCGTTTTTGGCAGCTTTCGCAGACACAATGGATGTAGCCCTTGCCCCAAACTACTTCATCGCGCAAAACCCTAATAGGAGCTTCTGGCAGACAATCAAAGGGACAGGTGGTTTGTACAATAAGAACAGTAGCAGGCTGTTTAGGTTCTTTAGGTTTTCCGAATAAGGCCATCTGCATAGAGCCCCCTAAATTGTTTTTACATCACATATAACTAATTTTTTTAAATCTGAAAGAAAGATTTACTTTGCTAGACGAGCACGAATTGTTGCGAAAGTTTCGTCAACAAGAAGTTTTCCGTCTTGAAAAATTGGTTTCAAGAGGTCTTCTGGGTATTCTTGAGAGAGTGAACATTGGTCTTTATAAGCAATCTTGTCGCCGTCTTGGAATACAACTACGCGCCCCTTTTGTGATTTCTTGATACCACTATCGGTCTTTGGGTCTTTGAAGATTTGCTTTTCTGCGCCATTAATGACGCAAGCAGTGGACTTGAGCGCGAAACCAAGGGTATCTCTCGTGTTGTATTGGTAGGTAAATGAACCGATACCGAACACAATATTAGTTGAGGCAAAGCCTTTTTCTGCAAGTTGGTCTGTAATTCTCTTGGCTCTATCAACGGTAATCGCATCGCCATAAATCATACCAATGTGAGAATCGAGACATTTGTAGCCTTGTGGGCTTACAGTACCACCAAAGATTTCCCAAAGGCATTCAATTGCGCCCTTAACTTCGGATGGGGTCTTTCCGTCTGGGTCACCGGCAACAATCTTAACTGGGTCGCCTGAATCTGGACGGATGACGACCTTTCCATCACGAGCCATAATCATATCTTTAAGTTGTGGGAGGACACCATTAATAACTTCCCAAAAATCATATCCATCTGAAACAATAGAGACAAAGCCACTAGGATGGACTTCTGAAATCATTCTGGTAAAATACTTCATATCGTCGCCATAGGTACACTGAACGCTGTGCTCTGTAGCGGGAATAGACGTGCCTACAAGCTCTTTCTCCACGTTGGCATGGTAGAAGTACTCAGCAGCTAAGATGGCAGGAATAGTGTCAGTACCAGCGAATGAGAGAAGATGACCCATGCCGGTCTTGGTAGACGCATTCAGACCATTAAGACCTCTCATTGAAAAGTCATGGCCTTGGAATGGAACGAATTCCGTATTACCGACCGTTTTAAGAGCCGCCTTATCCAAAACCTTCTTATACTCATAAGCGAGCGTAGCAGAGGTGTAGCTTGGCCACAATTCACAAGATGCTAAAGTCTCAATATAGTTGGTCAACCAAAAGAACTTTGGATGAGTATTTTGAATGGTTAAGGTAGGAACGCGTATAGGGGAACGAGTACCTTCTGGCAAAGCCTTAATGAGAAGGGGTAAATAACCAAGATTGTGTAATTCTTCAATGTGTGAAGTGTCTGGGGTTGCAACGCCGAGCGCATATTTAACAATTCTTGCATAATCATTCTTTACTTTATCTAGTGGCTGAGAAAAGAAATTTTCATTAAAAAAATCAATCAAAAACTCTTTGACGAAGGATTGATGACCAAAGACCACAACTTCCTTAATTTCTGGAATGCGACTGTCGCGCGGTGTCCAAGTGGAATAAACCAACTCAGTGTTAACTGGATATTGGAGTCTGTGGGACAACTTATAGAAGTCCGCGATAAGCATCGGTGATAATAGGTCTGTTTTCATTTCTTTTTTCCTTTTTGTTTTTTAAAGTCGAAGTTTAAGCTTGGCAAAATGTGATTAAGGGTATCTGCTATTTTATCTGCTTGCTTTTGAGTCCAATCGCCACCATATACAGTAACGACATAAGTCGTTGGCGTATTGCCAGCCGAATGAGCGCGGGCGTACAAGTCATCAATTTTCATCTTGTTTTACCTTTGAATAAGTTTTTCTTAATATTATCTGCCAGGTGTTCAATTGTGCGTGCAATTACTGGTGGTTTACCATAGGTGAGTTCCATTTGTATTTCAATATCTTGTTTTCTACCGTAGCTTGGATGGCAGCCAACCTCTATATTTTTTCCGATGCCCAACATTTTACCTAATTCAAAAAGAGTAATTGGGCACAGAGTCTCACAAGGAAACCAAAAAGAAACCAAATCGGCTTTCATTAATCGTTCATATTCCCATATGATTTGCTTTTCTGCCGCATTAGGGTCTCCAATAGGAAAATTTTCTCTTCTTGGATTGTAGATTGTAAGATTACAAGCCGGAATATCTAATAGCTCAATTATTTCAGATTGCCAATCTGGGCAACCTGTAATTCCGCCTGCCAAAAACAAGCTTTTATCAAAACTTCTAGATGGTGATTCATAAACTTTAGTAGGCATTTTTAGTTTCCTGCCAATTTTGAATATTTTTCAAATTCTTCTTCTGTAGTTTTTGTGATGATAGAATCTCTTAATTTATCAAAACAAAATATATTACTAATTCCAGCCGTCCATAACCCTTCAAGTCCTTGCGTAAATAGGCCGTGAGAAACAAACAAATCAACTTGTGCCGCGCCATTCTTAATAAGTTGGGCAGCTAATAATTTAAAAGTTGCTCCACCATCACAGATATCATCAACAATTAAAATCTTTTTATTGGCTATAGCTTCATTTCCGATAACTTTATAGCTCGTGATTCTTCCAGTCAGTTGGTCTCTAACTTTTTCTCCATAGATGTATGGAGTTTCTTTATAAATTGAAGAATATTTGTTAAGAGCACCCTTATCTGGGAAGCACATTAAGTCCATTTTGGTATCTTTAAATAACTGAGATACTTCACGAGACAAATAGTAAGCTTTAGAGTTATGAATTAATCCTAAAGCAATTTCGCTATGAGGGTCGCGAATAAGAACACTTATAAAGTCTAACGAATTAAGCAAATAAGAAAATGTTCTTAAAGCAAAGGTAAGACCGTTATCTACTTTTTTATCTTGTCTTCCATATGGCAAATATGTAATTACTAATGAAGTTTCAACTCCTTCTTTATCCATTAAATCCTTGAGTTGAGCAAGATGCATAAATTCATCTTCACTTTGGAAGACCCACTTAATTTCTGCATTCTTAATGCGTTGTTCTGGCAGTTGCCATACTTGAGAGGTTCCGTCTGGAAACTTTGTAACTTTAACTAGGGTATCGTTTAAGAAAAGCATTTAATCTCCATTTGTTTCAATTTATATTCTCTTTTACATCTGTAACTACCGCACCAAATCCAATGATGGAAATAATAGTCATAAGCAAGCTTAATTTTATTTTTCATTTTTTCTTATTTCATTCCATTTTTTACGAAGAAAATTACCAAGTCCATCATAGAGGGAATGACAATATTCTTGTTCTTCGTCTGTTAACTCTTCATCACCTGAAATTCCTATGATTTCTGCAATATCGTAAGCAACACTTGAGTTACCAAATGGTCTTTTGTCATCTAGGCCCCAACCGCCATATTCACAATCGCCGCGTTCTAAGTTATTAATAAATTCATCGGCTAATTTTAATAGGTCTTCTTCGCGATTTCTATTTATCATATTATATCTCGATTACTATTGGAGGATTAACTGGTCTATAACTTTCATTACAGGTTGCAGCATTAATATAGGTCGTGCTCGGCGTCACTTCAATTTTTTTATCACTTTCAGCCAAGTGAATATGTCCAAACGCATGGAAGCGCGGATTCTTCTTTTTGACTGCGTAATCTAAATGAACACAGCCACAGTTTTGTCCATTTCTATTGACATCTAAAATATTGTATGGCGGTCCATGCGTAATTAATAAATCCAAGCCATCTGGAATTTTATCCCACTCGGCTTGGATTTGAACGCCGGTATTTCTATTAAAAGCCCAGCCGTGTCCAAAGGTAGGAGTCATTGGACTGCCATAAATCTTTTTACCATTGATAGTAATAGATTCATTAATAAGAACAGTCATACTTTTGGTAATAGCTCTTGCAGTCTCTGGATTCTTTTCAAACATGATATCGTGATTGCCAGGGACAAAGATAATTTCTTGATATTGGTCTTTAAAAGAAAATAGCCAATCATCAAAACGACTAAGCTCGTAGCCATAACCCATACTGGTAGCATCACCACAATGTACAAGAATATCTGCATCGGGGAGGTCAGGAAAATAACCATGCGTATCGCTAATTAAACATACTTTCATAAAAACTTAACTACTCGTTTATTTTTAATTTCTACCTTGTCCTTAATTTCTTTCATTTTTGAAAGACTATAGAGTTTAGTGTCGAAATTAATATATGGAGCCCTTCTGATAATTGGTTGAATCTCAAAATGTTCTATAATTTTATTAAAACTACCCGTACCAATATTTAACATCTTCTTACAGTAATTGGCGTTAACTAAATCATCTTTATTTTTAAAATAGTTATATACTACGCCGTCTGTAAGTTCTTTATGCCACTTGATACTATCCATTACTTCTTCTTCGCTTTTACAGCCCTGACTGCCCCGGCACGAAACTTGGCGTCCGTTTCTAGGCGTTGTGTCCCTTCGCTGATGGCAGCTATCAAGACCTGCAATACTGTTGTACCATCAATTTCTTCGCGAGTCAAGACCGTTCTGCCTTGTTTCTCTGTAATAAAAACTTTACCTTCTAATTCTAAATGCATTGATACTTCTGGTTTCTTTTTAGCTTTCATTTGATTATCCTTTATTCAGAGACGAAAAATTCAACTCTACGATTCTCTGCACGACCTTGTTTAGTTTTATTTGTTGCGATTGGTTTCTCTGAACCATAACCAGCGGCAATAGCAATACCCTTGAAGCCGTGTGCGACAAGCCAGGTTGCTACAGACTGCGCTCTGCGCTTAGACAAATCAAGATTGTGAGCCTTACTGCCGGTTGAGTCCGTATGACCTTCAACTTCCAAAACATTGAATGTATATTCTGGATTATTTACAGCCGCCAAAACTTCATCTAATGCAGGTTGTGATTTTGCTAATATAATATCTTTGTTCGTCGCAAAGTAAAGCTTATTCAGTAATATAAGCTTCTTGTGAACCACTGGCAAAGAAGCTGGTATAGGACATTCAAATATTTCGTTATGAACTTCTTTGGTAATTATCTTTTCTTGATAAACTACTCTTACAGGAATTTCTTCCGCTGGTTTTACGCCAGCCGTACCAAATTCAAATTCAATACCGATGGCAAAAAGATTGACATCGTGATGGTCATAAGCTGGGTCTGAAGTGCGCACTGACTGAGTAAAGCGTACATAAGGACCGAGCCAGTAGCGTTGCTTATCGTCAAGCGGAATACTGAAACCTCCCCCCACATCCCAACCAAGCATATTGAGCTTACCAGTGCGAACATAAAGTAAGTCTGCATCCAGCCATGGCGAGATACCCGCATAGCTAGTTAGGTCGTGTGGGCGCTTCACACGCAAGCCTGCACCGAAGACCTCTGCAAGCCCGTCATGGAAGTTGTTTGGCGAAGCCCAAAAGAAGCCAACAGTGGGACCAACATCCACATAGCGATTTAAATTAATTGCAAGTTTTAAATTGCCATTAAAGCCACCCGCAAACAAATCAGATTGTGGTGAGCTTAAAGGAAGAAGATAACCAGTATCAACTCTCAAAGTTACATCGGTAGCATTAGCGGTGGAACAAAACAACAATACAGCTAGTGATAATAATTTATACATTTAATTTTCCTTTTACTTTGAGGTCGTATTGGCGCAAGTAGACGAACCTGCCGCCCAACCATTTTGTGCAGCCCATGAAACCGTAAGACCGCCTGAACCATCTGAGCAAACAGAGAAGTTGCAGTAGCTATTATCAGTATCTTGATACGAGCCTGGTGGAATGAATGAAAGACGAGTTAAATCACCAGCATCATCTTTTGAGAAATCCGCAAGGATATTACCGTCTGCAAGACACAACAATAATTCTTTTTCTGAACTTGAAGCCGCACCACAAGGAGTAATCACATTAACAATCGTAAATGGAGTTTGTGTTGCATTAGTGCCATTGGTTCCGTTTGTGCCATTTTTACCAGCGGCGCCTGTGGCGCCGGTTTGGCCGGTAGCTCCGGTCGCACCTGTTTGTCCCGTCGCGCCAGTAGCACCCGCGGCCCCTGTTGCTCCAGTGGCTCCCGTAGCGCCTTGTGCGCCTGTACTACCTTTGGCACCTGTAGCACCATTACAAACAATCATACTTTGTTGATTTCTATCAGTTAAGCAATATTCACCATTACCTTGCGTATCGGTTGCGACAACCAATACATAACCGCCAGTAGGACACTCTTGTGTAGTAGCTTGAACTTCGGTAAAGACAATGCCTAAACCAGCGGCTCCGGTTGCACCTGTCGCACCCGTGGCACCTTGGATGCCCTGAGCGCCAGTTTGTCCAGTCGCGCCAGTATCGCCATTACAAATAACAAGAACTTTTGATGAATCGCCACTAGAAACAGTTAAGTCAACACCACCAGTTGGGCATTGGTCTTCTCCAGCGTCAGTTTCGGTAAAAACCGGCAATGATGCGGCCTGACCTTGGGCTCCCGTAGCGCCTTCAATGCCTTGCGCACCTGTTTGGCCTTGAGCGCCCGTGGCACCATTCGCGCCGTCACAAACAAGAACATTTTTAACAACTCCACCCGAAGTAATAACGATATCACTACCGCCATTTGGGCATTGGGCAGAAGTTGCACCTACCGTCTCTATAGTTGGCGAAGGGTCGCTGGCAGGCGCCGGGGGAACAAAACCAGAATTACATGCAGAACAAAATACAAACAATAACGATATCTTTTTCATTTTTTTTCCTTTTTCTTTTAAAATTAATCTATGATAGGCTTATACTGAAGGTCACACTCGTCCATGATAACATCGATGTGCGCATTAATCAAGAGGTCATCTATGAATTTTCTATTTACTTTTTTAGGCAGCTTGCTTGTTTTCTCTGCTTGTCGCACTTCTTCAAACGCTGAATCAACGATGTCTGTTAATTGTTTTATTGTGTAATGGTTATTTCTAATCTCTAGCAGCAACTTTGATTCGGGGCGTGGAAAAGTTATGTTGCCAGTTTCTAATAGTTCCGTGCCTTGCTTGGATATACGCACGGAGTGATAAACGGCTTTTAAATCGATGCCGCCATCAAGCATAGCCTGAGTAGCTCTAGCGCCATATTCAGCCGCACGTGGCTCATAAACGCTCAGAGCATACTCTACGGAAGCGCCCAAAGGAACAGCTACACCATTGACATCAATATATTCTGTATCACTAACTTCATCTTTTACAAATTTTTTGATTTTAATGAAATCTTTATGTTTTTCTTGAAGTTCTTTAAATTTCGGGTCACTAGAAAATGCCTGAACTAGTTTATGTCCTGGAAATTTAGGTTTTAAAAAATCAACAACGTCATTGAATACGCCTAAGCGTTTGCCTTTTTCTCCATACTTGTAAGCTTGGGCACGCGCATAGCCAATAAGAGCACTAATGTCAGAAGAAATAAGTTTATCTGTATTTTTTCTAATGTTGTGCCAAACTTTGTCTGGTTCTTCTGTCCAAAATTCTTCTGATGCAAAAAGTAATTCAAGTGCATAAGTTTGTCCTCCCGCTAGGTCATTTAAGAATTTACCAATAGAATACAATTGAATATCTGTATCTTCTTTGGTGTTTTTGGTATTTTTCTGATTATTAGAATTATGTGTCTCTGTTTTAGGAACTTTACCAATAAGAATTTCTCTAGCAGAAGGCAGATAGACGCCCTTAAAATCCGTATCAGAAGTTTCTACATTAGAGCCATATAGGTGTGAACCGTAAATCGTTTTAAATATTTGTTTCATGGATTAGCTTTAAGATTCGTTTATGACATCCGGTGCAGCATGTCCCAGCTTGTGTTTTCTCAATAACTTCTTCTAGTGACCGAGCGCCTATTTTAACTATATCTTTTTCTTTAACTTTCATGCAATGACAGATATATTTATCTTTTTTCGAAGTCAGCAAGTCCACTGAATCCACCACCTGTATGGGTTGTCAATAGAGAGGCTAATAGACGAAACATTTTTTCAATATCAAATGCTCGGCGGTATTTATCAAATGTATCTGAAGAATCACCAAAACAGATACCACCGCTGCTGCTAACATAAGGATGTCGATTGTCGTATCTATGTTTAAATTTTTGGCTAGTCACTGACATCCCAAACGATTTTAAATTGAGTTTAGCCGTGTATTTACCCAAATTTAAAGTTTTGTTTACGCCTGGTCGAACATCTTGACAAATAACTTCATTTGCTGTAGTAAATGAAAGACTGTCTTTAGTCATTCTTGGATTAATCCAAAATCCTTGCTCTATAATTTTTTTAATTTCTGATTCGAAATCAATTGCAGGCTTGACGAGCCTTTTATTAAGTTCGTCAATTGACTTTTGAACTTTTTTGATATTATCAAACCAATAATTCAAATCATGATTTTTATCTTTAATCTGCGCGAGAATACTTCTTTTTTCTGCCGCCAATGCTTGTTCTGCAATTGTAGTTGCTTTTTTAGCGAGAGCTTTTTTACTGCCAATAGTTGGCTTTGTTCTATTTTTAAGAAACGCAAAAAATAGTTTATTAATTTCTTTTTTGTCTTGAAGTGCAGGAATAGAAACGATAGTTTTTTTGAAATCGTCACTACTAATGCCTGATTGTCCACACAATTGATTAATATACAAATTTCTTTGAGCGTCGTCCATTTTTTTTTCTTTCTGTGTAGGCGGGTTCGGACCGCCGTCTTTCTATTTTACTTCTTGTTCATGTAGCATTGCTGAGCGTTTTTTGCGATATTCCATTGCATTGTACGGCAATAGAAACCAGTCGTCAAGAAGTCTTTGACGATTTTCGCTACATGTGCGCTGATTCCAAGAACAGTATACATGACTGACTTGTTTGTGCAGCGTTCGGCTTCGGCATTCTCATCGGTATAGAGAGTCTTCTCATAAGAATCAATGTCGTCTTGGCTAAATGGCTTCATTGCATAGCAAAGCGCGCTTTCAATGCTCATACGTGGGTCAATAAAGAGATTAGTCCCAAGAGAAATTTCCTTGTGATTATCCCAAATCAACTTGCGAACAGCCATGCTATCAACGGCAGTAATAAGAATACCATTAAAAATACCACTCTCATACTTCTCGTTCCTTGCTGTAATTTCCACACCAGTGAAATCTTTAATAATTTCTTGAAGTGCTTGAACCTTTGGTTTACCAATGTCTTTAATTCGATAGAATTGACAATTCATATTCGCATCATCAATTTCATCAAAGTCAATAACTGTGATATTTTCAAAGCCAATCTTTGCGAGAGAAAGGGCGGTGAAACTACCGATTGCGCCAGCTCCAATGATAGTAATCTCGCGATTAAGAACTTCCATTGGAATTAGGTCTAATTGCCGAGCTAAAAACTTTTGTTTCTGAGGAATTATAACCTCTTCTTCTTTTTTAGGAGCCGCAACCGCTTTTTTAATTATTTTAGTCATCGTTATAATCTCCAGAAACCCAAGCTTTCCAATCCTTATTTGCTGCTAACATTTGCTCTTCTGTAACGGCCTGTGGCTCAATAACTCTATTAGAACCATTATAGTCTGCTGGTTCAAAATCGGCGTCGAATTGAGACATATCAAAATCTACTTCAACCTCGCCAGTTTCGGAATTTACTGCTGTCCCAGTGCCATGCTTTTTTGTCACTGGTTGAAGGTTCGGTTTTTTTTTACCGTCATCGTCATCTTTTCCAAAGAAGTGCTCACCCTTATAGTGGTGAATCACTGATTTAGAATCCTTGTCATCCTTGGCAGAATAATAGCGAGTGGTATAGCTAAGATTCTTGACATTAAGTTCGTATGCACGGTCCCATTCGGCAACTTTAGCCGCATCCACATAACGTTCCACTTGGTCTGGAATCTTTGGAACGAGCATGCGCACAGGATTAGCTTGGCAAAAGCCTGACAGCATTTCTTGCTTCTTATTGAAGACAGTTGCCGCAAACCAGCCGCCGCCACCAAGTTGCTTAATGGTAGCGATATCCGTACCACTCCAGAATACGGGCATATTCACGTGCGAATGCCACCACCACTTAAGCTCGCCTGGAGCATTGCGAAGGTCAAACATAGCCTTATTAATCGCAGATGGGTCGATATCGGTGGTTGTGCTGGTATTCTCTTGCTTCAGCAAAATTGCATCAATAACGCGCAAGGTATTGGTTTCTGGTTCAAAGACAATATTTCCAAGTCCAGAGACTTCAAAATTTGATTTGTTGACCCAATGCATAACCTTTTGATAAACCTCATCTTCAACGATGAGATTGAGACCAAAATTCAATTCCTTTTCATCAGCGGCAGTCTCTTTTGCAGACGCCCCTTGAACCGTGCTTCTACCGGGCTTAAATCCTTCAATAATCTGACTCTTCATTGCATCAATATTCTTAAAATTCTTTGGGTCCATTTGTGTCCTCTTTGTCTTTCTTTTTTTTCTTCTGCTCATAAAATCAATTTAAGCTTAAAACGGTGCATCCGGTGCAGGCGTTGGTGCCGGCGTAGGAGTAACCGCAGCTTCTTCCTTTTTCTTTTTGTTCTTGTCTGGGTGCTTCAAATGCTCTGCCACACGCGACATCTTAATACCATTTTCCTTCAAGTTGGCCAAATTGATATATGGACTACCAGGATTGTAGGTATGTAACAAAGTATGAAGAAGAGTCAAAGCCTTTTCAAAATCATAATCTGCAATTGCCTTAACTGCAATGTTTTGTGCATCGCCCCAACATGGAGTACCTTCTGAGTTAACATGTGGGTGAAACATAGCGCCGCTTTGAATATTTCCCTTATAGGGAATGACAGACAAAGCAAAATTATTCTTCAAGTTGATACGAACTGCCAATTGGCCAACGTCAAGATGAAGGTCAAGATTTGCAGACTTATTGACATCGTGCAAAACGACGTTCGTCTTTGTATTGAGATACAGGTAGTTTTCATCAAAGACTGGATTTATCCAGATACCCTTATCAATAACTTTGCGGAGATTGAGAATAATGCCTTCAATATACTTTTCTGAACCATCCTTAATGGTCGATTCAAGAAGCTTTACTTGGCGAAGACCAGAAATGTAATTCCTTTCATACTCAAGGAAATTACGATAATATTGGTCCATATTATCTTTGGCAGATTTAGTATTTTTCTTTTGCGCTTCAATTGCAGTAGTTTTAGTACGTTCGTATGCAATAGCGACAGCATTCTTCAATGCTGTAAGGTCTTCAGTGGACGCAACTGCATTTTCAGCAATGACGCCTTCTGTTTTAGTTTCAGTTTTAGTTTCTTCGGTCGTTGGTGGATTAAGAGAACTTTGAACTTTTGCAAAGAAAAGTTTATTCAAAGTCTTTTTATCTAATTCAAGACCCCGTTTATCTTCCCGACCAAATACTTCCAAAATATCCCAAGCGGAAATGTCAATATTACTGCTGTTAGCGATAGTCTTAATATAGTTCAAGGCCGATAGATTTTTCATCTTTTCTTCGGCTGTCAAATCTTCAAGCATTGTTTTTTCCTTTATGAAAAATTAAAATAAACGAGGTGGTGTTTTTGAGTAGGATTACACCAAACCTGCACCTATTAAAGCTTTAACAACAACTTTTTAAAGGTTGTTTAGCGGCCACCCTTGACGGCAGCACTAAGAGACACGAAATCTTCATCGCCCAATTGCGTTGCATCATTCGCAGGCTCGCCGTTCACTGACGCCGTATAATTGCCTGAAAGACCAAGCTTGCGCTTAACCTCCGCCACAGTTGACGCTTCGGTTCTAGTTGGTGAACCACCCAATACACATCCGACTACACTTGCCATAAAAAACTCCTTTTTCTTTCTTCTAAATGGCTGCCAGCGAAATTGCTGGTCAGCTCTTAACTAAAAGTACTTTAGCACAACGCCGCTCTAGAAGTCAAGAGCTTTGTTGTGTACAACTATCGCTTCACGACAGACCTGGCAGAAATAGAACTTGGCAGGCAGCTTAGAAGCCTCTAGCTTGGTCAGGAAGACGCTTTCACACGCACAGGATACCTCACAGAGCAGTGACTTATCCCTTAGCTCGCTGAAGTAATTGTAGGGCGTCTCACCGCTCGCCCGCACGCAATCTGCCCACTCACGCCCGTGCTCGTTTTTAATTTTTGAGCCGTGTAGAGAGTGGCAAATAATATGAGAGGTCTCGTGAATTATGGCGTTTCTCTTTTGTTCGGGAGACGAATCCTTCCAAAGTTTCTCGTTTATATGGACCGTCTTACTGCTAGGATAAGAACAACTGAATGCTTCTTTAAGAGAAGGCATGAAGACATGTTTAATTTCTTTCGATAGAGAATCGACTTTGTTATCTTTACAATTTTTTTCTATATATTGCTTTATGATGCTGTCTTGATTATCCATTTATTTATCGTTCTATTACTGTATTCCATGGAATTTCTTCCATGCAAATTCCTTTTCGATTACATCTATTATCGCTCATATCCATCCATCTTCGTATTGCATTACAATGTGGACAGCGAACCGTGATGGTACTGTTCCACGAATCTTTATCAACAGCTTGTCTTAAAGTTGGGATAGATTTTGCTGGCGTTAAAAAGTCTGATAGTTCTTCTATATTCATATTTCTTTTTCTTCTATTTTTTCAAAAGGAAAGAGACCAATTGATTGTCTGAGTCCGTGAATTACACTATTACATTTGTATTTTGCTATTTTATAATTTTCTTTTTTAAGAATAGAAAGTATGGAAGGAATAAACCATTCATTTAATTGCTTCAAATCAGAACAACCAAACAATCCTAATTTATACTGAAGATATACGTGGTAATTTTTTATCCACCAGTCTCTTAAATATGGGTCTTGAAAAGGTCCAACCCGTGGATGCGACCAAACAACTGGCGGAATGTATCCTAGTTTTTCTAATCTCATTGTATCTTCTTTTTGAAGACCAAGCTCTATAAAAGTCTCATGATTATGCAGCTCTCGATACAGTTCAGAACCTTTAGTTGTATTTGGATGGAAATACGGTCCTATGCCATCCTTTTCAATTCTAAAGATTATCTTTTTCATTTATGTCTCAAAACAACCTGACATTAAACCACGCACATTAAAAACTGGTGGCATTTCTGCTTTATGGCGAGAGATTTTTTCTAAGTGAGAAACTTTCTTTAAGACTTCGAGTTGGCGAGCGGTCAAATTAAGAAGGTCACCACCATTAACCCAATTGGCAGTCGTGTCTTGAAATAGACAAGTTTTATCGCCAAATTTTATTGCCCATTCAATTTCTTCATAGGTTAAACCAAGTTCTTTTTCATCTTCTTGACCGCTATCAGCTCCCCAAAGGTCAGCAGAAGGAACTGCATCAATAATAGATTTGGGACAACTTGAAAATTTAAGTAATTGCCACACTTCGCTTTTGTGAAGTTTTGCAATTGGAGAGATATCAACACAACCGTCTCCACGTTTTTGAAAATAACGCGTTACTTCGTCTTCATCACGATTACCCGTACCAACAATCAAAGAATTAGTAAGCTTGCCAACAAAATCTAATGTGGGCGCACGAAGACATGAACGTAAAGCTGCGACGGCCATTTTTCCGTTTCGCATTACGTCCATCTTTTTAGTGGTTTGAAGTTTAATGCTTTCAAAAGCTGTTTCTAAATTGACTGTATAGTCTATAAGATTCGGAAACGCGGCGATTAATTCGTCGGCTCTAGCTAAACTTACTGGACTTGAATGGCATGGCATCTTAACGACATGCGTAGGAACTACCTCTTGGCAGAGAATAGCTACGAGCGCGCTATCTGCGCCACCACTTAAACCTACTACAGCGCCTTCACAATTGGCTTCTTGAATCTTTTCTTTAATCCAATCTCTAATAGTAGATACTACAGCTTGTAATTTATCTTGCTTAATCATAAATTCTCCTAAATATTTTCTATTAAGTGCGCCCTAATGTCTGCATCTTGTAGAATTTCATGCTTCCATTGCTGGATAGCGTTGGCGTATTTTGTGTCGTTTAGTTCGGAACTTTCCGTAGTATGAACGATACTGCCAACTCTTCGTAATTCTTTATCGGTTTCGGCATTTAAAACTGTTACAGGACAAAGCATTCCATATGGACTTTCTTTGCCAATTTCAAAAGCCTCTTTACACATTTCGTCAATTGTTGAACTTTTGAGACGAGTAAAAGTATGATTATCGTGCATATACCAAAAAGAAAATTTAAGTTTTGGTTTTAAAGTTGATTCTAATTCTTCTATGTTCACTTAAGTAAATCCTCGATTTTAAGAGCTGCTATGGCAAGGTCTTTGGCGTGCCCTGCGCCACTAGCTACACATAGCATCACATCGCGGTAGAGGTCAATCAAAATCAAACTGGCGGCTTCTTTTGAGTGAATAGAGGATAGAAGATTTTCGATACTTTCGACTGTGAGTGGCAAAGAAACTTCCATTCCTTTTGCAATGTATTTCATTTATCTTAGTTCCACATAAAGCGAATCAAAACTGATGTATATTTTAAAAACGTTTCAGGGTCTTTAATTTTAGAAAGACCGACCCAAAGCGGATAGTGATAGTGAATTTTCTTTTCGTTCGGCAAAAATACTTCAAGATATCTTTGGATGATGTTGTATACTACTTTGCCTTTTTTAGTAAGTCCGTATTTAAGACCTATGCCGTCCCAACCCATACAATCATCAAAAAGTCTTTTAACTTCTCCATCAAGAAGTTTATCTTCTTCTTCAAATGTAGTAAATGGCTCTAGTTCTGTTTTTAACTTCATTCCAAGTTCTTGATTGGCGGCTTTTAAGATTTCTGTCCAATCCCAGCCTTTAAATTTGAATTTCTTTGTCATTTTATTTCCTTATAATATTTATTAAATCTAAATCTCTATGATAACGAGAATCACATGCCGTACAGCGTATATAAACATAATCTTCGCGCCAAACAAAAGTTCCGACTTCATTGCATGTATTACATGATAGTCTATAGCCATTACCAAACAAACCACTAGCTCGCGCTAAATTTAGGGTCATTTTCGCAATCCCATCAGATTGCTCAGGGTTTAAAACTTTTTCAATTTCTTCTATATTCACTTTAAATTACCTTATTAATTTATAGGCGCAGTGTATAATTATTATATGAAAAAATGCTATAAATGTCATTTGCCAAAATCAACAAAACAGTTTTATAAAAATTCATCAAAACATGATGGACTTTCATCTCAATGTAAACAGTGCCATGAACAAGATAAAAAAGCAAGAGAAACAAAAAATCCACAAGAAGCAAAAAACAGAAAGAAAAAATATAAGTTAAAAACTTTTTATGGACTAACTTCTGAACAATATAATGAAATGCTTTTAATGCAAAGGAATTGCTGTTATATTTGCTTAATGACTTTAAATGAACATTATCAAAAATATAATCAAAGTTTTGCAGTAGACCATGACCATAAAACTCGGTCAAATTAGACGGACTATTGTGTAGCGCTTGCAATAAAGCGCTCGGTCTTTTTAAGGATGACATTTCTTTATTACAAAATTCCATTGATTATTTAAAGGCTTTTAAAGCAATTCCACTTGAATTATCAAATATTATTCCTTTGGTAAAATGACTTTTCCTTTTCGCTCACCGTCATTATCTAATGTAATTTTAAATAATTGCCCGCTTGCAGTATGATAAGCAACAACACCTTCAGGATTTTTAAAGTCGTGATTAATATAAGAACCATTATCACGAAGCATTTGTAGTCCTGTGTCGGTTGCGTGACGAATGTCTGTATGTTGAGATAATACTGGTACAACATAACAGCATTTTGGACGCACTTCATCAGTCCAGCGAGTAGCATTAAATAGATAAAATCTTTTTTCTTTAAGTCCGTATCTGCGTTGAATGCCTAAGCCGGCCCATTCACCATAGTGAGAGCCTGGACCTAATTTAAGAAGTTCTTCTTTGTTGTCTTGAGCCCAACGCGCAAAACCATAATTGTCTTTTTCAGGAGTAATCCATTGTGTTCTAGAACCAACAAGCATTTTATCTGGACAATCTTCTGGAATATAAATAAGAGCATTAGTACCGTCAATTTTTTCGGTAACGATAGTCGTTCTGTTTAAGCGAGAGATTTTACTAAAACCGCGAAACTGGTATTCTTTAGAAAGACCCAATAATCCCATGACGGCATTGATAGTGTCTTGGTTGTCGTCTTCTTTTAAGAGAAGAAGTAATTCATCGGTAGTACAAGGATTGAGCGTAGCACCATGAGCGTTATCTTTCCAGCATTGTTTATTACTGTCAATTGCCCAATTACTAGGAATATCCCAGCCTTTGTGTAAGACTTGGCCCTTAAGTTTAATAGACCCTACAGGCTTTTCTGTAATAATGTAATACCATCCATCAATTTTATTATAGTTATCCATTTTAAACTCCTTACAATTCTATACTTCTGAAATTCCCGTCCCAATCACTATAGACAATAGTATCTATACCTAAAATCTTCGCAGTATGCAAGCAATGAATGCAAGGTTTCGCGCAAGCCATTTGTCCATCCTTCTTAAATCGGGCAACAAATAGCATATCGCCTGTACCTCTCATCATAGCGCTAAACTCAGCGTGAAGCTTGGATTTGTATCCGTACTTTACAAGCTTTGGGTCGCTCTTATGATTATTGAAACCTTTTGAAACGATTCTTCTTTTCTTTAAAACGATTGAACCAAGCTTAAAATTAGCTGCGTCTGATTTGGTTGATTCCTGCTGAGCGACCTGGAACCAACCTCCCGAGCTTAGCGCTCTTATAGGGTTGTCCATCAGGATAATCATAAAGATGAGAGTTGTGGTTCTCACTATTTCTAACGAATTTATTCTTCATTAAAATAATACTCTTCGGTGGTAGTTTTAATAGATAGAAGCTTTTCATTTTCTGAAATTAATTTGGAACATCCGTGTCTAGGACCAAGATGACTTGAGCACTTAGATGCACCACGACTGGTTGTTGGCCAACTTTGAATTTTGCAATGAGGACAAATTACACTATATCCTATAATTTTGCCTTGATGATAAAATTCAATTGCTTCCCAAAGCCTTGAAATTGTAAACGGATTTTTTATCTTTGGCGGCGGTGGACAAAGAATATTTTCAAATTGTTCAATGTTCATATTAGTATAATTTCAAATGACCTGTAAGTTTGTCAATATCTTCTGCGATATTCGGACCAATAGCTAAACAGGTTTTAGTAGGAACGCCATTAAATTCTGTAAGTCCACTATCAGTAATCATATGGACTGTAAATCCGCCTGCCTTAGCGGCATCATAGATAGTTTGAAGTTCTTCTTCTGAATCAACTTGAAGACAAATTTTAGTAAACTTGCCTTTAATCCACTCAAACTCTTCTATAGAAAGCTTATGGCTAAAAATTTGATTATCATACTGAGGGTAATTGTGAATTTTATTTGTAAAAAATGCCATAGAGGCGTGCGCACCTTGAGCAATCTCTTTACCACGACGCATCTTAAGGTCTTTACGCATTACTATAACTTGTTTAATCATAAACTCCATCCTGTTAATTTAAGATATAATGCTATTGGAAATATAATTGCACCAAAACAAATAGATAAGAAAAATATAAGTAATTGTTCCGGTGCTGTCATTCTATTGCCATCATAATACATGCAAAATACAAAATGTATAATACCAAGTATTAACCAAGATGCAATAAAAATCATTTAATTAGCATCCTTTTGGAAGTAGAAGCTTTTCTTATTTGATTTGAAAATATTTGCATTTGATTCCGATTGCATTTTTTGCAAATCAAGAATTAGACACTTTTCGCACAATTCGCATTCTATTGCGGCGTCGAAATAGTTGCACTTTTTGCATCTTTTAGTTCGCACAAAAACTTTCTAAGAGTTAGAGGGTTATTCTGGAAGAAAATACTTTTTGCCGGCTTTCGCGCCAGTAGACTTAACTAAGCCATCTTTTTCAAGAGATTGGATGCGAAGATTCCAATTCTTATTGACGAGTTCAAAGGTTGTATCTGACATTTCCTTAAAGATTTGTTTCTTTGAAACCGCATTAGCGGCCCCTGTAGGAATCAAACGCAAGATGAGGTCATTGCCTAGGGCCATGTCCGTAGAGCGCGTATAGGCGCGTTTAGACACTTCCTGTGGCGTTTCCGTGGTGGTTGTCACCGTTGTATCGCTAAGAACCGTATCTGTAGAAACTTGTGTATCGTTATTCATATTATCTCCTATTCAATGTATACAGTAAAATTTATATAAAGTCAAGAAACTTATTTAGAGCGGCGACGTGCGGCGCGACGAGGTGGTGTTGGTGGCTCTGGTTCTAATTCTGGCTCAATCACAGTAAAATCTTCATCCAATAAAATATTTTCTAAAGCTTCCAATTGACGACACATACAGCCATCATCGCATGGGAAAACTTGTGGAGCTACTGGCGCTACAGCAACATTCCATCTAATTAAAAATGAATTGCCATTGTCAAATACTTTATAGCCCGCATCTTCTAATGCCTTTTGCGCACGAGCGGATACTGTCGTTGGCTTATAGACCGTTGTAAAATTATCAATCGATGCCAATACTACCTTTTCAACTTGTTCAAGATATTTATCAAGAGCCAATTGGTCGGCCTCTTGGCGCCCTTTTTCTTGAGCCGCTTTTATTTCTGCCTTCTTCTTATTTACATCTGCTGCGTTTAACATATTATTAACTCCCTTTGGACGACTATTCTATCATAATAGAAAATTATAGTCAAGCACCTTCGAACTGTTTTCCTTTATGAAATTCAAAGCCGCGCAATGGAGTACTGTCAGGAATGTCCCAACGGCATAATTCACAAGAAAGTAGTGCGCCACCTCTAGAAATAGGTGTTGTAGTTTTGCCGCATTTTGCACAGATAACATTAAACCATCTAAGAATTGATAATTCGCGTAATTGACGCGCGTCACCTAAAGTTTCAGGTTGCTTCCTAAACTTTCTAGAATCGAAAAGACTTTCTAAATCATTGATATTCATATTAGTCTTCTTCTGAATAAATTTCTATTGATTTTCGTGCAAGTGGTCTTCGTTCTATATCATAGGCTTTAATTATGGCTCGCACACATGCTTGCATGTCAGAATGCGATTGCGGATAAGATAGGTCTGGTCTATATTGTTTTAAACCGCCAAGCAAAAATTCAATTAAATCAAACTCTAAAGTACGGAATGGTTCTTTAAGACTTGGTTTTGGCATATTAATCATCAGAGAAGATTGCTTCTCTGACTCCATTATCATAACTCATTGCGTAAACACATGCGAAAGAAAAAGCCTTCTGATGTCCTACTCCAACATCCTTCATGATTTGTTTGGCAACTTCTTTATCATCAACAACGACTTTGTTCATAATATCTTTCTTTTTCATGCCACTCTTTTTAGCTTCTTTTGCTGCCGCGAAGCCATCGTTAAAGCCTTGTTCTTTCAGTTCTTTAATCATAGGTCGTAGTATTCAATCTTTGAAGTTAAAAGGTTAGAATCGATTATTTGCATGCAACGAGCGCAAGTATGTTTATCTTCACTATATCCACTTGGTGTATTTTCGCGATGACAGTGTGGACATATTACATGATATAATCTCATTTTGTCCGACCTGTATCTCTTATGCGCTTCTTTAAGAGTCATCACTTGTGGCTTTTCTTTAGAACCAGTATGCCACTCTAATACAGTTTGAAAATCGTCTATATTCATGTAAATACAATCTTTCTAATGGACGATATATTTAGAGGCGCTGTACAGCCACGCCGCTTGCAGTGAGTAGGATTATTTTCGCTCATTCGGCGACAATTCCGACACTCGGCAGAAAACACCAATCCTGTACTTATTGCGTCTCGTAAAGACATTTCGTGCGCTCCTACAAAGATTTTTGATGGATTTAATATCTCTTCTAATTGTTCTAGGTTCATTTTTTTCTCGTTAGATAGATTACTTTACTGCCAGCCTCGTCTTCTTCTTTTAGTTGGCTTAAAACTTTATTAACAAGTTTCTTTTTCATTGAATATGTTTCATACCTTCTTCCAAGTATGAAAGCTATCAATAAAAATACTGCAATAAGTAGTATCACCTACTTGTGCTCAATAACTGACGAGAATTCAATTTTGCCTGCTGGAAAGAAGCCAGTTGCGGGATTGTATGGAACTAATTGGAATGCTCTTGACCAAGCAACTCCCAAATCCCTTTCAGTAAAGAAGCCCAAATCATGCTTCTTGACCTTATCGCCGTCTTTGGTAACAAAGGATGCATAACACATCTTCTTCTTTGTGACCGCCGCGCACTTGTCCAAATACTTCAAACGCTCGATTAACCACTTATCTTTAGGCAATGACATTTTCTTTTTCCTTTTCTTTATAGACTGACGTTTAACTTCATTGAGAAACAACTGATTGATGTTGAAACTGGATAGCTATTACTGGTTACAGACACATAACAAACTACATTCGTATCGGGGTCATAAATTCTGGTTACAGTTACGCCAGATATATTTTTCCATTCTTTTTGTGGAAGGTTTGGAGCCATAAGCACTAATAGTGTTAATAGTATTTTCATTCTTCGCTCATTATTGAACTTTGTTTAATATATTCGCTATGTTTAATTTGCTGTAAAAAATTCTTGTTGTGCTCTTTAATAAAAGGAATGCTCGGGTCATTTGGAAAGTGCTCTACCAAGATAAGACAACACCTATCACAAAGGTTGTCAAAGTTCAAGGGGGGACCGTACTTCATGCACCGAGGGCATTTTGTAAAGCCATGAGCCTTAAGGGAGTGAACTTTAGCTTTTATCATTAATTGCTGCCGTTTCAAATGGCTTATATTTAATAATTTGCACTTCGTTAATAATTTGTTTTGGTAAGTGCTTCATTGCCGCTTTGGCGTGCCCTAAAGTATAATAAACTTTCTTTGGTGGCTTCCATCCGTACAGACCTTGCGAACCATACTTGTCACTATATTTTTTCCAAATATTTGGTTCGATAAGCTCATCTTTAAAATGAAGGGCGTAGAGAGTGTTAGGTTCTTTGTTTGGTTCTTTTTTCATGCTTTGACCATTTGGACAGGAGTATTTAAAGGATAAACATAAGAACATGCATAGCAGGTGATTGGAAATGTAATGGTTACATTTCTAGTACCCGAATCATAATTTATTTTATTTTTGTAATGGTCAAATCTGTCACACTCTGGACAGCTATTAAATGGATGAAAATTATCCGAATTATTTTGATTGAATCTTTTTGCAGCAATCTCTATTGTCGTAATCCGAGGATTAGGAATTTCAAATGCTTTTTCTAATTGTTCAAGGTTCATATTACCACGAAATCCTTAGTCTATATTTGCACATTTTTTTAGCGATTCCTGGATAACCTACATAATCTATTTCGCACGCATAATCTAATTTGTTTAACTTCTTTAAGGCTTTAAGTGCTTTCTCTTTATGTTTGAAGCCGACCCAAGTGTGATGTTTGCCTTCGTCGATAGCTTCGGCCAAAAGAACAAACAGCAATTCCTTTATGCGTTTCTTCTTGCCGACAGTAATGCGTCGTGCCTCTTTGGCTGTAGGTAGTTTAATCATTGTGGTCCAAATTCTATCGTTCTAAGTTCATCTTGTCAAGTGGTTATTTTCTTTATATTTTTTAGACTTGTGGTATAATTATTGTATATGATATGTAAAAATTGTGAAAAATCTTTTCCGTCGTCAATAACAATCGAAGGAAAAAGAAAAGTTCTTTCAAATAGAAAATATTGCCTTGAATGTTCTCCGTGGGGTAAACACAATACTGTTGCATTTGGACACATAAATATTACTTCAATTTCTCGAAGCTGTGAAATTTGTAATAAAGCTTATACTGGGAAAGGATTGGTCTGCGCTTCTTGCTCGGTTAATTCTAGAAGATTTGCCGTTAAACAAAAGAGCATTGAATATCTTGGTGGTAAATGTTCTCATTGTGGATATGATAAATGTCCGGCCGCAATGGTTTTTCATCATTTGGACCCAAGTAAAAAAGATTTTGCTATCGGCGGTCATCATAATTTAGGCTTTGAAACAATTAAAAAAGAATTAGATAAATGTATTTTACTTTGCCAAAATTGTCATCACGAATTACACTATCAAGAACATTCAGAAAAAAGAAAACTCGTTATTAAACGCTACGAAAATCATAGAAAGCAAATGGTGCACATAGTTGGAGTCGAACCAACTGCTCCAGTCTTATAAGGACTGCACTCTACCGATGAGTTATATGTGCATTACCACAAGCTAGCACCGCTGCCAGCGCTTGTCAAATACTATCAGATGCCTGCATTTCATACATTTCAAGAACCATTTGCTTCATTTCTGCTTTAAGATGCGGCACATCTTTAGTAAAGGTTCTAGTTCTATCCCACATAGTTTGTAGTTCTTGCAGCAAGTCGCGTTCGAATTGCTTATTAAAAATTTCTTTTACGCCGCCTGACATATCATATGGAATGAATTTTTGATTAATATCTCTTGTTGATGGAGGACTTACAAACATCCATCTAGCCCAAGTACTCATTTGAGCAATTTCGACACCCTGCAAAGCGCAGAGTTGCCCAATGACGCACCCTGGCTTATCATCAATAACATACTGACACTTGCCTGGACCTTGCGCCAAATCAATTGCTTTATTAAGCAATTCAATCTTATTTTTATTCTTCATATTATTTCTTTCGTGGAAAATCTTCGGGCGCAACATTATCGAAATAGTTTAAAAGCTTCTTGATATCGGCTTGCTCAATGTGACCATAGTTGCTGTACGGAGTGACCGACTCAGACTTCCAATTGATAAAGTCTTGATAAGCCTTCTTAGCGCGTTCTTTGGCAATATGGCGACCAAGCTCTTTATCGAACTTGTCAGTGCGCAATTTACACTGCGAAATACCGTAGAAGATTAGGTCATCGGCGCGGAATGTAAACAGAACATTCTTGCGTTGAGCCCATTCATTATAGCCATAACGAACCATCGGTTTAGTAATCACTTCTTCATCCTTCAGCATAATTCTAGCCTTTCTTTGTTAGTTTATCAGCAAAATAAATAATTTTATTCTCTGATTGCATCCATCCACAACCCGCACAGTAAAATCTATTTCCGTTTCTATCCAAACCACATGCTCCTTGACAGCGAGCACAATGAACAGTAACACCTCTAAGGGTTGTAAATTTAGTCACATAATCTTTAATAGAAAATTTATCTTCTATTGCTTCGTGCATTCTATTTTCAATAATTTTACCCGCTTTTTGTTCAGGTTGAAATCTTCGTTCGCAACCACGACATCTAAATCCATCAGAATTATTTAAAACTAATCTTTGAATTTGACAACCTGCGCAATAAGCTTCACAATCTTTGCCAGAATCCCAAATTTCTGCAATAGTAAAGCTTGGCGGCTTTAGCAATTCTTCAAGTTCTTCAGCGTTCATTTTTGATTTCCTTAAATATTTCTTTAGGGAGGCGTTTAATATTGCGCTTTTGGTTCTTATTCTTCATTGGCCCTGCTTTGCGTGCGTGGGCATTATCGCTTATTGGATTGCGAACTTTTGTCCGAGGAATGATAATGGATGGAATTTTCTTTTTCATAAGTGTATGGTAGGCACGCCCCGACTCGAACGGGGATTAACAGTTTAGAAGACTGTAGTCCTATCCCTTGAACGACGCGCCCATAGATACACTATCAAGTTACGCTAGATGCGTCAAGCTCTTTTTTAATTCTTTCTAAGTCAAGAATCATATGCGGAAGCATTGCAGGGTGTGGTTCTGATACACCTCGCAACCAGCGAAAAACTGTCGGCTTACTGATGCCGAACTCTTTGGTGATGACTGAAACTTTATGTGCATCGACAATTTCTTTAACGAGGCTTAAAAATTTTTCTTTCATAATAAAAACCTCAATTGTTTCTGTACTCGGTTATAGAGGTCAACCAACCGGAGATTGCAGCTTGTTCCCGCGAGCAATCTAAATTCGCGGCCGAATACAGCTCACATTTCAATCTGTCATAGTGGCGCTGGACGAACTACTTTTTAACTTCTGGAGGTAAGCAAACTCTTAAACAAACCTCATTAGCTTTTTCTACAGAATTTTTGAAGGATTGGACTTGTTCATATACGCATTGATTTAAACAAGTGGATTGTGGAAAAGCATAACAGCTAGTCATCAAAGTTAATAATAGATATTTCATATTAGTTCTTAATAACACAAGTTCCGCTCACGCGGACAAACTTGCCGGTAGCAGCCTCTTTAAATTCCCAACCGTCGCTTTGCGAAGTGGTGGCAATCTTACCAGTTGAATCGCCTTCATAAATTACTTCACCACCTGAATAACATTTAACATGTCCAGAATCGCCAAGCGTAGTAAGGTTAGCAAATTCAGCATCAGTACAGCCAATAAGCATCAAACAAAATAAATATTTCATTGCAACCCCAACGCTTGGGCCATACGCTGAGCCAAGTCAACATGACAAAAGAACGCAGCAAACCCAATGATAAGTGGCGAGGGCTCAACAAGAAGAGCTAGCAATCCAACGACTGCGCTTGCCTTAAAAGCTAATACAATGCCATATATAGACAAAGCCAAAGGTCCAAAGCACAGAGCAATAAAAACAATCAAACCAAGAACACTAATAGAAGCTAATGCATTTTTCATATTATCTCCTTAATTATTTTTAACTAAAATTTCTTTACACATTTTCCAATTTTCTTTTATCCCGTCAATACAATATTTTGCATCTATATATTCTATATTTTGGTCGGGATACATAAAACGAACTTCTTCACAATTATCATAAGACAACAACCAATTATTTATTGAAGATAATTTATTTTTTAATAATAAATGTTCTTCTGGTTTCATAAAGCAAGAATATAAATTCTTTCCTTGTTTATAATAGGGAGGGTCTAAATAAAACATTCCATTGTTATACTTTTCTAAAAACAAACTAAAATCATAATTGGTACAAGTCAATCTTCCTGAAAATAACTTTACTAAATCATCTATTGATTTGTGAATCTTTTTTAGATTATATCTACAATTTACTTTCCATTTGCTTTCTTGTTTTAATCCACCAATAGGTCCAGCAGTTTCGATTCCAGAAAACGTACAACGATTAAAAAATATCGCATAATATGCTTTTTCTATATTTGTAATTGGTTTTGTATTTTTGTTATATATAAATAATTCAATTGTAGGAATTTTTTCAATTAAACTTTTTAATTGAAATATTTCTTCTGGTTTATTTTCTGATATAATCTTCCAAAAACAAAATATATTTTCATTTAAATCGTTCATATATATATTAACATCTGGATATTTTTTAGCTACCGCTATAGCTACAGAGCCGACCTCCAACAAAAACATCATAGAAGTTATCATGTCCAATAATCATCTTATCTATGTGTGGCATGATAAATTTCATTAGTTTTTTCTTGCTGCCTGGATATCTAAAAATCATAGGTCATGATACCTTTGCATCATTGTAGTTGTAAAGAAATTTCTTTAGTATTTGGTGAAAGAATGTGCTTTTCATCGAAAGTTTGTTCAAAATTTTCAAAGCCGTCTTCAATAAAAACAAGGTAATTTTTTGAACCATATTTTGCTCTTAACATTTCCCAGCTTTGCGTGCGCGCGGCGATTTCTTTTATTTGTTCTTCCTTAGTCATTTCTGTTCCGTCTTTATGCTTAAGAACTTTTCCACACTCTACATATTTTCCAGTTTTTTCCGAAATGTCCCAAATTCTACTTCTTTTTAATTCTCTATCTTTTGGACTTGTTCCCTGTCTGTTTTTGTCATTTACGATATCTTTAGACGCATCGTAACTATGATTTGTTGGAATCTTGTTTACGCCAGATATAGTTTCAATACCTTCTTCTTTAAGAAATTCTTTAATTTCGTCTAGTGAATAAAATGCAAATGATTTATATTTTATTTTTTTACCACCTTCATTAATAATTCCATTTCCTTTTGGAACTTCAATAATCCCATTTAATGGATTATATTTTAGATATTTTTCTGGATTAGTGTAAAAATCCTTTACTTTTTCCATAAGTCTGCGCGAACCAAAAATAGGATACATTAAATTTTCACGTCCATATCCTCCATTTCTCATAATTCTTTGAATATAAGAATCTACTTTTTCTAAATCGCTCATGGCGGGCTCATACCACAATAGGCAGTTTGCTCTTCCGAACTCTTTATTTTTTCCTGTAAATGAAATATCACTTCCTGCCGCAAAAGCATTAAAAATTAATGCAAATATAACTGTGTTTTTTCCATAACCTGCCTCTAAAAATTCTGAACTACTTTCTAGTAATTTTTTTGCTTCTTGAATACTTCCGTCCGCGCCGTCGTGGTCACCATACGAATTAATAATTGGATTAATGCCTTTTTTATTGCATTCGCGAAAAATAATTTCTTTTATTTCTTTTTTGTTTTTACTACTTCCCATTCTAAGTATAGCAACGCCAGTTTTTCTATTAACTGATTCATAATACTGAAAAGTAGTATCTAAAACATCTTCTAGATTTTTGCGTTCATTTCCATTTTTATCTTTATAAACATCTAAAAGCTTTTTGTCTTCTGTTGGGTGAAATCTTCCTGATGCGAGAATTTTTTCTACTGAAAAGTATTCTTTTGAAGTTTTCAAAACTACAAAATCAAAAATAGGTGGATAAGATTGAGCGGCAAGAGCCGCTGCAAATGGCGTCGCAGAAATAGACAACAAAAACAAATTTTGTGGCCAATTTTCCCTTGGTTTACGCAAATCTACGTTGAAACGCTTTAGTAAATTTTTATTGTAAATTCCTCCTTTTCCTTGTCCGGCGTGACACTCGTCATTGATTACCATAACAACAAATCCGTTATCGACATCTTCTTTAATTTGTTCGTTTAATTCTTTGTACTTTTTTGTTTTTGTTTTTAGGTCATCAGAATGAAGAATTTTAATAAAGGGAAATTTCATTCCTAATTCAGAATAAAATTCAAAAGCTTTATTTACATTTTTTTCTAAATGTGTTTTTAGCTCAGTACTGCTTAACGTAAGCACATAATAAACCTTTAGTTGTTTTTGATTTTCAATAAATGATTTATTATTTTTAATTCTTTCCATCATAAGAAGAGCGGTATGGTCGGCAGTTATAGTTTTGCCAGCCTGTGGAGAAGAAATAAGCAACACATGCTTTTCTCCATTTGTAAATTTATTATAAATTTCATTTGCTGCTTTAATTTGCTGCTCATAAATCTTATACTCTCCAGTATAAAAATTATGATTATAGTAAAGAATTTTATTATCTTTAGATAGAAAATGGTATTTAAGTTTTTGAAAAATATTCATTGTGAATGGTCCTTTTTATTTTGAAATGATTAGTTTAAGTACATAATTTAAATGATAGTCTCTTTCCTATCAGTCAAGTATTTCCTGTTTGGCTCCAACGCAGTTCTCCCGTTGTCGAAAACCCAATTAGAAGGAGCCATTACAGCCCTAACATTCTCTTTGGTCTGGCCACAACCGCTTGCCAAGCTTCACAACTCTAGCATAGCTTTGCGTTTTTTGTCAAGACTACAATCCACCAAATCTTCCGTGCGTTTCACAAACAATAGAAGCGCGCACCCACTTACCTACATTGCCACACTTAGGACAGCAGTCTTGGCCATGCATTGGCATAACGCTATTCATTAAGCGTTTGACAGCAGGGTCAATACCTTCAAAAGAAATTTCTTTCTTAAGAATTTCTTCTTCTAGGTCGCGCGAAAAGATATAGTCAGGAATAGAAAAGGGATATTGTTTAGCCATTTTTATATCTTTATAGAGGTAACAATAATCTTCTTCTTTTGTATCGACGTTTATTCCTGGATAAAGCTTATCTTTAGTCTTTAAAGTAAGAAACCAAGTATTAACAGCAACTCTATAATCATTGAATTCATCTTTAAAGAACGGGTGTTCATATCCAGCGCCTGGTGCAATAGGCGGGATTTTTGTTTCAGGTGGAACGTAGCCAATAGTCTTATTTTTAAAGTATTTAGTACTGTATTGACTAGGAATACCAGTTTCGTAAATTGGATAACCTTTGTACTTTTTCTGTGGACCTAAAAATGGTCTAGTGGTAGCATTGCCATCCCACTTGCCATAAATTAGTTTAAGTTTTTTAAGTGAAGCTTCAATAGAAGTACCTTTAGCAGTACTATCATCAAAATCTTTAATAATTCCGCTTTCAACTGGAAAAAACACCTCCATTACAATGTCGGGGTCTTCCATATTGATATAATCTTCATAAACTTTAGTACTGGTATTCCATTTGGCGTCATCGAAGCAATTATCGCCTGACATCATAGTCACGCCAGACTCTTCACGCAATACTCTAATGTATTCTCGAATAGCTTCCATTTCATTGGGCGCTTTATAAAGAAAGTCACACGTTTCTTCATTGACAGACCAGCAAGCGTCTATGCCGCCATCATAAAAACGGGAAAACATTAAAATATTATAAGACTTCAATGACATAAATTATCCTTTTGTAAGAGGCTGAAGAATCTTTAAATCTTCTTCATTATCTAATTCAAATTCATCAATCTCTTCATTGATTTCGCCGCCGTCATAGTCAATCGGGTTCATCTTTTCAAGTCGTTCTAGCTTGGCTTGGTAATAAGCCGGCGTAGTACCACCAGCAAATTCATTAATATATTTTTTTGTACCTTCTAAAGCGCGCCAATAAGAATTGGCTTTTACAATCTTAATTCGCTCTTCTGCTTTTTCTTTGGTAGACCAAAGAGAATCAATAGACCAATCTGAATAGCTGCCAGAAGAAACTAAATAAACAATCATATTAGCGACCCTTCTTTAATTCTCTTTGTGCTTTGATTTGGCGCGCACGATAAATGAACCAAACAAAGCACAAAGTATTAATAATACCCCACTTGGTACCCAAGTCTCTATTGACTGACATAACCTCTAGTGCAAAATAGATATTGATTGCAGAGAGAGCTGCATAGAAATAATAAACGTAAGGATTACCAAATACAAAATTAAGAGCTTTAATTAAAGGTTGCATAAAATTTTTCCATTTCAAAATTACATATACTAAATGCCAAGCTATAAAAGCTTCAAAAACTAGAGCAGAATAGTAAATAAATAGCTTGTCAAATTCACTCATCAAGATATTTAAGGTTCCTCGTTTGGTACCGGCGCCATAATGCCAGTTAACGTATGAGGCAATCCATACGCATGTCCTAACTCATGTTGAAGCATTAATTCTAATCTGCTGCAACGAGTAGAATCATTAAATAAAATGATTTTATCAGGTGCCTTCCATTCTCCACACTTACCATCTTGGCCTACTGGCATAGTAATAACTTGAACGGCAATGAGTCTACCATCTTTTAGACGCAGCGCTGTACCTTCGCGAAAAGCTCTATTTCGCAGGTCAATCACTTCATCAATACCATCCAATGGAGCGCAAGCCATTAGCGATAGTAAGAATAGATATTTCATTGCTCAACTTCCCATTCTGTTATAGTAAACCATTCAGCTTTTTCATAATTTGGATTGGCAGCAACGCGTTTATTTAATTCTTTTTCTGCTAACTCTTTTGTAGCATGAACACTCATAATGCAAGCATAATCACTGCGCGGTAATTCAAAATATAAAATATGTACTTTCATTGCTCATGCTCAACATCTTCTTTAATATCGTGCATAATTGCGTAATAAACGCAGACGGCACAAACTTTTGGATATTTTTGTGGAATGTATTTAGGATACTTAATTGGATTAGGTTTAAGTTTTTCATACATTTGAACATCTTCCTTTGTAATAGGAAGTTTACACTTGATACAATCTGGAAGAATTTCATTCATCTTCGACCTCTATTACAAAAGAGAAATTTAAAAAAGAAATATCTAAATATTGATTAAAATTCTTTTTATCCCAACACAACTCAATTGCTGGCAATATTGTAAGAGTTTTATCAAACAAATAAAATGAAAAAAGAAATCTACCAATTGCGTAAACTGTATATTTCCCGCCAGTGCATGGTTGCATTTTTAATCTCTATCTCTTTTGCGAACATTTAGTTGGCAATAATAAACTGCTTCACTACCACAATTCCACAATTTAATACCGCAACTAGTTTCTGCGTAGTTGCCACAATAAACGGTACCGAGAGAAATGTCAAACAAATAACCAGGTGAAGGCTGGCTAGCAGGCTCTACCATGACGCTTCGCTGGTGTGCTTCCTGGCGCTCTTTGGTGCGCCTTGTAGACCACAACAGACAAGCCAAAAGCCATATACAAAACTAAAAACTTCCAAGAAACTAAAAATCTAAGCATATTAATTCCTTTTAATCATTACAGCAATATTCAACTACGCGCTTCCAATAACCATTATCCCAGCAGAACCGCTTTTCATCCAATGAATGACAATCTTTACTACCAAAATAAACTGAAGTTCCTTTGTTGTCTTCAGCAATCTTTTGCGCACTGGTTACGGCATGTTCGTATGCGTTGATACCAGTAAAATGCTGAGTAATAAACTTTTGTCCCTTTACAAGATATCGAATATAATATTCAGTCATACTATTTCCTTATTTAAGGCCAGCGGCTTCGCGAGCAACGCTTAACATTTCTTCGTAGCTGAATGTAATTGGGCAAGTTGCAAGCTTATAAACTGCTCGCGTAGCTAGTTCTAAAGCCTCTTCCCGCGCCTTTTCGACGGCAAAGGTGGCAGTATCAATGTCGATATTTACGCCGCTTTTGGGCTTATTCTCAAGTTTCTCAGCAGCCTGAAACAGGTATTTCCGTGCGTTAATCATTTCTTTTCTTTCGGTTTGTAGGTTTTAATATAATCAATCAAGGCGAGTGTCAAGTCTTTGTTTGAGATTGTACCAGGGCGTTTACCAGCAAGGTAGCAGGCATTGTCAATAATTTGTCCGGCGCGCAAATGAGGAAATGCATTGATACCTCTATAAATTGCATCAAAGACTTGTTCTTTTTCTTCCATATTAAGTCCTTATAATGGTTGCGAGTTTCCACCAGAATTCAAACCAAAGTTTACCTAATTTGTTTTGTTCTACTAGTGAAGTTTCGTCTGATTGGTTTGTTTCGCAATTAGGAAAGTAGCTGTAAAACCACCATGATACTGGCCCGTCTTTAGCAAATCCAATATATGGGCGTGGTTGCCAGAATGCAACCTTTATAAAAAACAGCTTAATCAAAGCATTTCCCTAATATATTGCAAGACTAAATCTACACCTTCTGCTTTGCCTTGTAGACGCATCCATTCGTGAGCTTGTGATTTGTCGCGCAGCTTATTCAATTCAGAAATAGCTTTTAATGTGCGAGCTTCAAGTTCTTTAACTTTTTCTTTATATTCATAAAAATCGCGGCCATATTCTTCCCACGTATCTTCATTCATATTATTCACAATCGCATTCTTCTGGCTCGTCATCGCCAAAGCCAAAGCCTGGGTCATCTGCATCGGCAAAGACAACCTTAAGCTCAATGATTCTACCTTCATGATTGCGTCTAACATAAACAGGATAAGAACCGTCGCCATATCCTGATTGGACACAAACGCCTAAACCTGGATGCCCTAAATCATAATTAAATTGAACAGCCGGCGCCCCTTGAAAGCCCTTATCGTGCATTGCTTTGGCGGCTACTTCTTCCTTATTCCAAAGACTATCACAAAACTCATGCCAATTTTTACCAAGTTCTTTATTTTGGTCTCCCTTATCATCGTCATTATGGTGAATGATATAGCAGGGGTCGCCTACCCAACACAAACCGGCATCAACACCAATTGTACCAACTTCATCCCATTCGTCTTTGCCGGCAATAGGAAGTTTACGAATGCGTGCACGCTCTTCATCTTTGGCTTTAAATTCTGCCATAATTTTTTCTACTTCTGGGTCGCGTTTATCAATTATATTTTGTACTTCTTCAAGAAGTTTATCAACTTTTTCATCACTCATAATTTACTCCTGTTCTGAAGTTTTAATTGGTTCTGGAGCTTCTTCGGTCGGCGGCACAACAGCAACTTTATTATCGGTTAACCAAAGACGAAAATCATATAAAGCTTTATCATCTAAAATAACTTCATCCCAAATAACTGATTGTCTTGGTTGAGTAAGATACTTAAAGATTGCAATAACTCTTTGCCAAAAGGGAAGAAATGGTGAGAGCTGAAAGCTTATATATCGCTCATTATCATCAAACTTTTGAAGAACTATCAAATGTTGTGGACTGCGACAAGCGCAAGGCACATAAGCTTCAGTGTAATTCATTTTGCTTCCTTAAAAATCTTATCAAAAACCTTATTAAATAGCAAGCACTCTCCGCGCATACGGTCAGCTAATGCACTATCTTCTTTATCTTTACAGGGCTGGCAAATGAAACTCCATGCATATCCAGCGGCTCCAATAGAACCATTTGTCAATTCATTACAAAGAATACATTTACGCATCTTTAATTTCCTTTTCAAACATTGCTTCAAACATATAAAGAACATCTTCAAAGGCTTTTTGTTGACCAAGTAAGAATGTGTTTTGTTTGTCTTGCTCAATCTCTTCGTTGATAAGCTTTACATAATCTTCAAGCTTTACAAAAAGTCTTTTGATTTTTTTATTGGGAGCGTTGTCATCTAGTGAATTAAAATAATTAACAGCCTGGTCAAATGTCCCATTCGTCAATAAATTTTTAATATTCATTAGAATATTATATGTTTCTAAATCATTCATCTAAGCAGTTTCCTTATTGGCGTAAGAAATGAATTTAATAAGATTCATCATTTCTTGCGTTGCTTCCCGAATCATTACACCTTCGGCAATATATTCTTTTTCAAGACCAATATCTTTTAGACATCGCGCCATATCAACATGCCAGGCAATGCTGCCACGAACAGTAGCTAGACGCATGCGTGCAATACGAATCTTTTCTTGATTAGATTGAGTCATTATTTAACCTTTTTGTTTTTTTGAGCAGCTTTAATAACAATATCAAACGCAGTCTTTGCTTCTTTAGCTAAACCAGCACCGCCAAGTCCATGCGATACATCGTCAAGAACTTTTCTACATTCTTTAACTAAAGCAACTGCTTCACTTAAAGTTTTTGGTTTAGTTAGTGGTTGAAGCTTCGTAGGTTTTTTCATCGTATTTCATTTCCTTATAATAGCTTATTAATACTTTGTTGGCAATAGCATGGTCTTTAAGCTCATGCTTTGTAAGATACTGCTGAGCGCCGACAATACCATTTAGCCAGCACAAATAGATAAGGTCGGGATTAGATGCGCCAACTTCTTTCACAATTCTGTCATAGAAGCGAGAAGCAACCTCTTCTTCTAGTTCGTGGTTATATGACATATATTGATTAAGTTCTTCGTTATTCATATCTAATACAGTCGCATGCTTCTTCATAAGGCGCGGACTATGAAACACTACATCCTTAATGAGAGAGATTGTCAAGCCATATTTTCCAAAAGCTTTAGTTCCAGTATCGATACCGCGAGTAATAACTTCGTGGTCTACATTCTTGCCATCGCCTGACTCAATAATCCGAATAGCCTTAAGAGTAACTTCTTTATTCCATTCTTGAACGACAGTACATTCTTGCGTAACAGAGAGAGACATTATCAATAACAGCATAAGCTCCACCTTTATTTGATTGCTTTTAATCTAACTAAAATATTAAAACATTTATCACAAGTCGGTTCTTCAAACGCTTCAGGAAAATGAATGCCCGCCAATGCATCAGCTCTGACGCTATTACAGACCGCGCGCAAAGTCAAGAGGTCAAGTGCGTGTGTCAATAGGTCATCTCGGGTACCTGCCCGGTATACACCACACATCGTCTCTATAGTCAAGAACTTTCTTTCCGACGTGGGAGGTGGAGCGTCGAATTGATAACCTTGGTCTGAATAGCGCATATAAAACCACCTTTTAAACTTTTGCAGTACGATTAAACTTTGCCATCGATAAGCAATTGCTCTAGGCGAGCCAATGTCCAATCATCTTCGGTATAGAATAAATCATTCTTGTGAGGATTGAGCATTGAAAGCAATTGCCAGAAACGCAAGTCAGGATTGTTAGCCCACAGTTCTGTAAGCTTAAGCATAATTGGATAGATGCGATTAGGGTCGCGCGGCTTGCCACCAAAACCTTTTAGATATTCTTCGATAGTTTTATTCATCGGAATGCTACCCTTCGTTTACTTGACGCTCGAAAAGGATTAAAATTAAACCACGGCAAATCCAAAGGCTCATCTGAGAAATTCAACAAGCTGCTTAATGAAACTCTTTCACTATAAGATTCAGCGTTTTGTCCGCCAATACCTACGTCACCTAATCGACTCGCAAACACAACTTTAACTTGACACCCTGTTCCTTTATACTCTGCGTACAATTGCGGTCCGTTAGTAATCTCAATGAAGTCGCTGGCAGGCAGACGCATATAGGCTAATGCCATTCGCAAACATTCTGGTTGTGTCTCATCATCAATGTAATCGTCGCAATGCTTGAAGTCCATTTAGTCCGCCTTATAGGTGTGTTTACGAAACGCGATGACCTTGGCAATAGGTGCAGGCTTAGCTACTGGGGCAGGTGGCGTGGCAGTGCCTAGCGTGCGCTTGCAAACGTCAATGACTTGCTTGGCGATATGCACATAGCCTTGCTTCCACTCGCTGCTACGGCTGGTATCTTTCTTAGCCCATTCAGTAAGCTCTTCAAGATTAACTTGCAACTCTTCAAATGCTTTTTTATAATCTGTTTCTTTCATTTTAATTTCCTTCCAATGATTCTTTCTTTTCAAGTAATTCTGACTTTAGTCTACGGGCTGCACCGCTAGCGATACCAGCTAGACGCGCGTGATAAGCCGTTGTGCGTCCATCGTTAATGACTCCGCGCATACCAGCCGGTGAAGGGACTTGGCTTACTTGCTCAAATGTCTTGTAGTGAATGCGTTGAATTGCGCCGCCGTTGGCAAGATATTCTTCAATAGATTGTTTCATATTAATTCCTCAATAAGCGTTAATTACACATTGATTGCGTTGCATAGTCCACACAGATTGTCCAGTTGTATTGTCTACATCTTGATAAAGAATTGTAGTAATTAATGTTTCTCTATCAAGAGAGATGGTCCAAAATCCATAATCAGCAGGTGGAACAATATCATAAGTAAAAATAACTGCTGCTGTTTGTGCTCCGTTTTGTGTAGCAGCATAATTTGCGCTCGCACCATATTCAGCGACATTACCATACACGCCAGCAGTTGCAAAAATATTTCCACTACCATCAACATCAACACTATAAGTAAATTGAAGATAGGTATTTTCAAGGGCGCCACCACAATGTGCAGAGCCAGTAAATGCAGCCGTAGCATTGCTCCCGTCTTTACCGTTTGTTCCGTTGATACCATTAGAACCATTTTTGCCAGCAGGTCCAGACGGACCAATTTGCGCGCCACAAGCAATCATAAAACTAAAGATAAAAATATTTTTCATTTTGTTTCCTTTGGAAGTGTATCTGCCCACAACAATACCTTAAGATTTTTTTCGGTGTCCATCAAGCAAAGGTCATTAGCTGATTCTACATATTTAAGATAGTCAGTGAGAGTATTTGCTTCGTTTTGGTTAGTAGCATAGAAAAGGTTGGCGAGCCATTGACTACTTTTCTTGAGGTCGCTATTCTTATAGCGTGCAATCAAAAGCTTTGTAATCGGCGTATCCATATTAAACTCCTTAAATGTATTCGGCGACCTCGCCAAAGATAACGCGCTTCACATCGCGCGTTTCATAGTGGTAAACGTATTCAAAATTAGGTTCAATGTATTCTTGAGTCTCAACGTCAATCTCGCCTTGTGGTTCACTCTCTAACACTTGTCCACAGAATGCGTCAAGCCAAACATCACTTAGTTCCGCGTCGGCCCACTCACCAACGCGTTTCACCGCTGCTTTAAAGCCTGGCCAGCGCACGTCACAGCTACAGTCACTAGTGTAGTCCGCCCCGCAGACATCGCATCCCTGCAATGGCCCAAAGTAAAGGTCGCAATAAGCGAGGTTGGCAAGGCGCTGAATATCAGCAGGCATCTTTTCGCGGAAATGCTTAGCAACCAACTTATCATTTTCATTGCGCTTCATCTTATAGTCCTTTGAGATTGTAGGGATTGAAAGAGATTAATGCTTCGCCTCTGTGTCCTTCAAATGGAACAAAGGTTTTATCTTTAACTAATCGAATTATTAAACGTCTACCTGTTTGTTTACTAAACCGCTCGGCACTAGCAATAAACTTCCATGCTCTAACGGGAGGTTGAATGTAACCATGCTGCAAATACTTTGCTAATTTCTTCTTAGTTGTGACATGATACAGTGCGCTCATATTATCACCTATAGAAAAAGTAAATCATGGTAGACTGGAATAGAATAGCGGACATCAGAATTATCAGTCCGATTAGATTGCCAGTTAGCCACGCTAGAAAGATTTGCCAAGTCCTATTCATTTTATTTTGGGAATGGATATTCCTTAAACTGACTGAGATAATTAATTCCATATTCAGTCCATCCTGTTTCTTTTTCTATATTAAAAGCATACTTCATTGGAGTAAAGTCATCAAAGAAGACTTGACACTTACCAAAGTAATTCTTAATCTGTTGTGTATTCCAACCAATCTTAGCATCAAAGTGCTTATCTTCGGCAAAGATATTTTCAATAGCGCCCGCTTCAACTACACGGTATTCATAGAGTGCTGTACCGACTACACCTTTAGTGACAAGAATATAGATACCGTTATCAGCGCTCATTCCATCGCCTATCTAATGTATCTTGTGTTCCAGCTACATAACCAGCTTCGTGGCCACGAGCATACGCAAGCTTTTGTTCTGTTTCTTTATAGTCTTTGATGCCTTCTTTGTATCCTTTAAATTTGCAATCACGAAAAGCTTTTGCCAATTCATCACACAAGCTAGGTGCGTGCGGAAAATAACGATAAGCCTGTTTATCTGCCCAATCTTTTTTCATGGTCGATGCAACCTTTCAATGACCTTTTCATAACCCCAAGCTTCACCACGATATGAAGCGGCAGCATAGCTATCAGCATCAGTTTCCTCTAATGCTTTTTTTTGCGCATAGTTTCTCTTATCTGTAAACTCTTTAATTAATTCTTTTTTATATTCTTTGATTGTCATTTCTTGCCCCATATAGCATAGCCCCAACACAATCCTAGAACAAATGCAACCGGAACGCAAGCAAGAATCTTATAAAAACTCCGAACAACAGAATCAAAAGACTTTAGAATAGAATCAAATGATTCATTTTTCTTTTTGCTAAGCTCATCCATAGCTTCAAGATGCTTTTGAACAGATACTATAAATTCATTTTCGTTCATACTAGGTCCAATCCAAGTTAATTTTCCATTAACGCGCACAGGTACAGAGCGTCCAGCTTTATGGTGCGCAGCGATTGCTTCTTTAACAGCTTCAGTAAAAGCATCGGTCATTGCCTGTTCTTTATCTGAAGGAGTTGGCGGCTTCACTTAGCATTCCTAATAGCTTGAATTTCTTTAAATTTAATCAAAGCTTTACATAGATTAGTAACTTCGTTATCGTATGCGCGTGAACTAGGGTCATCAGAATCATTTGTATTGGCAATAAAATTACAATCTTTATACAAATCCCACAAGTCTTCTGTAGAAATTTCTTTAATATCTTTTAAGAGTTGATTGATAAACTGAACTGAATTCATATATGCTCCATTTAAAAGGATACGGTGCCATCTATAACAACAGGCTCAGGAATATCATTGCCACCATCATATGTAAAGGAACTATCTTTACTGGATACGACAGTTTTTTTGGTATTCTCTGTGATTGTAATACCTGTTTGGCTAAAGATAGCGCGCATTGGTCGCACAACAGTACAAGTCACAGTAAAGCTTGCAGAGGATTTGCGACCCATATTCATAGGGGCGTGCGATACCAACAAAGATAACAATAAAATATTCATATTATTTCAACTTACAGTTAGGACAAATAACTCTAACTTTAAAATCGTTTGTGCCATCTGCCCAACACTCTTCAGATACTCTAACATGCCAACCAAGCGCATGCGCTTCACTTCGCCAATCAAGCTGCAATTCTACTACACCGCTAGAGCGGTCAACATCTAGTTCAAGGTCGCCTACGGTTTCATTCTTACAAAGATGAAAGTCGCACTTTATTTTTGCTGGAATTAGAATCATTTTTAACTCCTCTAATGATGACGCGATTACCTTGCGAATCAAGTGACCAAACTTTCAATCTCTTATTGAAAGCTCCCATAATGATTGCATAATCAGTTAATACAATATCTCTGTCTTCGTATCTGGTTGATTGTCTACCTTCAAAACCCATATAATATACTGGCTTAGTTGGTTTAAACATTAGATTGTAATCCCGCTCTTATCATACTTCTCTGACAGAGCATAGAGGTTATCGACATGAATATCATAGCATGGGTGACACAAGGTCATATCAGGATAGCACAAGCTAACGGCACGGCGCATTGAAACTTCTTTAGCGCACACTGTACAAGCTTTCTTTGGATTGAATGAAGTATTGAATTTATTAGGACGCGTCATATTAATCCTCTTCTGTTTCTTCTTCAAATGGAATATTAGGCCAATAGATAACTGTACCTTTGCCCATACTATCTTGTTTGGCATCGCGTAACATTTTAACAATATAGTAAGATTCTTCACTGTTTGGCTTGCCGCCGCAACCATTATCTATTAAGTCTGCAAATAGATTTAAAACATCATCATCGGTTACTACGGCTAGACAAGTATCGCCATACATACCTCTACCACTGTAACTCTGACAATCAAAACCGGCATTTTCTAACAGTCCTTGTTCTAAGCTCATGTCTATTCCTCGGTTAGTACCAATTCGTCTGCAATAGATTCATGCCAATGTGAAACATTTTGCTCAGCAATCCAATCACGCAAAGCGCTGAGTGCCCCTGGATTATCTTCTAGGAAGTCTTCAATGGTATGATAATTGCTATCTAGCGCATTTATAAGCTTTGTAAAATTACGCGGCTGCTCATAAGAATAGATTTTATTTTGCTGCTCCCATTCATCCAACAACTCTTCAAATTCAACAATTTGAATTTCTTCTTCAGTCATATTACTTTCCTTTAATTTGAAAGAACATTTCGGCTTGAATTACCACATCAGAAATAGAGTCGCCATAGAAATGATGCTTGGGTAATTGCATTCCACCAATAGACAAAGCCCACTTACTACCATCGCCCGTAAGAACACGAGTTAGATTAGTCCCTGGAACATTGTTGTTGGCGGCCTCTTCAAGTGCATGAATACGCTTTTCAAATGACATATATTTTCCTAAAATGCTGGTGCATTTACATAAGGACCGACAGCAACAATCTGACTATAATCAACCGTATCATTAGCGCGACCCTTCTCTGACGGTTCAAAAACTTTATATTCAGTAGGCCAGCCCATTCCATTGGCATCTTTTTGGCGCTGATTGATATCTGTCAAGATAACATCCCTCACGCCAACATCACTATATCGAATACGAATCCATCGACCAGGAACTAATTGAGATTTTTTAAAATTCTTCTTCATTGTAATTTTCTCCTATTGAAATTTTACGGTACGATTAAGCTCCAAGACTATTTGATGCACAAACAATACAACGACCACAAGAGCAAGCGCTCGCCTCAATGTCAAGAGTGTTGACTTTCAACGCAGCCACACGGCGCAATTCATATTGCGTTACGCCGCGATTCATGCCGTCAATTTCAACGACTCGAATGTGGCGAGCATCCAACAATCGCAAGTCGCTATTGAGATAGCGCGACCTTTGCTTTTGTGTAGTGGGACTATAGCGAGTAGTGTTGTTAATTACATAGCTTCTATCTTCAGACCAACAAAACAACATGGTACTATAAGATGTGCATTCTTGCAATAGTCCACTATCATTACTGTAGACACGACACAAATTTCCATTTCTTCTTACGGTCATTTGATTAGTCCTTCCAATGCTTTAGTTGGAACCCAAATAGGCGCAATAACAATACGAATAATCTTTGTTTCAGAATCGTGAGCAGGATATTTCTCTTGCATTACAATCTGACACATAAGACAATATACAAAAAAGACAATCCATTTAATCATATTGACCTTTCTTTCATTTATTTTCTTCGTACCATTTATTTAATTTTTTATCAAAATCTTTACTTGCTGATTTATTCCAGTGCGGTTTTTCAATAACGATTGCTTGTTTAGTTCCTCGCATAGCTGTTGTGTATGTCTTAATTCCGGCAATCGCTGCATAATGCATTCCAAGAGCAAAAAGATTGCCACCTTCAATAGCGGTAAATTGTCCACCATTTTTAGCATAGTTGTGCAACCAAATTACAACATTATCTTCATCAACTAAAAGAATATTATTTTGGTCATACACCTGAAGTATTTTAAAGTTATCATTTTCATTAATTTTTACTGGAACTTTTTTAATATTATTTAGTGTTTCATTTCCTTGTTTAAGTTTGTTGATTGTCTCTAAGATACCTTCGTCATAGTTAACATCTAAATATCCTGATTTAATAGCTAATTGTTTTAGTTGAGGTTTAATCCATTCTGTCAAAGCTTTTTCTTTGTCTTGCTTTGCTTGTTCGTCATCGCGCTCTTGTTGTTCTTGGGCAGCATCTTCCGCTGCTTTCTTTTTATCATAAAGAGAATAGCACTCTTCACACTTTACCAATATACTGGTAAGATTGTCTGCACTTTCAATACATTGAGAACTTTCAGGTCCAAATGGACGAGAGCAATAATAGCCAGATTTGTGTTGTTTGCGGCCCAAAGGATACTTATTACGATTTAATGCATTAAGTAAAGTTGCTTCTTCTTGTTCGCAATTTTCTTTGCGCCCCTCTTGTCCTTCAAACACTTCGCCATTAGAGGGACAGTCTGATGCGTTGGCTTTAGTACTTGTAAGAAGAACCATCAATCCAATAATAATCTTTTTCATTTCGTTTTCCTTAGCCAATTAGCCCAATGATATATGATATGCGGTATCCACCACACAAAGCTCATAAAAATGCATTGACCAATATCTTCGTTCCTATTGAATGTAATTGAAATAAAAACAATTGACATTCCAATACCTAAAAGTAAACTTACCAAGAACCAAGTTAAAAACAACTTGTTAATAAATTCTTTCATTTTGTTTTCCTTTAGATTTTATTAAATCGTTTTTTAGTCCAATAGCCAGGACCGGGTTTATCAATCCCTAATTGTTTACAGTGCTTTTCTATTGCCTTATCACTAACGCCTAGATGCTTTGCTAATCGCCATGTTGATTGCTCCCATACAAGCTTTTCTAATTCTTCTTTATTCGGCCATATTATCTTTGGAAGAGAATTAATTTTGCCGGCACACGGTTTGCAACGGATAGCTCCATCACTTATTTCTTTTGAACAGTCCTTGCATAATTTTATTTGATATCTATATTCTGGCTTATATATTTTTAGTTTCGGTTGTTTTGGTAGCGTATCACCAATTGTATATTTTTTATTTTTTCCTCTATAAGTATTTGTTTGAGCGTGGCAATTGGGGCATAGTAGTGTTAAGTTTTCTATACAATTATTGGTATTGTCACCACTAATATGTTCTAATTCAAGTGCTATAGCTTTTCCTTGCCATTCTATTAATCCACACACATAACATTTAGCTTCAAAATATTTTTCTTCTATTAAACGTTCGCGAAGCCTAGATGATTGATAGTGTGAGTCTTTTTTTAAAATGTCTACAAGAGCAATAGCCGGATTATAAGCATGAGTTTTACCTTTAAGGTGTCCGCTTTCCTGTAAAGTGTGATACGTCAATCTCATTCTTTTTTATATATGCTTTAACTGTTTTGTAATTGCCGACCTCTTGGCTTTAATCCAAGCAACACTAATACTTGAGCTATTGAATAACTTTGTTTACATATTTCTTCTAATTTTTCTTTTGTATAATTTACTTTCATACTATAAATAGTAGCACGAACTATCAAAAGTGTAAAGAGAATAATGGTAGCCCTGATGGGATTCCAACCCATACTTTGTCGATTTTAAGTCGATTTCCTCTAGCAATTGGGATACAGGGCCATTGCCATTATACCACTAACTAAACTGACGCGCAAGACATGGTTTATTAAAACTAGGAACGAACAGACGTTTCTTATAACCGTTACCAATATTGATACCACTAAAATACATGAATGCCTGACCAATATTTTTGCCAGTGAAAGAGTAGCGCGTCTTATATGCGCTCTTACCGCGTCCTACTTGTACCAAGAAAACAGTGTCATCAGTATAGGCAATTTTCTTACCATTCACTTCGGCTGTCTTAAACATATTATTTATCCTTTAGCTTTCAAAGTCAAATATTTCTTTGACTTTTTCATAATCGTATGCTTCAAGCTCCTCGCGCCGCACATCTTTAACGGTATCAATCAAAACTTCAATGTCCCAATCATCGACATTTTCAATAAGTTTTTCAATCATTTCTTCTTTGGTCATGATTGTTATCCTCTTTGTTTATTAACGGCTTCAATCAATAGACGCTGATAATAATTCACATCATGGCGTTGAGCAATCGACCATGTAAGCATGTCGCTAGCTGCAATGGCATCAAGCAATTCATCAAAGGCTTTGATTGTTCTACGATATTGCTCAGTGGAAGTAGGAATTAAACGCGACGCATTATTCATAGCACAACCAATTCTTCAAGCGCATTCTTATAGACATCGTGAAGATATTCTTTGATGTCATTGCGATTAGGACCGCTGATTTTAATATCTAGCCCCCAGATAAACGAAGGCTTGACAGTAATGATATGCTGCGTCCATCCATCATAACCGTGCTCATTCATATGATGATATTCGACAATCAACACAAGCTTATCTGTCGTTGATGCTTCACTAATCTTTGTACCGCAATCAATACCTGCTCCACTTGGCAACATACTTTGAAGCTTAGATAACGCTTGCGTATGCTTAAGATACCATTCATTATTACCCTTTGATTTACAGGTAAGGGCAGCATCCATCGTTTTGATAATAGCTTGAGCCAATGTATTCATCATATTCTAAACCTTTCTAGTATAGCGTTCACGAACATTTAGGTTATAACCAATTGCTTCTAGTTCTTTTTTAAGTGGTTCATATTCATGCGGCAATGCTCGGCAAGTTTGCCGGATACAATGATTGTAATCCGCTCCACCGTGCTGACCAACGTGCTGATAACTCATGCATTGCTCGTGATGAACGTCACTGTATGGCAAGCCAGGAAACAACGCGAGCAATTCGCCAGTCTCATAAAGGCGAAAGACAACAACAGTCTTATGCTCATCCATAAAGCAATTCTCCAAACATACTCAATTGCAAAAGGACATCCAAGTCTTCACCATCAGGCTCGCCAGTAACAATGCGCCCCACCATCGCATCATTCTTGAGCGTAGGCAAGAGCGTTAGACCGCGCTTAAGTTTAGCGAGAGTCATGCGCCGGCTACCTTTGTCTTCACGTGCTCGTTCATCTTTATCCATGTGCCACCAATAGCGCGCGTGAGCATTATTCAAAACATAGTCAGGCGTCAACGGAATATCAATAATTGCTCGTGTAGTTTTCATTGAACGATAACCTCATTGTATAGTCCGGCATATTCAATCACGCCATCAATTTGCTTCTCGCCCATTGTGATAACGCACTGAACGCCTACCCAAAGATGTGGCTTGCGCAATCGCTTGTTAAGCGCTATAGTCGCGTGCGTTTTTACAGAGGCATAAAAACAATCATCTTCAAACTTGAAGTCGAGCTTGCGCTTTCTTTTATTGGGCATCGTTGCTTCAGCATAGAAATGACATTTATTAAAATAGTTTTCCATTACTTACTCCTAATGATTGTGTATTCGAGCACATCGCCCGCCGTTACATGACCATCCCGCGCGAAATAAGGATAGTTATGCGTGAAATAAGCTTCGCCTTCGGCACTGCATACGCTCCATCCATCCGCCGAAAGCGTTTCTAGCCATGCATCGCACAACGCTTTATCTCGGTCGCCCGCTGCATTACTCGGCGTGTTATAATAATCAAAGCTAGATGCATCGCCATTAACCAAGTAGCTTGCCCAATGTGCGGGCGCCGTTATAGTATCAGTCTCGCAAGCCATATTTTTATCCTTTCAATAAATTAATCTAAAGCCGGCAATTGATTGTGGGAAAACAACAATATCTTCATTAGGAAATATTACTCTGCCCTTTTGCTTTGCTTCTATGTATGTGTTAGCGGTTACTTCGTGTCTCTTATCGCCTTTTTCATTCTCAACGTACCACACACGACTTACCGGCTTAACAGTGTCCAAAATAGCTCCAAAAAGCGTTTAAACGCCACTCTGCGCTGCGATGGCAGTGCGACTATACCCTAGGCTACCCCTGATTACTTTGGCGTGGCCTAGAGCGTTTATAGAATTAGGTAATGCGGTAAAGTTTTGTTAAGATTGAAGGTAATACAATCTTATACTCTTTAGAGAAAGCAATTAATAAGTCTCTAGTCTTATTTACTTCAATATCTGCGTCTTTTATTTCTTTATTAAGCTTCTTAGTATTTACTTTTACTTCATCTAGAATGGCAAGAACAGATTGTAGACCATCTTTGATTGCTTTTAGCTGTTTGACATTGGTGGAGCTTTTTGGTACGCATTCACCCGCGCTATTATACTCCACTAAACTCGCAAACATTTCTTTAAGTCTATTAGCTTGCGTATCTAGTTCGTTCTTAAATACTTTGATATATCTATCTTGGCTTATCATATATCCTCATCAGGCAAGGCGTCACCTTGCGACGCCCCTTATTTTTGGTGGGGCGTTTCGGATTAAGCTGCTTTCGTTCGCAGCTCGGCTTGTCTTTGCTGAAGTTTAGCAATTTGATTCTGCAATCTATTCATCTCAGAGCCAGCCGCATTTTCATTTTGATATCGTTGCCAATTCATATTCACATATTCAACGCCCTTTTGAGTAGGGATTGAACCAAACTTACGCTTACGCTCAATGAACAGGCATTCCGTTGCAACTTGCGTCAATGCTTCATGCGAGAAAGCGATACCAAAACTTTTCTTATTTTCATTTTCCAACTTCTTAAAGATGTGAGCCAAAACTGTTTCTTTAGAGTATTCGGTTGACATTTTATTTATCCTTTAGTTATAAGATTTTAATTAAGCCGCATCACGAAACAAAAACTTCAAACCATTATCATTGACTGACGTGCCACCATAGCGACCTTTTTCGCGAGAGACTAAGCCCAATTCTTTCGCAAGTAAAAGGCTCAATGACTCTGAAGGAGTAAACCCAAGTGCTCCCCCGACCTTTTGTGCAACTGCTCCGACCACGCGAACAACATACTTATCTTTAATCTTAGCGTCCATGATATTTTCTCTTTCAATTTGTCGGTTGCTTCATTGCCACCGATGATTGACTACATAGCACAGTGTGTGCCAAGGTCTATTGTTTGTGCTGCATTAGCGGAATGATTGAATATTTTGTGCCTTTGTGGATGAGCCCGCCGACACACTGCGTTACATTTATGCTACAGTGTGCGCAAACAGTGTAGCATTTTGGTACCTCACTTCTTATTGAGCAGCCTGCTTACGATGGCGCACGGCAGTAGGATGCCGCCGATGACCATGCAAAAACAGCCTACGGCTATCGAGTCTGACAGAGACGCCTTTGACTTCCGCTCAACCGGGACACAAGTCAAAGCAAAACCCGAGACTAACCAATAAGAGGCAAGATACGGTACCATAGTGCTCCATAGTGAATGAACCAAGGTCAACCATTGACCGTGGCATATATAATGCAGCTTGCCAAAGAATGAATGTTATAGAAACATACATCAAGCAAGCCTGTGATAGAAACAGTTTAGCTCACCTCTCGGAGAATATCCACTATAGATTCTGCGAAAATACTGTAGGAAATTTTTCTTGCGCTTATCCAAGTAAGATGCTAATGGAAATTTCCGCAACGCTATGGGCGCAAGCCACACCTGAAGAGCAAAGGAATGTCATCATACATGAATGCTGCCACATTTTGACTTACAAGCTATACGGTACCCTTAATGATGAGCACGGTAAAGAATGGCAGAGACTGGTGATACTAGCGAATGAAATACCATACCAAACATTTTGGGAGTTAAAGAACAGAAAGAATTTATATAAGTTTTATTGTAAGTGTTTAATCTGCTTCTATAAGAAAGGATTCGCTACCAGCATAATGCACAAGTTAAGGAATTGTAGTGAATGCAATGCACCGATACAAATGGATGCCCCGAATTAGGCAGTTGGATTAAGCCTACAAGATTATATCGACAATCTCTTGATTATCCATACCGTAATTAACGATTACATAGACATCAGTATAGGTGCGATGGTAGACGCGCTCCGCTGCACTAAATGCTTTAGTTTGCGAGCCAAACAATACAGCATCAGGATACTCTGTCGCCCAATATGTACCGGCCCAAAATAAACCCTTATCATTGGTGATTACATATTCCATATTATTTTCCTTTATTTATAGAATTTACATTCAGGCAACATTGTTTTTGCTTCCACTCTGCTACCCGCGCGCAAGTATTGTGTGCCTTTGTCATTCCACGCACACCACAGGTTAGACGGACCGCCCCAATATGCGCCACCTTTATCATAGCAACCATCATAAAGCGGCACGCGTTGCAAGTGCACCTTACCTTCTAAGTTTGCAGTCTCGCGCCGACCCATTGGGGCGCCATACTTACTAGAAACATTCACTTCAAATGGTTTCATATATTATCTTTCTAAATAGTCAGCCGCGTTGCGGCATGCAATGGGATTATCTCTAAAAGCTGCTATGCCTCGATTACAAGGGTCGCACAATAAGCCTCTAACCTTTCCGCGTCTTATGGCAATGGTCTACTACTAATGTTTTCCATTCTGTATTGCTTTCATCTATCCCGACATATCTTACATTTATGATTCTGATTATTAAATAATTCTGTCCACTGTTCAAGTGTTAGATTGTATTTCTTTATGTAATTAGAATTTCTTCTTTTGTTTTTAATTTCTGGTTTAGAGCCATGAAGTTTTTTGTATTTGCTTCTACATTCTTTACATATTGTTCTTAAGCCGACTCTTGCTTTTTCAAAATTATTTATATTTTCTTCTTTATTTGTTCCGACATGTTTTACATTTTTTCATATACTATAATTAGCATATATAGTCTCATCAGGCAACACATTATGTTGCGACGCGGAATAGAACCGCGTTTCGACTTTGTGGTTTTAAGGATAGCCCACTAACCTTTTTACATAGTTAACTAGTAGCTATGTCTTATTCCCATAAGGGGTTAAGTTATTTATTTAGTTGTTACGCCGCTTGCGTCTTGCCCGCAACCATTTCGGCTTGCTTGGCTTGCAGCTTTGCGATTTTATTCGCCAATTTCGTGGCTTCGCGGTTATCAGCGTTCGCCGTTTGATACGCATCGAAGTCAACACTCACGAAGTCGCAACCAGCTTGGGTCGGATTAGACCCGCCATAGCGACCACGCTCGCGCGAAATAAGCTGCGCCTCATGCGCAACCTCGGTCAGCGTTTCGACTGACAGAGAGACGCCAAACGCCTTAGCGCCCACCGTGCCAAGCTTGTTAAAAATTTGACCCAAAACCGCTTCCTTAGACAATTCAGTAGTATTCGACATATAAAACCCTTTTCTTTTTTGGGCTTGCGCCCTTGTTTGTGGCATGGCTGGCGAAATTGCAAGTCATGCCGTGTAGATACTGTAAGACAACTAGAAAACCAATGCAAGTAGATAGTGTAATTTTTTATTTCGTTTAGGTGCCTTTCATTTCTGCGATACGATTAAGCTTAGCCGTTGCGTCTACACTCTTGCATTAGAACTAGCGGCACATCATCGGCGATGACTGCTTTACCGATATCATAACGCGAGTCATAAACATCGCGCACACGCCATTCAAAATAGCGATTAGTATCGCCATACATTAGCGCGCTCGCATTAAGGTTTACACCTTCGATGCGCAATGGGAATTCTTTAGCGGACCGCGTATCAAGATTTTTTGCAATGCGAGTAATAATCCAGTCTTTCATATATCCCCCTATTATCCGTGAATGACTGCCAAACAATGCGCCCACGCCGCAACGATACCGAATGAACTAAGGACAATAGACGCGGCAAAGAATGAAGAGATAATTTTTTCTTTAGTGTTCATATAAATTTCCTTTATTTACAGGTTAAGTTTTGTTGTTGCAATTCATTCGCCATTGTAGCGAGATTAGACTTAGACAAAAATGGTGTGCCTGAATAATACATTAAGTTATTGACATCAAGCGAGTGAACACTATCCGTAGGATTATCAGGGAATGTCAAGAGCATTGAATGGCCTAACTCATGCGCGAGAATACTTGGCGCATCATTGCTAGCATCATTGCCGTTATCAACATAAATATCATATGTAGGATTAGCGCCCGCTTTTGTGTTGAATGTATAGCCGCAATAATCTCCAGTCTTTTTCACTTCGCTTTGTTCAGCCGAAGGCAATTCATTATTAGTTGCCGTGATATCGTGGCTAACAAAATGAATTGTAATCATTGCGTTAGTAATTTTGTTAGTAACTGTCAAGCCATTAACGCTAAATTGCTCACACTCTAGCGCCTCATTCATGGCATTCACTACGCAATCAACAGTCGCTTGCGGCGCCAAGTTAACTGTGGTGCGTTCAATTGCGTTGTAATCATGGCAAAGGACATCAGCGGGCGCGAAAGGGTCGCGGCAAGCAGCCATCATAAACATAATTATATAATATTTAGTTGACATTTTTATTTCCTTTAGGCGGCAAGCATTTATTGCCGTTATCCTTCAGTTGTTTAATAAATCGTTCAACGCTATCAAAGTTGTAAACTTGACCATCGCTTACAACTTCCTGATACATGATATCACCCACTCGCTTTGTATGGTCAAGCCCGGCCGCATGTCCTATTTCGTGTAAATAGGTAACATAAGCAGCCGCATCTTTATTGCTCACATCATTGTTAGACCATGCAAACGACCACGGATAAACCGCATATGAGCGCGCGCAGATAGTCGGCTGCGTTGCAATGCTCCAGTATGTAATACCTTCACATTGCCCCCCTGGACAAGTGTTATTTTTAAGTGTGCTTTCACATTCCTTATCGGTTGAAAAGGTAAAGTTAGCCGCTACCTTGTCATCCATTCTAATCATTTCGCAACCGGCGACACTGTTAGCAAAGTCTACAGCGTTAGCAAGGCTCGCAACGTCTAGCGCGTTACTCTCTGCCTTAGTGTTAAAGGTTTGTGTGGTAATGCGGCACGCGGTAAGCAGTGCGAATAAGATAACGATTACAAATTTCATATAGGCTCCCTGATTATATAATCATTAAGCGTTTAATAATGTAGCTAATTGGGTTATGTGGTACTAATTCCCGCGTTAACTTTATTCATTCCCACATTTTACGCCGCGTTCAGAGAGACAACCCAATTATATACATTATAAGCGTTTAATCTTCGTTGAAACCTTTAATAATTTCTTGCCAGTCAACATCATTAAAGTCTATACCTTCACTAGTCGGCACAATCTCGCGCGCCAATGCTTCTAAATCTTTTTCGCAGCTAGGGCGATGGTCTTTGCGGCAGATAGCACGCGCCGCAAAATAACTCCCCTCATCATTGTTTAGATAAAGGTTAGTGTTCCATGTATCCCAATTAGACCAACCGTTATAATCTGACATATGTTTACCCTTTCGTTAGTATGCAATACCACAAGCGCTAAGGAATGTCTCGCGATTAAAGCGCGGGTTATCAATCGCTAAATCAGCGGCTAGGCTATTCGCTAGCACTAGAATCATTCCCGCGCTTGCGTCCGCTTTCAATCGCTTAGCCGTGGCCATTGTGGTCCTAAAATTGCGTGCAATCAATTCATAATCTTTTTTCGTCATGTCATTACCCTTTCACAGGTTACAAAGGTTAGTCAAGCGGCGCAATTCATCGCTATTAAGCTTCACGTGCTCGGCTGCAAATTGGATTGCCCATTGATTGCCTTGATACTCGCCGGACAATTCTTTTTCTTTTTCGACCATGCGCACAACAATAGCGAAAGCTTTCGTTACTTTGTTTTGTATCATTGCTTAATCCTTTCTTAGTTGTTTACTAATGCCCCTAAGCTTTCGCTTAGAAGCACTATAAGCAATTAAGCTTGTGCTGCGTTACCGCTCGCCAATTGCTCGCGCTTAGCAGTAAGCTTAGCAATCTGCGCGTCGATTTTAGCCGCTTCGCGCGCTTCCTTTGTCGCTTCCACTACTTCGCGCATATCCGCGCCGACATACTCACAACCGGCAAGCGTTGCAACCGTGCCCACTTTGCGCTTGCGCTCAGTCAAGCCAAGGTCGCACGCCATAGCGAGCAAAGTATCATGCGACAAGGTGCCGCTACCAGTTGTGCCAACATTTGAGGCAAATTGCGAGGCAAGGCGAGCGAGAATGGTATTAACAATGCTGTTCATATATTATCCTTTGTTGTGTGCACATTTGCACGGTTTAAAATCTTAGTCAAGTTATGTTGACTGTGCATCGCACTAACACGCTAGCACAAGGCTAACAGGCTAATGCGATGCGAGAAAACACAACTGCGTTTAATCCGCAATTGTAAAGCTATTTAATCTCGGTCGCGAGCGTATGCGGCTCAACATCAGCTAGCGTTAAACAACGCGAGCACATAGCGCGGGAAGGTTGCGACCGTCTAACCCTGTGAAAGCGGCTAAAGTGAAACAAAATTCATTTAATCACGCAAGCCACTACTGTTATAGTCCACTAACAGACAACGCTTAAATATTGTTTATGTATCTAAGCAATCGAATGGTTTTAGCTACTCTATATGCACTTGCGGTGTAGCGGCGCACATGGTTTATCTAAGCCGCTAGCAGGTCATTCCCTAGGATTGCCTTACCCTATTAGGCTCAGTCATGCGCCACCTTGGAGCGCATCACCTAGACTTGTTAACCTTGGCCCGCTAGAGCCTTGCAAGTCGCGACATTTAATAGCTACACGGTTTAACCGTTTCGCTAGCGCATCTAACCTTTTATCGGTTGTTTGCGGCGTCTATGTGATTCTAAGTAAATGCATAGCAAGTGCCAAGCTAAAAATCTAATAGAAAACCCAATGAATTCAAGGGGTGGCGCTTATTAAGCAGAACGAAAACTGACAAGAAACGTCACCCATTAAGCACGCGAAACATCTAAGGGGCGGAAAACATTAGGGAAAAACAGGTGACAATTTGCGCCTAGGGGAGCAAAAAACGTCACTCTTATAAATTCTTATAGTATTCAGTAGGATAGGCGATTAGTTTACGGATAGTATAGGAGAAAACTGACAAGAAACGTCACTATTGACTTTTTTGCATAGTTATGGGTGCTCTTGACGCACTGCTCCTATGCCAAGTTGAGCGCGAGCGGTTTAAAGGCGATTAGAACCACGCTAACCCATAGGCATACTAGGACAGAGACTAGGCGCCCCGTGCGCGTTATTCAACGCATTAGACCGGCAAGCGTACATGATAGCAACTGCACTCCATTTGAGCGGCATTCAATACCGAAACACATACATAAGGATAGCAGATACCATATGAATATATAATCATTATACACCATAGGTATAATACTTGCAAGGTAAATGCTTATAGTATTATTATATCTGCATTACTCATGCCAGATAGATGCATACCTATACGTTTAGATTAAACATTAGTATATGTTTTATATAAGCTTAAAGCTCTGCGTAACACACTGCGTTATGTGCGCGTGTATACTGACAGACTATTGCAGCACTTACAACGCATATAAACGCGCTCTTTATGCGGGAGTTAAGCAGATATGTTAAGGTATTGTATAGGTATAACACAACGCGTTAGGATATGCGTTCGCTTAGTGTTTCCCTATGGTGTATAATTTAAACTAAGCTTTAGATTTTACTTGACAACTGAGAAGTTAATATCTTTGTAAGCACGCGCAATCCTAATGCATACATTAAAGCTAGTGTCAAGGGTTATCTTACGCATACATACGCAATATGTAATGCATTCTAAACGCAATCTAAATGGCATGGTTTGTGCGTGCTAAAGAAAACGATTACTTAATTCTTATAACAGGTTATTCCAGTTTGTGAGTCTATACAATGCAGGGCAATTCTTATGCCAAGTGTAACCTATTGATATTGTTATAGAATAGTGAGTGACAGAAAGGCATTGGCATTGCAATAGTAAGCAGTAGTCAAGGGATAGACACGCGCATATTATAACGCGTTGCTCATAGCCTTATAACTCTTAGTATAATATATAAGCAATGCATATCATATGCCATAACCTAATGCGTTACAATGCGTGACTGGCATATGATATGCATTAGCAAGGCGTATACCACGCAATTAAGGTGCGGGTTCAGCGCTTAATTAAGGGGTATATAACGCCTCAATGGACATAACAACAAACATATAAAGTTTTCTGAAATTGTAAGTGAACCCGCTATTCCTATTGCGTCGAAAAATACGGGAATAAAAATTTATGGTATAGGATAATTGATAACGTTTAATACAGCTTTATTACCTAATAATTGAATTGCTTTGTTATTATAAGCTAATGCAGCGTCTTCTTGCGTTTTAAATTGCCCTATATGTATTTTTTTACCTTGATATTTAATTGAAGCTTTCCATTTGTCGTGTTGCTTGTCGTAACACACGCCTCTATATTGCGATGATTTTTGCCTGGTTCCATTTGCTAAACTTTGATTAATTTCTTTTTGTTTTTTGGCAAACAAAAACCTATTTCTTATAGTTTCTAATTCTTCTTCTTTAGTATTATCTTGGCTGTTAACAAATTGAGTTAAGTCTTTCTTTAAATTCTTTTCAAAATTAGTTAATGCTCTTTTTTGCGTTTTTATTATTTCTAATTTTTCTTTTATTTTTTTATCAGATAAATAACGCTCAAAGTTCTCTTTGGCCTTGTCGGCATTGCGCTGGTTAAAGTGTCCGTCCTTCGGTCATATTATACCCCTTGGCGGGGTCCATAGAGCTATGGTTTTTAATTTCAGATATTTCTAAATTGTCTAAATCATCCCATTGAATTTTTTCATGAAGGATTTCTAATTTAATATTTTCTTTACCGTATTTACGAATTGCTTTTCCTATAAGAGTATAATAGGCCGGATTGGCATCGTGATAGGCGTCTTTTTTATGAGACCCGAATCTGTCTTTTACATTCTGGATTGTTTGCCCGATGTATACTTTACCATTAGGGAATACAATTCGATATATAGTTCCAGTTAAGGTTTGTTTGAAGTCTTGCTCGTTCATTTAATTCTTTTTAATTTTCTTATCAAATACCAAAAAGGAAAATGATTAGAAGCAAAAAGAAGTACTAAAAATTCTTTTTGCATATCTCCAATAGTATCTTTAAATGCAATTTCATTAGGTTCTGTTTCTTTTACGGTTAAAGTTTTATGGTCACGCGAATATTGGTATTCTTTAGCGATGCCATTTTTAAATCTTATTCTGTCCAACCAATCAATATTTTTTTCATGGCTTGCAATTGATTCAGGTGTTGCGGCATTCCAAGTGCTTTTTTCATACCATGGTTTTGGGCGCGCGAAACTTTCATAATATAATACACCTAATTTATCTAATATAAATTCTCTTATTAAGATTAATCCCAAACTAGAAACTATGTCAATTATTCTTTGTTTTTTAGCTATTTTTGAAAAGGATATTGGAATTTCTTTTTCTTTATGTTTTTTTTTAGGTACTATAAAACGATACGACCAAAAACAAATAAACCAAAAAATAACTAAAGAATATTTTTCTTGTATAGTGATATGAATCAACAATAATAAATTATTGATTATCTTTGTACCGTCATTGGTTGCGAGAATAGTTGTCATAATAGCCAACCATTTACTTGTAGTTGTATCGGTTGGTTCATTAATATTTTGTGCCATTTTCTTATTGTAGCATACAACTATTCAGTTTGTCAATATAAATAACGGGGGTAGGGCTTGAGTACCTACTAGTGACCGTTTCCGCTCCGGCTTTGAACCGGGATTCCGGGCGACCTGACAATAATCGCGCTCTAGTTGCGCCCCTTGTGCGCCTAGGGTCGTCCACATGTCCCCTCTGTTACCAGAGATGACGACCGCTTCATTTCGTCACTGCTGCCATTTGCTACGCGTCCTTCCGCGTTGCCCCATTGCAATTACTTAATATTTTTTTCTATATAGTCTGCAATTTTTGCAAAGTTGTAATGACTACCATCATTTAAGGCAATAAGTTTTTTCATTTCTTTATAATTTAATCCGACCCATTTTCTTACTTTGATTGGTGGATTCTCAGCTTGATTCAAAAATTTCATATTTTCTTGATATGGAGGACTATTTTTCCATTCGCCTACGCCAGTTTCTTTTTGGAAAACATCGCAAAGGACACCTAAACAACAATAGCCACCATTGGTCTTGCTAGTACGAAGCTTGCCTCTAGTTTGTCTATATTCGCCTGAACGAAGTGCTTCTACCCATTTTTTAATATTTTTATTCATTTTAGCTCCCTCGCGTAAGAATAGCATAAGTGGAAGTATTTGTCAACAAATACGCCAAGCGCGGATTAAATATTGTCTATGCCTACGCGTTTACAGAAGCAGAGTTGGCAAATCATAAATTCATACACTATCTCTTCTGCTTCGCTATAACTTATGAAATATCTAAAGAAATTATTACCGCCATTCAATTTACACATTGAACAAAAATTCATCGAATGCTCTACTATATCATTATGAATATATTTGTAATAACAGAGCGTACAAATATAATTTCTATAAGTGCCAGGTCTGCCTGGATAATAATGAAAGTGTTTGTCTTTCTTTTCTAATTTGATATTGCAATTGGCGCATTCTTTATGCTTATCTTGGAATGACGGCGGCATAGAACCATGAGAATGACTCATATATTATCTTTGCCTATACAAACTTCCAAACACTTTTTACACACCATAAAGTCATAGGATTTGTTTGCTGTAACTCTAGTAATATAATATCCAAAGAAGTTTTCGTAGTGGTCTTTTCTACAGACTGAACAATAGGCTAAGGTGTAAGATTTTATTTTGGAGCCGACCCATTCAGTCCAGCAAGGGTCGCATATAAAGTTTTCTTTATCGCTGGAGCGAGCTGCACCCTCATCCCGATAGTAAACAAAATGATTAAAGTTATTTTGCATATCTTTAAGACAGTTTGTGCATTCCCATTTCATAGGCTAATTCTTTAATAATCTCTATTTTGTTTTACTTGTTTTAATTGTACGCTATCTACTCTAACACTAAAGATGTCAGCACCGGCAACAACATTAATGATTGACATTTCTTATAACAGGTATTTCACCGGGAGACAAATCGACATTTCTATTTAATAAAAGTACAGGCGCTCTTAGCATCGCTTGAAATGCCGCTTCATCAAAAGCGGACTCTTCTATTTCTTCACGCGGTTCTAATATATCTGATAGCTCTTCTAAATTCATTGTGATATTGTTTGGTTGATTAGCTTATATAATTCATTTATGTGTTGCGTATTATCTGAATACATTTGAGCTTCTGTGCTTGAATTTTTCGCACAAGCTATGCAAAGATTTCGTAAAATCAAAGCTACTTGAACCATTCCTTCTAAAATTATTTTAGTATCTTTTTTCATTTAGTATCCAAATTTTTTAATTCAATTTCTATATCTGTTATCTCTTTTAGGACTTTTTCTTTTACTTCTTTTATGTAGGCCAGAAAATCTTCTAAGCCCTTTGGGTTCGCGCCTTTATATTCCCAAATTAACTTATTCATTCTTTCTTCTGGTCTGGCGTCAAATAATATGTCTCTAATGTCTAAGCCCTGAATGCAAATTTTATCTGTACTTGTATCTCTTCGCATACCAATAACACTGTAGTATGGTTTTTTATTTTCGTCAATGATAAGTTCATATCCTGCACCATCATACCATCCAGGTTTAAGTTCGCAAAAATAAACTGGACCGTCTGATGTCATTACATTAGCTTCGCCAGAAGGGTCTTCTTCTTGGAGCATTGCAATTAGCTCTTTGGTCTTCACTCTATGTCCCAAGAATCTATAAAATACCAATGCTTTCTTGTACTGTGATTATAGTTTCGTTTTAATAAATCTAATTCTTTTTCGTTTTTTGCAAATTTTGCTTTTTCTTCTGAAATATAAACGCCGGCAATTCTTTCATCGGCGCAACCACACATGCTCTGTTCAGTTCCAAAAAGCAATACCCAAACTTTTTTAGTAGCATATTTTTCTTGCAAAGTTTCAGAATCTTTCGTAGATTTAAAATCTTCTGCTAAAGGCGAAGGCACTCCAAATGTTATGTGTCCTTTGTCATTTTTGTAATTATTGTTCATTAAATTCCGCCACTAAGATAAGTTTGGTTCCAAGTCCATTGCGGATTAGCAGTTGTTGATGAGACGGTAGTATACCATATGTATGTCACTCCACTCCCGCCGCCCGGCCCGACCACCAGCAACAGGAGCATCAGTGCCGAGCACTATAGGTTTAATTTCTTCTGTTTCTTTTCTAGTTGCCATATATTTTTTCTCCTTGTATATGTAAAACTGATATTATCATCATTTTTTGATAAAGTCAACGCTTATTATGAAATTTTTCTATAAGTCTGTCAGCTTCGTCAATTAAAGACTCACCTGGTGTGGCGCCCATTGAAACAATTGCAACAATATATTTTACTTGTTTCCAAAGGTCTTTTGTGCCCTGATTATAACCATCGTCATAACTTTCTTTCATTTTGCCGGCTTGTCTTAGTCCACGCTTAACGCTAGCTAGCGCCTTTGGATTATCCCAAAGCCATTGTTCTTTTTCTGGAATCTTTTTAGGAAGACCAAGTTGCAATAATGCCTTGTTATATTCTTTTGAAGCTCCAAGTGTTTTTGCAATTTCTTCTGGAGGTAATGATTTTACTTTAAATTTTTTAATTTTCTTCATATAAAAAAATAAGCGGGCAGGGAATTCTAGACTCGTCTCCTAATCTTCACGTCACCCTACAAGAAGGAATCCCACCTTCAATGCCATACGTCAATACCTAAAGCATGGTTTAGGTCCATAGCTATACCAATAACGTATACCATTCGCGTGTCTCTGCCCACGCCGCCGCTATAACAACAATCTCTCACAATGCCAGAAATTTGTCAAGCTCAAAAGAAATTCCAGTCTGTTTCGTAAAACATTTTTTACAAATACCAAAATCTTCTGCGTTCTGAGCATGCCAAAGCTGAACTAACACTTCCGCCGTTGGTCCTTTACAAACTACACATTTTCTTTTTCTAAAATCTGCTTTGTAACCGCCTATTAGCGGCGGATTTTGTAATCTTATTTTAGAATATTTATCCCAACAAAGCTTGCAACAAAAAATATTTTTGTGAAATTTATCATAATATATACGAATATAATAATCTGCAAGAACAATTTCGCAACAATGAAAGCATTCAAATTGTGTCATTTAAAAAATTCTGAAGTATTTCTATATCTATCAATATCATCTAAATATGATTTTAAAGAACACATAGAACAAATTCCATAATTGTCACAAGGGTCCGAACATTCTTTAGACGCAAGAAGCCTTTCAGTTATTTGAAATAAATCTTTTAAATCTTTTTTAGTTTCTTCTTTCACTTCCAAACCTCTTTATTGTGCCAAGCTAAAATATATTTTTTTGTTTCTTCTAAAGTAAAGTATTCTTCGCAATGATGCTTTGGAAGAGGATAGCCGTCATTACTAATAACTAAAAAACCGCTGATACTGTTATCGCTTTCATCTATCGAACAATGCATATGCAATTTATCTCTAAAAAAATAAACTGATAGTTCGTCATGGGTACAATTAACAACCCAATGTAATGTTTTAACGTCAATTGTAGGAGATAATGAATTAATCAAATCAAACATTTTAATCCAAGTTTCTTCACTGACTTTTGAAGTTTGGTATTTATCTGCCTTACATTCTTCGTATGTTTGAGGTTTCCATTCGTTCATATAATTTTTACAAAAACTAATTTATTTAACTTTTTCATATTATCTATCATATTTTTAGTGCCGCGAGATGAGCCATCCCATACAGCCACCAAAGCGTCTGCATAGTCTGCCATCTGTTTGTTTCTTATATGGCCGGCTGCCTTACCGTGCGTATTCCAATCAGCAGGAAATTTTGCTATTTGAACGCCATTCTTAATTGCCCACTGCTCACCTAAATAATCCACTCCTTCGGCTCTACCAGAAACTACTTCGCTTATAATGAATTTGCTTTCGTCAACTGCGCTCTTTACAATTGAAAAACTTTTTATATTTCTGCTGCCAGCTATAATAACTTTCATTTTTGTCTCCTCTTTTTTAGAGGAGTTCTATATTCAACAATGAATTGCATATCTGCTCTAAATAGAAATCTAATTCTGTTCCATAAAGATACCTTTACACTTAGAGAACTTTTATTGTTAAAATGCACAATGGGTTCCAAATCATACAGGACATCATTTATTATCAAATAGTTTGTCATCTTAAAATCCTTTTCATATTAGAATAAAATTCATCTAGGTCTATACAGCTTAACCCAGCCATTTGTCCATCATTAAGTTCTACTACCCACCATTTGCCATTAATATCTTGAGCAACATCAACTGTATAAAAATTTATTTTACCTTTTACTTTTTGAATGACTTCTTGAAGAAATTCTTCTGGAATATCCTCGGTGGATATTTTTTCTTCTATATTGTCGATATGATTAGACCAATAAAATCCTTTTGCTAATACTTGGGCATTCAAAATAAAAACTCTAAATTCTTTTGTTATTGGCATTCCGTGAATATCTTTTCCGTAATTTTTAAAAGGAATAAATCGCCTAATACAAATTCCTTGCTCGCTTATCATGGTGTCATCCATGAGACGACAATAAACATCTTCGACATCTTTTTCTGTCGCGGCAAACATATGCGTGCGCCATAAAAATTTTCTAGAGTTAGTTAGTCCCTTTAGAACATAAGAATCACAATCTTGTCTATGATATTCTGTTTTGAAATCCATTAAAGAAAACCAAGTCATTGGTGTCAAATCTTTTAAATCATAATACCAGTTACTTAAATCCGCAACATATTTGTGCTGTACATAAGAATTGATTAATTTAGAACTAGTAGGTAAATCCAGTTCGAGTTCTTTATAGTAGGGTAATACTGCATATCTTCCAACAACAATTCTGTTGTAGGGTATTTGACTACGCTGCTCAACTACATCAAAATATTTTTTTGCAGTTGTAATTTCTTCTTCATCGTCATGAACGCGGCGCATTAAGATGGAAATTTTTTTATCTATTTTCATCGATTCTCAGTGATATTTCTATTTTTATATTATTAAATAATACTAAATCAAATTCTATTAAATTTCCACGACTATATCCAAAAGCTTCATAGCTGTATCTTTCATGATTTTGAGATTGATTAATACTTGTGATATATCCTCTATTTCTAGCTGTATAAATGCGCTCCATGAAATGATTATAGCTGCGATTAATTTCATATTCGTCAACTGCTTCTCCAATATAATTAAGAACTTCTGCTGAAGTAATTCGAGGTGGGGCGTGGCGCGTTGCACGTCTCCAAAAATCAGAACTAATGTCTGTAAAAACTCCGGGCGACAATGGAAGATTGTGAGTGGGTCTAAGCTCTGTTGTTTCTTTTCTAGGCTCTAGTACTTCTGTAAGTTCATCTATTTTCATTTTTTCTTAAAGGCTCCCAGCCCCAATCTTCTTTTGAGATTGGCAACTTCTCTATTTAATCTTCTATTGGATTTGTTTGCCCTTGTAAGCTCGGCACGAATTGCTTTATGGTCATCATAAACCGCTTTCCAAAGTGAATCTCTATCGATGCGATACTGTTGCGCTTCTGGAAGTTTATCGAATCTTTCTTGTTGTTTTGCGTGGGAAAGTTCACGGTCTTGTTTGTTTTCTAAGTGCGTTAAATAATTATTATAACATAAAACGATACAAAATAAGATTATTACTACAAATAAAATATGTGATATCACTTTTTAAATCTCCAAACTTCTACTGAACAATTTTGTTGATTGTGGTCAAATGCGCTCTTTATTGCGAACTCTACAGTCGGTTCAGGCAGTCCGCCTAAGCCGGCTCCAAGTAAAGGAATCGCTATTGAATTAATTTTATTATAGCTTATTAACTTTAAAAGATTTCCTAATCCAGTTTCAACATACTCTAATTTTGAAGGAAGAGACCAATAACCTTTCGTGGCGCAATACACAATGCCTTTTAAGTGCCCTATGGGCTGTTTAAACTCATAATACATGCAAGACCCACCTGCCATAAGGCCCTTGCGACAAACATCGTAGTAAGCCTCATTGGCCTCTTTAAAGTCATCGCTAACACTTCCCATATCTCTAAACTGTTTTGCAAGCCCGGCCCCTAGCGTACCCTGTGCATTTGATGGACACACCAACGCTTCCGCTTTTGAATTAAAAATATCTCCAGTAATAAATTTTACATTACTCATATAAACCTCGCATCAAACATAGCTTCTTTTAATTTTTTTTGCTTTTCTAATAGTAATTTATTCACATTGAAAACTTTATCCATACAGCGACTATGCAAATGAAATGTAAATAAAGATTTTTCAATATAATTTTTAGCAGAAATATAACAATCATTACTTGCTGCCACTTTATCATGACAATGAAGACAATAAGGATTGTTATACGGTTCCATTCTTTTAAGCGCTATTGGTCCGACCATATTCACTAAAGCACACATCACAAATAAAGATATCTTCTTTATTAAATCTAAATTTTAAAAAAAATGCTTTACTTTCTGATGGATTTACAATTAAGTTTGCAACTATATATCCATCGCATATTAAACAGTGCATTATAGTTTGTTAACTCCTAATTAATACAGAGAGGAAATATAATATGTTAGCAAAAGTACAATTATTAGTTGCAGAAGTCGTTGCGTTCGTAAAAAATAATAAAGTTTTAGTTGGAGTAGCGTGCGCGGCTGTAGCTGTTGCAACCGCAATTCTTAAACTACTCTAATTTAAAATCTCTCCTGTTTTAGTCTCACCTTTTTTCACGTCATTGTCAAGCAAATAATTCAAAGCTTTTTCGATAGCAAGAGCGGCAGACAATGTTTCTTTAGGAAATTCATTTTCCAATAATTCCATTTTCTTTAAAACGTTTATTAATTCTAAACCAATCTGTTTTTTTATTTCAAAAATTGCTTCTTCTTTTGTCATTTCTTTTTTATCCTTTTTATAATTTGTTTGATATCTTTAATTTCTAATTTTAAACATTTTCTAATATATCTTACGATAGCTAAAATCACACACATAAAAAAATATACTAAATAAAATGCCGCATACAAAAAATATAGCGGCAACAATAGTACTTGAGCAAACCAAAACATTTTGCGACACTAACATAGAGAAAATTCTAAGTCAATTGGAATTCTCTTGACACTCTCAAAAAATAATTGTACTGTCGTATTATATGATGATAAATTTGAAGATTGGTTCAAAGATTCTTTTTGAACTGCAAAAAGATTTAAGTAAGAGTGCGTTACCAAGATACGACAGTACAAATAAAGACAGAGGCTCGTCTGGAAAATTTGCTGAAGGTATTATATCAGAAGTAAATAAACAATTTATAGCCGTTAATTACGACGTACATGACTTTATAGGAACGGGCATAGCCCTTATTCCTTACTTAGAAAATGAACACTATACTAAAGGACAATGGCGTATGCCGGGATATTTTAAAAATGAATAATTGCAAGCACTTTGAGTACGAATTAATAAAAGAAGATAGGTATTATATTTCAGCACCTCAGTATCGGTAATTGCTGTTTGTGCGTAGCAGAGATTGAACGGACCACTAACACAAGAAGCGATAGGTCAATATTTTCGGTATTTCTAAAGTTTGGGTAGGACAAATAGAAAAGTTAGCCCTAAAGAAATTTAATAAAAAAATGAAAAAAATGTATCGGTTAGATGTTTACAATCAATGAAATTTGTGGTATAAAGTTAACAAAAGGGAGACAAAATTATGAGCACAGTATATGAGATTACGGGACAAGTTAATACAAGAGAAGAAGCAGAGCAAGTTGTAGCACAATTGTTGAATGAGTGGGTAGGCGATAATGCATACAATAAGTTGCTTGAACGTGCGACTCGCGAAAAGAAGTCAAGAGAAGAAACCTTACGCAGAGCCGTAAGTAATCTTTTCCGTACTTTTTCAACCAACAAGACAAAGTAAAGTATTAAAGACATAATTGGTTTCATACTTATTACATGGGTGTGGAAAAACGAAAAGTCAATGTCGAATTTACAGGCATTGATTCCGTAGTAATTACCAATATTTATTATCAAAAATCATTTTTCGTTACAGAAAGTTGTATTGTCGATTTGCTTACATGTAAAAAAATCAATACTCAAACTTTATCCGGCGCTAAATTATCTAAATCTCCATTCTTTATATTCTTTCAAAAAAGAAAGGGAGAAAACTTTTTTACGCGGAACCGTTTTTTATAGACCCGAAAAGACAGTTTTAGATACAATGAAAGAAGAAGTAGCCTTTAATGCAACTAAAGAATATTACTATCAAGCTACTGTATGGGTTGATTAAATGTTAACATTAATATCAATTGGATTGATTTTATCTTTTATATTTAATATTTTGTTTATGCTAAGAATTAGAAGTAATGGTCTTTTCATAAATAAATTTTTAGAAAAAACAAACGCCGTCAATTTAGAATTGTATGGCTATTGTAAAGGACTTCAACAAGTCCAAAAGCTTCATACGCAATGCCTAGAAAGCATTATGAATGACGCAGACGCCTTCAAAAAAAATACATCAGAAGCAATAACTTTACTGTTAGAACATGCTTCTGGTGAAAGCGAGAGTGCTGACGAAGCAAATAATAATAAAAAAATAAACTAATATGAAAATATTTAATGCGTCAAGACATCAAAGACAAATCTTAATTCAGTTAAGAAAAGACATCGAATGCATTTTTCATAAAGGTGTATTAAAAAATATTAATATTTATTTCGAAAACATTCGTGAAACCGATGGCGCTTTCGGCTTAGCATATGAAGCCGATAAAAAAATTCAATTAGATATAAATATGAATGGCAATAGACTTTATAATATCGCCGCGCACGAAATTTCTCATATCTTTGGAACCAATCATACGTCAGACGAAAATCATTTAATGTGTGGTACGCGGTGGCAAATTAATTAGTTCAACTGAGCGTATGCCTAGTCTGCGCAAGCGCAAAAAGTGGCTGCGCGAACTGTATATGTCCATCCTACCAATCAAATTAAGAAACTTAACAAAGTAAATTATCATTCCTTGCGTTCCTAAAAAAAGTATGGTACATCTTTCGTAGGAAAGAAAACTATGCAAGAACTCTCACTAGAAGAAAAATTAATAACATACGCAAATAATAATTTAAACGTTCTTTTTATTGGACATCCAGGTGTTGGTAAGACAACCATCGTAAAAGCAATTTCTGAGAAGCTTAAATTGAAATTTGAATATTACTCAGCTTCTACGCTTGACCCCTTTACAGATTTAGTCGGTATTCCCGTTCCAAACAAAGACACAAAGACAATTGAATACTTTCAGTCCAAAAAGCTTTTAGATGCAGAGTTCATCTTCTTTGACGAGCTAAACAGACCGCAAAACGAAAAAGTTTTAAATTCTATCTTAGAAATTCTTCAGTTCAAGACTATCAATGGTACACCACTTCCAAAGCTTAAATTAATTTGGGCCGCTATGAATCCTTCTGGCGAAGGGTACAACGTAGATGAAGTTGACCACGCTATCGTCGATAGATTTCACTGCTATATAAAGAAAACACCAGAGGTAGATTTGGATTATCTAGCTACCAAAATGAATCCTGGTATTGCCAAAGTAATAAAATATTGGTGGGACTCGGCGTTAAGCGAAGAACAAAAAATTATTTTTACTCCAAGAAGAGTAGAGTATCTTGGCATTATGATTGACAAAGATATTCCATGGAGAGATGCATTGCCAATAGGTCATTCATGGCCCATAAGTGTCCTCGAAGAAAAATTGGATGTTTTTAGATACAATGGTATAGAAATTACAAAAGAGTCCATTTTAAAAAATGTTGACCACTTTTCAAAGAAAATAAAAGAAAATCCAAAAATGATGATTCAGATTGCAGAAAATTTAAAGAAGTGCAATCTTGATGAGTTTATCGTGGCGGCAGATTTAATTGAATTGCTTCCGCCAGATTTAATAAATGAAATTTTCAAGCGCAAATTTCCAGGACACAATGAAGAACTTCTTAAGAATATCTATTTCGCAAAGGGAACAGATAAGTATCCAAAAATAGAAAAAGCATTAATGCCACATAATGAATAGAGAATTAGAAAAAAAATACACCGATGCTCTTGAATGGTTTTCTAAACAGAAAAATTATTTATTAGTAAAGATTTGCCAACTTGGCAAGATAGAATTTTCTAACGTTTCAAAAACTGCGTGCGTAGCTTTTGAAGGCAATAAATGGAAATTATCATTCAATAAAAATTTCTTTGATATGCTGAACGATGAAGAATTTAGATTTGTTCTAGCGCACGAAGCTGTTCACGTTTTAAATGGACATGTATCTATACTAATAGATAAATATAATTCAATTAAAAAGGTTATAGAGCAAGATTATACATCGCCAGAAGCGAAAGAATTTACTAAATTTAAAAACAAATTCAATATTGCTGCTGATTGCGTTGATAACGATTCATTAGTGAATCTTTATGGATTTACAAAGCCTGACGCGACTTCTATCCTAAGCAAGATTAAAATCTATTTTGGAAAAACAACTATCGGTGCAGACTGTCATGATATGGCAGTCATGGATGTCTATAAGCTTCTTCCTGACCCAGAACCAGGTCAAGGCGAAGATTGCGAGCACGGTTGGTTAATGAACATTCCAGAAGAATTTTTGGATGCTTTAGACGACCTTATATCAAATAATATTCAAAATTCTTCTTTGAAAGAAAGTGAATTAAAAAAATTAGAAGAGCTTCAAAAGAATTTACAAAAATCCAATAGAGCCGGCAAGGGACGTATTGGTATGTATAGACCAATTAATGACCTCTCTTCGACCAAAATGAATTGGGATAAGGTCATATATGACTTCGTTGACATCAAAAAGACCACATATCAATGGAATAAAGTCAATAATAAGCTAATATCAGTCTATCCAGACATAATCTTACCAAGATTGAAGCCGAAAGAAAGAAAAGAAATTTTTGTCGCTATAGATGCTTCTGCATCAATAGACCTTCACGCTTTGAGCTTATTCGTTGGAATATTAAAGAATGCACCCAGAAATTTTCAAATAAAATGCATTTCTTTTGACACTAGTGTGTATGCTTATGATTTAAAACAAAAAGAAAACCCACAAGGTGGCGGCGGTACAGATTTTAGAATCATTGAAGATTACATTCAAGAAAATTTTAAAAAACATCCTTACGTAGTTGTTTTAACAGATGGTGATGGAACTAGAATAAACGCTTCCTGCCCAAAGAAATGGTTGTTTTTACTTTATGGAAGCTGCAATAAAAGATATGTTGAAGAAGGAATGTTATCTTACAAGATTGATGATTTACTAAGATGACCAAGGAAAAAAAATGAAATTGACATTTGTTATTACGATGGATATTGATGTAAATAGAATTAAATATGAATGCGATGCTGACATTAAGTTTAGTAAGCAAGAAGGAACCACAGAGGTTAGCCTAACTCAAATTGCTGACCATATACAAAAAACATTTCTTAATTTATCAAAAGAATATCCTAAGATTTTTGTGGAAACAAACTTAGAAGCGGACGAAACGAAAGTATTCAATTGACAACAAAATTACCAATAGTCGAAACTATATCTTATTCTGGATTATCTAACTTTGAGTTATGTCCAAAATATTTTGAATTAGTTAATGTAAAAAAGCTCAGAAAAGAAAAATCATCTGAGGAAATGGCTTTTGGTACTTTATCCCACAAATACATTCAGGCTATTCTTTTAGATGCTATTACTCCAGAGAACGCAGTAGTTCGCGCGGCGAAAACTTGGAAAAGATTATGCTCTTTATATAAAATTACAGACATCAAGTATCTAAATTATACATTTCTATTTGAAAAAATATTGCCAGAAGTGCTACCATTTTTTGAAAAGAATTTTGGTAAAATAGAAGTCATAGGAATTGAATGGGAATTAAAATCTAAAATAGTTGGCTTTCCACAAAATTTTAAAGGATTTATAGATTTAATTTTTAAACGATTAGATACTGGAGAAATTATAATAGCCGACTTAAAAACGGCAAGTTCTGTTTATTTTTTTAAAGAATATCAAAATGCAAAAAAAGATGCACAATTAGTATTATACAAAAAGTTTTATTCAGAACTAGAAAATATAAATCCAGAAAATATTAAATTATGCTTTGTAGTTTTAGAAAAAAATATAAAAAGTAAAAATCCAATTTCTTATATAGATGTTCCATGCGGAAATGTAAAAGCAAAAAATGCAGAAGAATGGTTAGAAAAATCTTTAACTTCAATAAATAAAGAAGTTTTTAGAAAAAACTTTACAGCATGTCATCGTTTCGGTAGAACTTGTGAATTTTATAAAAGTGAAAATTGTAGTCGTATAATTAAATGAAAAATTGCTCAAGATACAAAAAAGGATTATGCAAACAAATAAATCCTCAACCATTAGAAAATTTTGGCAAAAATAAAGCACATCAAAAAGATGGTCTACAAAATTGGTGCAAGTTTTGCAATGAAGAATATATAAACATTCCCAACAATAAAGAAAGACTAAAGAAAACATCAAAAAAATATCATTCTAAAAAAGAAAATAAATCTAAAATAAATGAATGGCATAAAAACTACAATAAAAATCCAGAAGTAAAATTAAAAAGAAAAGAAAAATCTTTAATACCAGAAAATATAAAAATAGCAAAAGAAAATGATTTAATAAAAAATTATGGAATTACTTTAGAACAATATAACAAAATGCTTTTAGGGCAAAATAATTGTTGTGAAATGTGCAATATAACTATTTTTGAATATTTAGAAAAACAAAACAATAGAATTAAATCTTTTTGCGTAGACCATAATCACGAAACAGGACAAATTAGAGGATTATTATGTCATAGCTGCAACTTATTGCTTGGAAAGATAGAAAAAAATAAAAATATGTTAAATAGTATTATTTACTACATTGACAAATACAATGTTTCAAAAAAATAAATAATTTTACTTTACTATTATTGTATACTGGGTATACTTAATTTTAGGAGAACTAAAATTATGGGAAGAAATAAGAAAAATCAATTCGTAAAAGCAAAGATGCTTGCAGCACGCGTAGAAGAAGAGAACGCGTTCAAGCTTGACCTTGCCCTTGGACAATCGAGAACTACGCTCCAAGAGGCTATAAACGCTTTCTGTGTAGGTTACATCAGTGGCACTCTGGTAATGTCAGGGACACAACTAGTGGGGAAGAAGTAATATGAGATTTTTAAAATTTTTAGGAAGATTGATTTTCAGTTATGTTAAATTTTTTGGTAAAGTATCTTTAACTACAGCAAAAGGATTGAAAGTTATTACAAGAGACGAATATCGTTTATATAATAAAGGTTATTTATATTTTCCAGAACAATTAATTAAAGCAGCAACAGAAACTCAAGGACCACAACACGGTCCTCATCCAGAAAATATGTTTGCTTCATGGTATGATGAAAATCATAAACTTTTAGGACATGAAGAAGGAGATACAAATGAGTAATCCAACACAACTACCACAATGGGAAGAAGTTCACGAAGATGGTAAACGCTTTTATGTACATCCTACATTAGGAAACATATGCGAAATCGAACCAGGAAAGTATGTAGTTTTGCTACCTAAAATAGTTAAACTCGGCTTCTTTGAGACGCTTGAGGGTGCAAAAGATACAGCGTCATCTTGCCAAGAAAAATTAAATCTCACTCTTGAACTTTTCAATTCAGAAATAACAAAAAAGTAAAATGAATACTGGTCTTATTTACAAAGCAACAAGTCCAAGTGGTAAATGCTATATTGGACAAACTATGAATTTAAAAGAAAGACAAGATAAACATAGGTCTTCATCTTTAAATGATAGTGATAAGAACAGAGAATACGATTTGGCTTTTCATTCTACGATTCGCAAGTATGGATTTGAAAATATTAAATGGGAAATCATTCAAGACAATATTCCAGAAGACTTGCTTGATATTGTAGAAATATATCAAATAATTGTTCACGATTCATACGAAAATGGATTAAATGAGACGATGGGTGGAAAGGCAGTAGGCAGAGGCGAGCAACATCCAATGTTTGGTAGAGAACCCTGGAACAAGGGCAAGAAGGGCGTTTACACGCAAGAACAATTAAAAAGAATGAGCAGCGGAATGAAAGGTAGAATTGCTAATAATAAAGGCAAACCAATGAGCGAAGAACAAAAAATAAAATTATCTTTAGCTCACAAAAATAAAAAATTAACAGACGAACATAAAAATAATATTTCAAAAAGTATTACGGGTAAAAATAATCATTGGTTTGGAAAACATCATTCAGAAGAATCTAAAGAAAAAATTAGACAAACTAAATTAAAAAACAACAAGGATAATTTTAATGGAAAAAAAATATAAGATTTTAACTATAAGTGATATGCCGCTTGCTTTTTCACGGCGTCGCAACGCAAATGAAATACATTATTGAACGGACTCTTAAAGAAAGACGATAGATTCTCATTCGTTTCTTTAGGTGCTGCAATGAAGCATGAAAACTATCAACCAATTAGATTGCAAGAATATGGCGATAGATGGACAATCTTTCCAATAGATGGCTATCGGAAATGAACAAATGATTAGACAAATATTAAACAATGAAAAGATTGATGGTCTTTTCTTTTTTACTGACCCACGTTTCTTTGGTTGGTTGTTTAATATGTCAGATGAAATTAAAGATAGAGGTATTCCAATGTTTTATAATACAATTTGGGATTGTTTGCCAGTGCCTACTTTCAATAAAGGTATGTATGACTGTTGCGATTTCCTCGGTTGTATTTCAAAATTGACATACGGTGTCATGCAAGGCTTAGGTTTAGAGCACAAAGCTCAGTATATTCCTCATGCAATTGACGGAAATATCTTTAAACCATCATCAAAGGATGAAGTTCTTGCATTAAGAAAAGAACTTTTGGGAAACAATAGCGAAAAGTTTGTTTTCTTTTATAATAGCAGAAATGCTATGAGAAAAAACACTTCTAACGTTTTAGTGACATTTAAGGCTCTTTTGGACAAAGTAGGACAAGATAAAGCATTTTTGCTTATGAAAACGGACCCAAATGACCAAGAAGGCGGCAATCTTACCGAAGTTGCTAGAATGTTAAATCTATTGCCTAGTCAAATTTCTTTTATTCCAAACCAAGTACCTACCGAGCAATTGATTAAATTTTACAATGTTGCAGATGCAACTGTTTGTCATTCAAGCAATGAAGGATTTGGTCTTTCATGTTTGGAAAGTTTGTATTGCGGAACCCCAGTAATTGTAACCAAGACTGGTGGACTACAAGAGCAGCCAATAGATGAATTTGGCAATATATACGGAGTGATAGTTGAGCCAAATACTAATATTTTAAGAGGCTCGCAACAAATTCCATACATTTACGACCAGCATGCAAGTGACGATAGATGGCTTGGTGCTTACGAAGCTATGTTTAATACTACTTGGGAACAAAGAAAAGAAATAGGCGCAAAGGCAGCGGAAAGTGTTAGAAGACGTTATGGTATGGATAGTATGGTAAATAGTTGGGACAATGCTCTTGTAAAGCATATTGAACAATACAGACACCACAATCAACATAGAGTTAAATTTTCAAAAGTATAAAGGATTATAAAATGAATAAAATGAAAGTATTAATTGAAGCTCCGCTATTGACTCAGTCAGGCTACGGAAGCCATTCTCGTATGATTTATCAAGCAATTAAAGAAGACCCACTGTTTGATGTTTATGCAGAGCCTTTAAATTGGGGCAATTGTTCTTGGATAGCAGAAGACACGCCTCTGGCAAAGCAAATTAGAGAAGACGCCAATAAGATGGCAATGGCCACTCACAATAAACAAATTCCAAATTTCGATTTGTATCTTCAAGTTACAATTCCAAACGAATTTAAACAAAGAGCAAAATTTAACGTTGGCGTAACAGCCATGGTTGAAACTGATAGAATTTCTCATCAGTGGGTACAAGCATGCAACAATATGGATTTAATTATAGTTCCATCCGAGCACGCTAAGACCGTTGCCGAAAAAACAGAAGTACAATGGAAAAATCAAAATACTGGCGAAACAGGTATATTGAAAATTACAAAACCTATTGCAGTTTGTGCAGAAGGAGTTGATACAAATATTTTTAAGAAGAAAGAATACAAGAATCTTTTAAATCTTGAACTTACTAGTGATTTTAACTTTCTTCACGTTGGGCAATGGGGAAGTGGAAATTGGGGCGAAGATAGAAAAAATATTTCGTTAACTCTTAAATATTTTATTGAAGCGTTCCATAAGAGAAAAGATGTAGGTCTTGTTTTAAAGACTAATATGAGCAGAAATAATCTTTTAGATTATAATGGCGTGTTAAACAGAATCAAAGAATTGAAGACGGCCATTGGCGTCAAAGACGAAGATTGTCCTCCTATATATCTTTTGCATGCAAATTTAACCGAAGAAGAAATGGCTGACTTATACAATCATCCAAAGATTAAAGCCTTCGTTACTTTAACCCACGGCGAAGGTTTTGGTATCCCAGTATTAGAAGCTGCTGCTTCTGGATTGCCAGTTGTGGCAACAAATTGGTCTGGTCATTTAGATATTTTAAAGGATGGCAAGTTTATTCCTGTAGAATATCAATTAACGGAAATTCCTCAAGCTGCCGTATGGGAACCAATTTTAATTAAAGGTTCAAGATGGGCAAGCGTTCTAGAAGAAGACGCCAAAAGAAAAATGGAAAAGATTGTAAAATCTTATTCTAAGCCAAGAGAGTGGGCGCTTGAACTTGCAGAAAAAGTCAAAGCTAAATTTGATTTAAAAGTAGTAAATCAGAATTTTGTAACAACTGTAAAACAAAATCTGCTCTTAAATGAAGTTGCGGCCGTCAATATAAATCCAGTAGATTACATCAAAGAATTTATAGACACGCCACAAGAATTTAATGTTTTGTTTACTATGCCAAGAAGCACAGGAGATGTTTTTATATCTACTGCCGTAATTGATGGTCTAGTTAAACAATTTCCAAAAGATTACAGACTTTATTTTGCAACGGAACCAAAATATTTTGATATTCTAAAGAACAATCCAAATATTCATAAATGCATTCCATACAATCAAGCAATGATGAATATGGACATTTCAGAAGAATGTTTTGATTTGGTATTAACTCCCGATATAGCAACTCAATATATGTTTTCAAATTGGATTAGAAGAGGACAAGGAAGACTTCTTGCTCAAGAATATGCAGCACATTGTCAGTCCGAATTAGGAAATTATTTCATAGAAGAAGACGAATCTGTAGTGACTGAAAATGCTCTTGCGGATGTAAATTACTTGACTATTCATAGAGGTTCTGGTCAGGGGCAATGGGAAGGTAGAAACTACAGAGAGTGGGAAGAAGTGTTAGTAAATATTAAAAATCTTGTTCCAAATCTCAAAGTAGTTCAAGTTGGAATGGGTGATGAGCCGTTATTGAAAAATATAGATTTGGACTTGAGAGGTAAAACAAACGTTCATCAATTAGCGTCTCTAGTTAAGAATGCCAATCTTCATGTTGGCATTGACAGCTTTACTATGCATTTAGCTGCTGCTTCTAATACGCCTTTGGTTGCAATATTTGGCTGCTCTAGTGCCACGAACACTGGCCCATGGTATAAGGACCAAGCTAATTCTAAGTACGTCTTAATTCAGTCAGATAGACTTACCGGCTGTAAAGATAAATTTTGCTATAAGAATCGTTGTGCAAAATGTCCAGACGGAGACGGTCCAATTAACGAAATTCAAAGTGAAGAAATTTTTAAAGCTTGTGCAAGACTCTTACTTGAGCAACAAGCAAAAGGAATATAACATGAAAGTAGTATTAGAATTCAATAGACAATTTAAATATCAAAAGCTTTATGGAAAAATTAGCGCATATACTACTAGCTTCAATGCAGAGACAATGTGCTATCCATATAAAGAATGTATTGAAAGTATGCTTGGTTTCGCAGATGAGGTGGTAGTAGTAGACCATAGTACGGACAATACCTATCAAGAATTACTTTTGTTGCAAAAAGAATATGGCGAAGATAAGCTTAAACTTTTTCAAAACGAATGGGACGCTAATGAGCCAGGTATGGACGGCATTGCTAAGGCATTCGCTAGAGCCTTATGCACTCATGAATTTTTATGGCAACAAGATTTGGATGAAGTGGTCCACGAAGATGATTATGAAAAGATTAGAGTTATTACAAAAAAGTTTCCACAAAATTGCGACCTATTACATTTACCAGTTGTAGAACTTTGGGGAGATGCTAATCACTTTACCTATAGAAGACATTCATGGAAGTGGAGAATGTCTCGCAATAAGCCAGAGATTACTCACGCAATCAATAAGCACGCAAGGCTAACACACCCAGAAACAGGCAGAATCTATGCAAAAGAGGGCATGTCAGACGGTTGCGAGTACGTAAACTGCATGAATTACGATTATATTCCACATATGGGCTTCTATAATGAAAAAGTAGAGCAAGCAAGACTACAAGAGCCAATAAAGTACGGACAGATAATGAATGAAGTTTATAATCATTTACCATCAGTTTTTCACTATAGTTGGGCATCTTTGCCTAATAAAATACAACAATTTAGAAAAAATTGGGATAAACAGTGGGGAGTTTTGTATCAAAAGCAAAATGATGAAAGATTTCCTGGTATTGAAACGACAGAACAGATAAGAGAGCTATCTAAAGAACTGTATCAGTTAGGCGGTGAGCAGTCCGATTCTATTAAGGGAAAGATAAAACTTCAAAGAACTAACCCAACAATTATGCAAGATTGGATTAGAAAAAATTGCAGATTATAATTTGGGTCTTGTTTTTTGTTTGTTGTTATGCTAGCTTCATGTTTGGAGGCTTTATGAACAACGAAGAAGACATTATAGACTTAGACGAAGATGAAGAAGCGGAAGAATTTCTTGAAGAGCTTGAAGAAGCATTTGATGATGGTTTTGATGCCGGACATGACGAAGGGTTTTCTGACGGTTTAGATACGGAGCTTTCTCATCTTTATGAAGCTGCCGAAACACTTGGTAAAGATTACATTAAAGCATTAGACAGACTTGTTGAATTAGTTGACGAAAAATACTCAAGGGAACAACAAGAAGATGAATAAAAAAGAAAAAATCTTTGTTTATAAAAGAAATAAAGAAACAAATGATTGGGAACAATGTGAATTTGAAAACATTAAAAAAGGTGATGTTTTTAGATGCTCCGAAGTTAATATAGGCGACAGTTCTGCTAAAATGGCAGATATTACATTCGAAGCAAAAGTTGATGCATTTATCGGAGAAGACGGCGCTTGGGCAATTGATGGTGATTTAATTCGTCCAGTAGGAAGCAACTTAAATTAATATGAAAGTATATGTATTATCAGTTAATAGTGAAAGTGGCGATACTATGCCACCGACAGTTTTTAGAAAAAAACTATCCGAAGAAGATTTAGAAAAATTTTTAAGAGAACAATATCCAGATGAATTTGTTGGCGATGATGGACCTGGAGAATTCGGAAGTTATCTTTATACCGAATGGGAAGAATGTGAAGTATTATGAAATTTAAAATATTTAAGATAACGCATTACAGATGCGGAGATTATGACAATACTACCAATATTTTAGGACCAGAAGATACAACCGTTGAGCAATTCGAATCCGATATAATTGCAGCGCAGAAAGATTATTTGGAAGCAATTGATGATTTTGATAAAAATTATAAAGATATAGGATATCCTAAAAATTCTATAAATGAATTTCCAGATAATTTAACAATTGCAGAATGTAAAAAGCTTAATAAAGAATCAGAAGAAAAACGAAAAGAAATGCAAATATTAAAAGGTAAAGCCACTGGTTCATTTGAAAATTATTTATGTAAGCGTGGATATTTTTATGTTTGGGACGAAAAGCTTGAGGCAATAGAAATGGAATTAGATTGGGGCCACAAGCATGGCGCACAATTAAAATATGGCAACTAAAGTCTCTATTCTCTTACCTGCCTACAAATCCGAAGAACTTTTAGTTAAAGTTTTTTGTAAATCTTATTTTGCAAATTATTTAGACAATCCAGAAATTGAACTTATCATTTACGATAATGGCGGCAATGGCGAAGGTTTAAGCTGCTTAAAAAATGATGATAACTACGAAGTAGATTCAGAAAAATTACTTGGCATAACAGTTATTGGTGATGGTGTTAATATAGGTCTCAATGCTGCCCTCAATGCGTGTGCAAAGGTCGCTAGAGGCGATTATTTCTTTTTGCCACACACGGACATGTACATGATGCCGGGATGTCTAGAAAGCCTTTTAAACGCTGCTAAGCATGAGTCTCCAGCATCTTATTTGTTTTGCTCAAGAAGCGTTGAGCCAACTCCAGGGCATACAAGACATCATATAATTAAAAATTATGGACAAGAAGCAAAAGATTTCAAAGTAGACGAACTTTTAAAAGATTTTGAAAACTACAAAGAATCTACAATCGAAGTCGGTGCGAGAATGCCATTCTTTATGCATCGCAAACTTTGGGACAGAATGAACGGCGTAGATGCAAACTATTTCAGTTATTGCACTGACGATGACCTTATTCAAGAAGCTTGGCATGTTGGAGTTCGTAAGTTTTGGATGGTCCATAATTCATTAGTTTATCACCTTCAAGGCAAAAGTAACAATCAACAAACAGTTGATAAAAATAGTAATAAACCATACGAATATTTCGTTGACAAATGGAAGAAAAAAGGCTATAAAGATGCCGAACATCCTGGCCAATGGCACACGAAGATGCTTCCTTTTTATACAAAGGTTAGATGAAGACCGTAGCTAAAAAATTTAAAGAATTAAAAATGGGTGATGAATTTTGGGATTATCATCCAGATGACCAAGGTGATTTATTCATAAAAATATCAATGAATTTATCTATGCATAAAGAGCGCAAATATATAGTGGACTGGAAACCAGACTGTATTATTGAGGTAGAAATTAAATGACTAATTGGGAAAAAGCATCAAAACTTGTTGATTCTTGTGTTAATAAAGACAACAATAGAAAATGCGAAGATAAATGCAATGAATGTATTGTTGTAGATAGAATGGAAATTATTTCATATATCGAAATAGCACTAAAGAATGCCGCCAAACTAAAATCAACAAAGAAAAAGAAAAGAGTAAAATCATGAAATATGTGTTAGGCTTGGCAATATCATTTGCTATTGGATTTATTACTAGAAAGTTAAATGTTCCAACTGCTGCTCCAGCAACTTTTTATGGCTGCGCGTTGGTATTGGCTATGACTACGGGCTATATGGTTGGTAATATAGGACAGCCATGAAACAAACATTAATGTGGCTAGATTTAGAAACTACTGGCTTATTGCCTTGGAATTGTGCTATACTTGAAGTTGGAGCAATTATTAACGGACAAAAATATCAATCAGTTGTAAAACAACCCTATCCAGACTATTTAGATAGAGCGTTTGAAGCTGGCGAAATTGATGAATATGTTTATAAAATGCACACTAAAAGTGGACTATGGGAAGAATGTAGAACAGCTACAAAATCCATTGAAGACATAGAAGAAGAATTAATAGGTTTTATTAAAGACAATACTACAGAAGGTAAAGTTTTACTTGCGGGCAATACTGTTCATTTTGATAAAAAGTTTCTTGAATATTATTGCTCAGATAAGTTAATTAGTTTTTTTGATTATAGAGTATTAGATGTTTCTACCCTTAAAAAGATTTATGATTTATTTTTTAACATACAAAGTCCTATCAAAAAAGAAGCCCATAGAGCCATTGAAGATATTTTAGAAAGTCAACAAGAATTTGATTTTTATATGGAATTGTTAAAACCTCAAAAAATTAAAGACAAAGAAACAGAAGAAATATTTTATAAAGCGACCAAAAATTACGGATGGTAAAATGAAAGTAGATGAACTAGAAGAGGCACTAACTCTTAAAAAGCCAATAGGTAATAATCCTTGTGTAGAAATTCCATTAGGACAATCATTTACTTTTGCGCAAACTGGCTCTTGGGTTGGCTCAATAGCAAATCGCATTGAACCTGATTTTAGTTGGGCGGAAAATTCTAGACTGGCGTCATTCGCGCCGAATGCTTGGCGCAGAGAATATCAGCAAGTGCCTTCGCCAGGTACCGAAAGACAAACCGGAAGAACTACTAGAATGATTCTTGCAGCATTAATAGAAATGTCAGAAGGAAAAGATATAACCTTTCTTGCTCCGACAGTGACAATTGCCGAACATATCTATCGCAGATTTTGTGAAATGGCAGATAGATTTCGAATACCCTATACTCGTATTGACCGAGGAACAAGAGAAGAAAACGTGCGTGGCTACCACCCTAATACTAGAGTTTACTACGACCACACATGGGATGAATTTACTAGATAAAAAAAAGGAGATAATATGACAGCAGAAGACGAAAGAAAGATTACAGATACAGTAGAACAGGCAGTAAGAGGCTTACAAAGCCAAGTAGACGACTTAAAAGAACAAATTAAAGGGTTTGTAGTGACCATTTCAGAGCTTAAGAAGTCAGTTCCTACTGGACCTATTAAGCAAATGGTAACAAAGACCAACAAAACGGAAGAGCCACAGGTATAGCTAATGGCGCGTGTTTTGTTGATAAATCCACCGTTTTATCGACTTTTAGGCTCTAGATACAACGCTAACAGCCTCGGAATCGCATATATAGCGGCTATGCTCAATCAACATGGGCATGATGCGTGGCTTTATAATTCAGATTATTTAAATGAAAGAGTTTTTGCAAACTTAAAATCAATCTTTGCAGGGCTCAATGATTATAAGAAATACTTCGATGATGAAAACCATGCTATTTGGGAAGAGGTAGCGGCCAACATTCTTGAATTTAATCCAGAATGGATAGGATTCACTTGCTATACTGCCAATCTAACTGCCATTAAAATACTCTCAAAAAAGATTAAAGAGAGAGCACCACACATTAAACAAGTAATTGGCGGGCCACATCCTACAATGGATGGTGACATTCTCAATAAAATTCCAACATTAGATTACGCAGTTAAACGCGAAGGTGAATTCGCCATGTTAAATCTAGTGAATGGCAAAGAACCAAAGACCATTTCAGGTGTTGTTTCCAGAACTAGATTTGGAACCTTAAATGATAACGGTGATGCAGAAGTTATTAAACCCGTAGAACAACTTCCCTTCCCAGAGCGCAAAAAATTCTGGAAAATACCAGATGAAGAACGAAAGTTTATTGATGTATCCTATGTGGTCTCTATTAGAGGCTGTCCATATCGTTGTTCCTATTGTGCCAGTCCAGAACATTGGAAGCGTAACAAGACGCAATATAGAGAGCCTAATGATGTTATTGAAGAGCTGAAACATCTTAAGAAAGAGCATTGGGACATGGTTAAGGAAATGGACTATTCTCAATCTGCAAATATAGAGCACAAAGATAAACTTTTGGTTAATGATAATACTATTGTATATTTTGTTGACGATGTTTTTACAGTTAAAAAAGATAGAACAATGAAGATACTACAAGGAATGATTGATAACAATCTTAAAATGCCTTGGAAAGCGGAACTTCGTACTGACCATCTTGACCCGGAACTTTGTGCCAAGATGAAAGAAGCCGGATGCGTTAGAGCAAAAATTGGTATTGAAACTGGCAGTCCGAGACTATTAAAAGAAATACAAAAAGATGAAACTAGAGAAGAAATGATTGCTGGCTGTAAAATGCTTGAAGATGCCGGAGTGCCATATACGGCATATCTCATGTGCGGATTCCCAGGAGAAACAGATGATGATTTGCGTCAAACAATCTCCCTTGCAAAAGAAATAAAAGCAGAATATTATAGCTTAAGTATTATGAGTCCTTATTATGGAACAAAAATTTATAGAGATTTGGTCGCTAAAGGTTTTCCTCTTGACAAAACGCCAGACCATTATTTCTTTCATCAAAGCAAAGATATGATGGCTAACGATACTATTTCACAAGAAGTATTGGAAGAATATCTTTCACTTAATGAATTAAACGGTGGCAAGAAATACATCTAATGTCTCCAGAAGAAAGAAAAATTAGAAACAATTTAGCATCTAAAAAATGGAGAAAAAATCATCCAGAAATTAGAAAAGCCACGGTTAAAAAATATGAAGAAAATAACCGAGGCAAAAGAGTAGAATATTTAAAAAATTATAGAATTCAAAATAGAACAAAAATTAATGCATATAAAGTTAAACGCAGACAAGAAAGCATTGAATATAAAATAAGCTGCTATTTAAGAACAAGAGTTTATCAAGCCCTACAAAGAAAAAAATCAAGCGGGTCTGCTATTAAAGATTTGGGATGTAGTCTTGAACAGCTTAAGCAATATTTAGAATCTAATTTTCACCCAGGTATGACTTGGGAAAATCACAAGCCAGATGGCTGGCACATAGACCACATTACTCCCCTCGCATCCTTCGACTTGACAAATCGCGAAGAATTTGTTAAAGCTTGTCATTACACCAATCTTCAACCTCTGTGGTGGAACGAAAATTTAAGTAAAGGTAAAAGAATATGATAGAAAAACAATACGATAACTTTAAAATTATAACACCAAAGGAATTGACATTCGACCCGATTGCTAATGCCAATACGGCGCATTTTTCAAGCAATCCTCGTGGCGATTGGGTGGGAGTATTGGCGGCTCTTAAATTACATCTAGACGAATTTCCCAACGAAGAACAATATAAGATTTTAGAAGTAGGAACTGCTCATGGCGGCTTCATTAAGTCATTTCACAACTATATGGACTTCCACAAACCATGGCAAGTTATAGGATATGGAATAGACAGTAAACTTCACGGTTATGACCCAAGATATTTCGATGGTCATTCGTTGCATTTCGTAGACGGTAAATCAACCGACCAATCAGTAATTGACCAATTCAAAGAGAATGACTTTAACTTCGTTTTTATTGATGGTTGTCATTGCTATAGACATACATTAGTAGATGCTCAAAACTACTATAAAAAGGTTAAGGTTGGTGGCTTAATTGGCTTTCACGATATTAGCCCAACCTTTCAAGGCGGTAGTGAACAGCCATACACTCCAGAATGTTCAGAAGATAGACATATCGGTTGCAGACAAGCAATAGACGATTTTAAGTTTGAAGAAAATGGATTTGAATTTGTACTCGAAGAATACCACACTAATCCAGAACTTTTTTATGGCGGCGTTAGACTTTATAGAAAAGTTAAATGATAATCTGTCAATATTCTCCTTACCTTTATCCCGCCAAGGCAAGCGCAGGAGCAGAACGCTATTGTGAAGCATTGTGTCGCGGGCTCGTTAAACTTGGTCATAAGGTCTATCTTTATGGAAAAGAAGGTTCTCAAACCAATACAGGCGCTATTGTAGTTAATTCAGTTCCAGACGATACAGACATAATTCACGTCCAGGGCTTTGGTCCAGAACACTCCTATAACCACTTTAAACAGCCTTGGGTGGGCACGATACATGGTGGTGGCGGTCTTGGTATGGAAAGCTCACCACAGTGGCTTAAATCGATGGATAACCATCCTAACGCCATCTGCGTAAGTAAGTTTGTATCCGATAGAATCAACTGTCCTGCTTATGTTAATTCTTTTGTTTCAGAAGAGGACTTTATGTTCGTTCCAAACAAGATGGGATATTTCATTCATATCGCCGGCTTTGGTTGGGAATGGGGTAAGGGATTAGATACCTTTATTATGATTGCTAAAAAGATGAAATGGCTCCAATTTCGTATAGCTGGAGCTGGTGGCAGACCTGAATTCGCTGAACATATCAAAAAAATATGCTCTCAAGAGCCAAATATTAAGTTTATAGGCGAAATTAATGGAGATAATAAGACGGCTTATCTTGCGCCAGCATCAGCTTTATTGTTTCCTACAAAGCTGCCAGAAGCTGGTGCGTTGGTCATTCCAGAGGCTTTTATGTGCGGAACGCCTGTAATTGGCTCAAAAAACGGCTGTTTACCGGAATATATCAATGAAAAAGTAGGTTTTACCTGTGAAACAGAAGCTGACTATATTAAAGCCATCTTAAATATAAAGAAAATTGATACAAATTATGTGAGACAATACGCCCTAGATAATCATAGTGACATCGCTGGCGCTAAAAAGTATTTGCAATACTATGAAAATATGATAAAAAATAGAAGGGTCGTATAGGCGTTGTCAGAAACTAGAGGTAGAACAGTTGTTAGAGGATTGATATGGAGAGGCATCTCTACCATTCAAAGCTTTATTATAACTTATATAGTTCTTGGTAATTTTACAGATACAATAAAGCTATCAATAATTTTAAATATTTCAGGGTTCTTTTTGTTTTATGTGTTTGAGCGAGCATGGGAGCATATAAAATGGGGCAAATAAGTGAAGGAGATACGTTATATTTTTGGGCATCGACTATTTGGGGTTCAATAATAGCTGGTTCTGCAATAGTTGCATTATTAATAGCAAGGCGTAAAAAAAAGAAATGATTTCAATATGCGTTCCAACCTACAATTCACTTCCATATCTTAAGATATTATATGCTTCTTTAAAGAAAAATTGGAGAGTGCCATATGAATTATTGGTTCACTCTAATGCCTGCACTGACGGAACCTATAAATGGCTAGTAGAAAACAATATTAAATATACACACAGCATTAACAATCAAGGTTTTTGCGGAGTAAATAATGTACTAGAACAAGCAAAATATGAATATTGTTTTGTGGTTAATAGCGACATGTATATTTTGCCTGGTTGTGACTTTACTTTAGTTAATCAAATAAAAGAATTTAAAAAAGACAATATAGATAAATTCACTATTAGTTGTCGTTTAGTAGAGCCAATACCTGGCAATCCTGAGTATGTTTATTTTAACGCCGGATATGTCGCAGAGCAATTTAGAGAACAAGAATTGGTAGATTGGTATGTGAAAAATAGACCGCAATATCCACATGCAACTAAGCAATGGTCTCATCCAATTCTTTTTCCTAAAAAATTAGGAAAAGAAGCCGGATTTTTTGACCCTCAATATTGGCCAGGCTGGGGAGTTGATAATGACTTTCCAAAAGAGCTGTCCGAAAAAGGTTGTAAAAATTTCTTTTTAACGCAACAATGTCAAGTATATCATTTCGTTAGTAAAACTTTCAAACAACTAACCAAAGAAGATAACGCCAAAAGCGGCGAAGACATCTTCACGAAGAAGTGGGGTTTGACTCAAAACCAGTTCCGTGATAGTATGCAAATTAAAAAGCCATTCGAGGTGGTAAAATGAACTATCTAATATTGGGTGGTACGGGCTATATTGGTCATGCCATTCTTGAAAAACTAGGCTCTCAATACGACAACGTATATGTCTTTTCTCGTACAGAGGAAAAGCATAGAAAAACAAAGACTTTATTTCCATTTGTAAAAAACATCATTGGTGATGTAAGAAATTACGATAGTGTTTTCCAAGCTATTAGAACTTCAGCCCCAGGCGTCATTATTAATGCGTCAGCCATGAAAATGATTGATATGTGCGAAGATTTCATAGAAGAGGCCATTGATACAAACATTAATGGTATGATAAATGTTAATAAAGCTCTTGCAAACTACGACAATCACCTGATTAAAAATCTATTCATATCTACAGACAAAGCCCCTTCGCCACAAAACAGCTATGGCATGACTAAAGCTTTAGCTGAAAGACTGCATATTAATGCACAAAATAAGACCAGGCACATACATAACTCAGTTAGATATGGCAATATTTTAGGTTCTACTGGCTCTATTATACCCGTTTATAAAGAAAAACTAGAAAAGAAACAAAATTTATTGGTTACACACCCGCAAATGACGAGATTTTTCCTTCATCACTCGGCGGCGGTAGAAATTATCTTTGCGGCACTTCAAGATGGTATCGGTAAGAAGATTTTTATACCAAAAATAAAATCAGCTAATATTATGGATTTAGCAGAATGCTTTATCCAAGCATATCAGTCAGAACAAAAAATCGAAGTTACTAAAATAAGACCTGGCGAAAAGATGCATGAAGTTTTATTTTCTACAGAAGAGGCCAATAGAATACAAGTATTACAAGACAAATTCGTTCTTCATGATATAAAAAATAGCGATTCTTTTAAAGATACAGATAAAGAGTTTTCTTCAGGCGACCCAGCCAACATTATGACTAAAAAAGAACTGTTTTCATTCCTAAAAGAGTGGGCATTCTAAAATGAAGCAAGTCGTTATCCTTGGTTCTACCGGAATGCTTGGAACTTACGCAACAAAATACTTTAAATCTAAAGGTTATGAGACTTATTGTCCAAAATTTAACGTTTTAAAGACTCCAAAAGAGACTTTACAGTATATTATTCAGCAAACTCCATACGGTGAAGCTTCCGCAGTCATAAACTGTATAGGAATGATTAAACAAAGAAACAGCTCTCAGGAAGAAATGATACACATAAATTCATTATTTCCGCATGTTTTGTCGTCTGTTTGCGATAAAGTAGGCGTTAAAATGATACATATCACCACAGATTGTGTATTTTCTGGCTTAACCGGGAATTATTCAGAGAATTCTGTGCATGATGCTACCGATATTTATGGAAGGTCTAAATCTTTAGGAGAACCATCCAATTCCACCAATATAAGAACATCTATTATTGGCGAAGAATTAAAAAATAAGTTGTCATTTTTTGAATGGGCAAAGTCACAGTCCGGGAAAACATGCAGTGGATATACTAATCATATCTGGAATGGTATAACGTGTCTAGAATTATCAAAATATATGCATGAATTAATTGAAAGAAGCCTTTATTGGAAGGGTACAAAGCATATATTTTCTCCACATAGCTATTCAAAATATCAAATGTTAATTTTATTTAACAATCATTATAATCTAAAGCTTGACATAATTGACTTTAAGGACAAATACGAAATAGATAGAACTCTATCAAGTGATTATGAATCACCAATAGCTATTCAATCATTTCATAGACAGCTTATTGAAATGAAAGGTTTCTTAAATGAAGACTTTAGTAGTAATAGCAACTAGAAATAATCCAACTCTCCTTATAAGTTTGATAAAATCAATGGAAAAATTTGATGCCGGGTTTCCTTATGATTTAATCATAGCAGACAATTCAAGCGATGATAAAAAACATTTAGATTTGCTCGCCACATTATCAGAAAAATACAATGTAATTAAATGCGAAAATGATAGAGCGGAATCAACTTTTGAATTTATATCAAAACAATATATTGATACATACGATTATTTTTTCTTTTGTCATGAAGACTGTTTGGTTTATAAAGATAATTGGCTAAAAGCTTTTATAGATAGAACAAAATCTAACTTTCATGAACACGTTATAGACACTGCACATATTAGACAGTATCAAATAGGAAGAGTTTCCTCAATTCATCAACCATATAAAGATTGCAGTGGAACGCCCTTTCTAAAAGCGTGTCTAGAAGTATTACAAAAAAATATATTGATTTTTAAATACTCAGACATGGAAAGAGTCTTATATACACAAGATTGTTTAAAAACTTCTGGTTTATTTAATTTGAATTATTTTAAAAATTTAGAAAAAATTGATATAATTTTATTTAGACAATTGAAAGAAAAATTAGATAAATATTTAGCATATCCTGACGAAGGAATGGGTCCAAAAGATAAATATCCGGCAGGTCAAAGCTGGTGTAAATTTATGCTTTTGTCAGAATTTTTAAATTCAATTTGGCCATTATTGCATAACTTTAGAACTGTTGGACTTGAAGGCGAAGGATACGCAGAAGATAGAGATGGATATGATATTCCGTGGGGACAAAATTACATTATTCATTATGGTTCACCGAATGTTAAAAAATATTTAGCAAAATGTTTTAATACAACTCCTGAACTAATACATCAAAAAATATATTCTAATGACGGAATCTTTTTACTTCAAGCAAGTAAGAAAATCATGGAGCATTACACTTGAAAGCAATCATTTTAGCCGCAGGAAAAGGTACACGTCTTGGAAATTACGCTCAATTTTTTAATAAGGGTATGATTAAAGTAGGAGATAAGGGCGCTATATCTCATATCGTTGAATACTTTCCAGAAGATACCGAATTTATTTTTATTGTTGGCTATTTAAGTGATTTAGTTAAGCAATATGTTAAAATTTGCCATCCAAATATCAAGGCAACCTTCGTAGAGCAAAACACAATGAATGGTCCTGGCGGCGCTTTAATGAGCGCATATGACCTTATAGATGGCCCTTTCTATATTTGGTGCGCAGATACATTAATATTATCATCTTTACCTTTTAGTAGTCCGTTTGGAAATTGGAATTGGATTGGTTACGCCGAAAGAAAAAGTGAAGATAATGAATATTCTTCCGTTCAATACAAATTGGGCAAAAGATATAATCACATTACAAGCTTTTATGAAAAAGGAAACAATTATACAGGGAATGCATATATTGGTTGCGCTTTTATAAAAGATTATGAAGTCTTTAAAAACTTTTTAAAAAATAATCCAATTATTATTGATGGACAATTAATGGTTAGTTCCGGCTTTTATGGTCTATTAATGAATAATTTAGATATTGCTGCCGAAGAATTAAATTGGTGCGATATAGGAGACTTAGATAAATTAAAAGAAACACAAAAGAAATATCCAAGTAAGATTGAAAATCTTAATAAGATAGATGAAGAGATATATTTCTTTGATAATAAAGTAGTAAAATATTTTAATAATTCAAAAATTTGCAATAATAGAGTTAAAAGAACAAAAATATTAGGAGATTTGGTACCTAAAATTATAAGTTATTCAGACAATTTTTATTCATATGAATATATTGAAGGTATAGATTTATTTTCAATTCCAAATCCTGAAATTGTTTTTAAAGATTTGTTAGATTATTATAACAAAAATTTATGGACAGAAAAATCATTAAATCCAGAAGAGCATTCAAAATTTCAACAGGCTTGTGTAGATTTTTATTATAGAAAAACAAAAGACAGATTAGACCAATTTTATACAAAGTTTAATTTTCAAGATTCAGACTATGCAATTAATGGTGAAAGAATACCAAAAACAAAAGATTTATTATCGGTTTTGAATTGGTCTAAAATATTAAGCGGAAGACCTTCATTAATGCACGGAGATTTTAATTTCTCAAATATATTATTGACAAAAGAAAACACTTTTAAACTAATTGATTGGCGTCAGGACTTTGGCGGAATAATAGAATACGGAGATACGTATTATGATTTGGCCAAGATGCTATCTGGACTTTTATTTCCACATGATTTAGTCAAGCAAGGCAAATATAATATATCTACAGAAGGAAACGCAATTCATTATGGTATAGAAACAACCGAAAGTTATATAAAATGCAAAGAAATATTTTATAAATTTTTAGAAGAAAACAACTACGACAGAAAAAAAGTTGAACAATTAGCAGCAATTGTGCTATTAAATATGGCACCACTACATGAAGCTCCCTTAAACACGCTTTTGTTTTATTTAGGAAAGGATATTTTATGGCAAACAATGAAATAGTCGCAATTTTTGATGTAGATGGAACCTTAGCAAGTCCGCAAATGTTTTATACGGAAAAGGGCAAGGTTATGAAAGCCTTTAGTGCAGACGACAAAGACGCGCTTCTCAGACTCGACGAAAAGGTAGAGGTTGTTTTTATCAGTGCGGACACTAGAGGATTTCCCATTACGCAAAAAAGAGTCATAAGTGATATGGGATTTGAATTACATAACGTTTCGCACGAAGGTAAAAAAAGATGGGATTGGATTAAAGCGAATTTTCCTACAGAAACTATCGTTTATATTGCTGATGGTATTTTTGATGGGTTTGTTTTAAATAAAGCAAGCTTCTCATTGTGTCCACAAGACTCTCTTGAAGAGGTAAAAGTCAAAGCTAAAGCTACTATACCCAGAAATGGCGGAGATAGATGCGTTGCTAAGGCTTGTTTAATGATAGATGAAAAATTTAAGTTAGGGTGTTTTGGAGACTTATGATTAATATACACGAATTACGCAAAGGAAAAACCTTATTAGGAGTTGGTGCAGTAAGTCGTCCAACCGTACAAGCTACAATCAATTTAGCAAAACACTATGATATACCTATTCTTCTTATTCCCAGCAGAAGACAAGTAGAAGCAAAAGAACTTGGCGGTGGGTACGTAATGTCTACCGAAGAACTCGGACAAATTATTTATAATGAAGGCGAAGAATCAAATATTATTCTCGAACGAGACCACGGTTCAGTCTATGGTGGCATTGAAAAAGATTTATCTTACAAGGATAGCGTTGAATTAGCCAAGTTATCATTCGACGCAGATATAAAATCAGGATTTGATTTTTTGCATATTGACCCAGCTCAAACAAAAAGAGAAAAAAAAGACATAATTTCAGATATATACATGTTTCATGACTATTGTGAAAATGTTGCTAAAAAATATAATACAAAAATTCATTATGAATTAGGAGCCGAAATACACAGTAAAGAAATTGGTTCTTATGAAGATTACAAAGAACTAATAACTATTTCAAATGAATTAAAAAATGTTATTTTTTGTGTAGGAAATATAGGAAATTACGTAAAAGAAAGATGTAATGTAGGCAAGGCTAATATGTCTTTTGCTGCATCAATTCAAAAATTAGCTACAGAAAATAATAAATTACTTAAGCTTCATAATTGTGATTATTTAGATTCTAATACGTTAGAAATGTACAGAAGTTATGGATTTGATGCCTGTAATGTTGCACCAGAATTTAGTGTAGAAGAAACTAAATGTTTTTTGATGTGGTTAAAAACACTTCAGATGCACAAAGAACACGATGACTTTGTTAAGATGGCTTACGAAAGTAAAAAATGGACTAAATGGATGATAAACGGCGAGCATCCTGACCTAAATTATACGGCTGAGATTTGTGGTCATTATATTATGGAAACGGCCCCCGTTAAAGAAATTAAAGAAAAAATGACCAAAATAATCGGTATTCCTATTGACTATATGCTCACTGAATATAGTGAAAAAAATATTAGAAGATATTTGCGTGCATTTGGATGGATTAAAGAATGAGAATAGATGGATTTTTATGCGTATATAACGATTTTGAGTATCTTGAAAAGGTATTACAGACCGTTAAAACAAGCGATTACTTCCATAAATTTTGGATTATCGAAGGGTCATGGCAATCAGCTCAGAAATCTTCAGGTGCGGTACCTCGTTCCGAACAAATAGTCTATGACATTATCAATAAATTCGTAGATAATAAAAAGATTTTTTTAGTTCAAGCTAACGAGCCTTTAGAAAAAGACCAAAGAAATGTTGGAATGCAATTGGCCAGAGAAGATAAGGCAGATTGGGTTCATTTTCTTGATGCGGATGAAATTTATTTACCTTCCGCATTTAAAAAAATCAAAAATACTTTAAGTATTACCCCAAATGATATTTGCGGATATAAACTTAATAGTTATAACTTTATAAACAGCTACAAAAAATGGTATAATGGACAATATAAACGTATTTTTAGAGTAACAGCGCAATCTAAATTTGTAATGGACAATGACGTAGTGTGGGAAGATAATAAAAATACAATGTTACAAATACCATTAAATTCTTTTTATCATTACAATTACGTTAAACTGAACACTAAAGCTTTTTGGACTAAACTAAAATACCAAAATTTTCAAGACCCAACTTTTTGGTCTCGTTATGTAGATAATGGTGAATATAAAGAAGAACAAGGAAAGTATTCAATACCAAAAGATTGCAAAATTTTTGATTTTATTGGAAAACATCCAAAGATTATGCAAGACCATCCGTACTTTATAAAAAATATATATAACGATAACAATATTGAATTTTTAAACGAATAATATGTTTAATGTAAAAGAATATCAAAAGAAATATAGAGCTGCCCATATCAAGGAACGCATAGAATATGACAAAATATATGCAAAGAAAAATAAACTTAAAAGAAAGAAAACAAATCTTTTAAGAAGCTATAATCTTGATTTTGAAAGCTATAATAAAATGTTTGAAGACCAACAGCATAAATGTAAAGTTTGCGAAAGACACATCAATGAACTTCGGCATTAAAGGATTGGTTGTTGACCACAACCACACTACAAATAAAATAAGAGCTTTACTTTGCAGTAATTGTAATCTAATTTTAGGACACGCAAAAGATAATAAAGAAATTTTAATAAAATTATCAGAATATTTGGAGAAATATAGTGAATAGATATATTGTAACAGGTGCGGCAGGATTTATTGGTTCTTCGGTAGTGTTGAGATTACTAGAAGAAGGTCATGAAGTTGTAGGTATAGACGACTTCAGTGCGAATAAGGGTACTAAAGCACAAACTATTATCAAAGATACAAAGAGAGTACATGAAGGCAAATACACTTTCATAAACGTAGATATTACGAAAGAGAGAGACCTATGGAGAAAGAACGCCTATTTTAGAAATATAGACGGAGTATTTCATTTGGCGGCTCAAGCTCGTATTCAGCCAAGTATAAAACATCCATTAAGAACATTTGAAATTAATATGAATGGAACTTTAAATATTTTATCAATGATGAAGAAATTTGGAATTGTTAATATAGTTTATTCAGCCTCTTCTAGCTCTTACGGACTCAAAAATCCCATTCCAAACGTTGAAACTCAAGGCTTCGATACACTAAATCCATACGCAGCATCTAAAGCGGCGGCAGAATTAATCTGTAAGTCGTTTGGACATTGTTACGGCATAAGAAATGTGTCATTAAAGTACTTTAACGTGTACGGTGAAAAGAGTCCAATGCTTGGAAAATACTCTCCTGTTATTGGATTATTTTTTAGACAAGCTCTTACGACAGCAGAATTGACGGTTGTTGGTGCGGGTGAACAAAGAAGAGATAATACCTACGTAGAAGATGTTGTAGATGCCAACTATAAAGCCATGAAAATACTAGAAAATGACAGTAAATATGAAACAATCAATAATTTAACTATCAATATAGGTACAGGCAAAAATCATTCAGTAAATGAAATAGCAAAACTTATAATTGAAAGTCTTCATAAACATAATTATGCAAAAGAAGCATTTATAACTCATATTGACCCTAGACCGGCAGAATCTAATATTACATTAGCAGACAATACATTAGCAAAAACCCTTTTAAAATGGCAACCAAGTTTGACATTGGAACAAGGAATAGAAAAGATAAAGCCTTACTTTATTAAAAAATATGGTAAGTAATATATAGGAGATAAATTACAAATGGCAACACTAGCAGAATTAACATCAAAAGTAGAAAGTTTGGAAAGACAAATGGCCGGCATGCAAACTGCCGTTGCTCGTCTAAGCCAAGAAAATACAAGCGTAGTAGCTTCATGTGCTAAGATAAATGAAGAGCTTATCAAGGTTCTTACCAGCTTGCACAAGATTCAAAAAGAAGCCAATACCGGCAATTACGCTGGTAGCACCACCCGCTACTAAGAAAGAAGGTTCCTTTGAAATTAGGGGTTCTTTGCACGGTCTATAACGAATGCGACTTTTTGGACTATTCTATCCAAAGTTATCTTCCGTATGTAGATAATGTTGTAATTGTTGAAGGCGCTTATCAAGAAACAATAGCTCTAGGTAAATCTCCGCGTTCAACTGATGGTACTCTTTCTATAATAGAAAAATATTTAGGACATCCTAAAGTAGATGCAATTCAAGCAAACGAACAATCAGACAAAGACCAACGCAATATTGGATTAAACAAGCTACGCGCGCTCGGGTGCGATTGGTTACTAATCATTGACGGAGATGAGGTTTATACCAAACAAAGTTTAGATTTAATTAAAAATCTATGCTCTGTTTACGACAAGCAAGATATTAAAGCAGCATATTTTCAATCAATAACTTTTGTTAATGATATGGAACATTATTGCACTCAATTTTTTCCAAGATTATTTAAAATAACCTCAAATTCAAAATTTATTAATGATAATTTCATGCAATGGGGAAATATAAATTGGCAATACCCTCATGTAATCAATCAACATACCGTAAAATATTTTCATTATAGTTTTTTAAAATCTATAGAGCGTTTCAATCTTAAAAGAGATTGGTGGATGAATAGAGGACTTGGCGACGAATTTGATTATGGTTGGAAAGTAGACCAAAATGGAAAAATTTCAGACCTAAAACATAAAATTTATTTATATACAGGGAGTCATCCTGATATAGTTAAAACTCATCCCTTATGGAAAAACAATGGATAAAATAGGAATTATAGGCGCAGGATTTGTTGGCAGCGCGTGCGAAATAGGCTTTCAATCTATAGCTAACATTAAAATTTACGATAAATATAAGAACACTGAAAGTTTAGAAGCCGTTTTAGAACATAGTAAAATATTATTTTTGTGTTTGCCAACTCCGACAAACTTTGAAACGCAAGAATGCGACATTTCAATCATAGAAAATGTTTGCAAAGAGATAAATGAGCAGTCCGAGAAATCTAAAATTATCATTATCAAGAGTACAGTACCGCCCGGAACTACCGACAAGCTCCAAGAACTATATCCTAACCATGTTTTTTTGCATAATCCAGAGTTTTTAAAAGAAAAAACATTCATAGAAGATTTTCAAAATCAAAATAGAGTAATTTTAGGTTGGTCAGAAGGATTTAATAAAAATTTCAGCTTACACACCTTTAATACTGTTAATAAATTTTATAAAAAATTCACAGAGCATCAAAGGACATATCATCAAGTTCCTGCTATAATCATAAACACGATGGCAAAAATTTCAGAAATGAGCAAATATACTATAAATTGTTTTCTCGCGACTAAAATTTCGTATTTTAATGAAGTATTTGAAATTTGCGAAAGAGCTGGTATTGATTATAATGAAGTAAAAGATTTAGTTTTACATGATAGTAGAATTACTCCATATGGAACCAGAGTTCCAGGTGAAGACGGACAAAAAGGCTTTAGTCTTTCTTGTCTTCCTAAAGATATTAATGGTTTAATAAGCTACGCAAAATCTATTGACATAGACCCAATTGTATTGGAAAGTGTTTGGACTAAAAATTTACTGGTTAGGGACAAACATGATTGGGAGGCTTTACCTCAATTTAATGGACAATATGAAAAATTGCTCAAATAAAAATTGTAAAGAAATAAATCCTCAATCAATTAAAAATTTTCATAAAGATAATCATCTTTTGGATGGTTTAAGTTCGCAATGCAAAAATTGCAAAAAATACCACCAACAAAAACCAGAAATTAAAGAACGAAACAAGCAAATTAAACAAATATATTATAAAAATAATATAGAAAAAATTCAAAATTATAGAAATAATTTAGATACTAAATTAAAATTAAAAGAACATAAACTTATAAAAAAATATAACATTACTATTGAAAAAAGAAATGAATTATGTTCACAGCAAAATTATAAATGTGCAATTTGTGGAATTGATGAAATAAATGCAGGAACAAAAGGCTTATGTATTGACCACAATCATCAAACTCGGTCTTGTTCGTGGTTTACTTTGTGACAAGCATAATAGAGGTTTAGGATATTTTGATGACAATCTTGAACTTTTAATTAAAGCTGTAGATTACTTGAAAAGGGAAAGAGGCAACATGTAGAAGAAATAAGAGTACGCTAGAGCACTAGTGAGGAAATAATTCTTTACTTATTTTTACCTATGATTTATAATTTGAATCATGGGCCTTATTGTTTTTACCAACGGCTGTTTCGATGTATTCACTGCTGTTCATTACAAAATATTATTAAGATGTAGACAGTTAGCAGGCAAAGGCGGAAAAGTAATTGTCGGATTAGACACAGATGAAAAAATAAGAAAAGACAAAGGAGAATATAGACCTATCTTTTCATACAGTGAAAGAGCAAATGTATTAGGTAGTGAAACAATAGATAATGAGTATGGGCGCGGTGAATGGTTAGTTGATTTAATTTGCCCATTTAATACAAATGAAGAACTTAAGCAATTAATAATTAAACATAAACCACATGTACTTATTAAAGGTTATGATTGGCTTGGAAAAGGAATAGTAGGAAGTGATATTGTTCCTGTCGTGGATATAATGCCAAAATATGATTATAATCATTCTACAACTGAAATTGAAGAAAGAATTCTAAAAAAACATTCAAAATGAATTATGTATGGTAAAGAAAGATAAAAATGGATATGACGGAAGAAGTTTCAAAACTTCACGAATTTTAATTATTGGCGATACCTTTATCGACAAATACACTTGGGGTGAAGTCAATAGAACATCTCCCGAAGACCCTTCAATCTCTGTTTTAGATTATTTAAAAGATGAATATAGACTTGGCGGTGCAGCAAATGTTGCACTCAACGTCAAAGCCTTGCTCGGCACAAACAAAACAATACAAGTTTATTTTTCTTCTATAATTTCTTTATTTTCAGGAAGAAATTTGAGCATGAATAAAATTCATATCGATGATGTTGTTTTAACTCAACAAGATTTTCGCAGTCCTCATCCTAGAGAATTATTAAAAACAAGATTGATGAATATTTATAATAATAAACAATTGGCAAGAGTCGATAATAGAAAACTATATGATGAAAAAGATTTAGAGAGATATAGAAAAAGATGCATTTATAGAAATTTAATGACAAGAAAAGAAGAACCTTTTCATGCAATTATTGTGAGTGATTATAATAAAGGAACCATTGATGAAGAGCTAATACGAAACTTAGAATGCGTAAAAGTTCCTGTTTTTATCGACACAAAGAAAAAAGATTTGTCTATCTGGAAAAATATTGAAGACTGTTATATTAAAATAAATAAAAAAGAATTTCAAGAGTGTCAAAATCCACACGATATTAAAAAATTAATCGTAACAGAAGGTAAAGATGGATG